CCATTTTCAAGAAGATATTTAATTCCTTTCGTTTTAGTTCCATAAATTTCTGGCTGTCTAAATTTTTTCTTGGGGCAACAATCTATTATACGATTAACCTCGTCAAGATATGGGGTAATATACAAGAATCTCTGTTCATCATCGGAAGCATTAATCATGTTTATGGCGGCGGATGTTTTACCACTGCCGCAAATAGCATCAACGATATTTATCTCTACCGTTCTTTTGCACTCTTCTTCCGCCACGGCTTCTTCATAAATTCTATCTCTTTCTTCCTTAACAAGTCTCTCGAATTCGGTTAAATTTTCCATAAATTAACACCTCTATTTTTGTGTTTTAGGAGTTTTCAAATATCAAAAAGTCCTAACTCGCTCCAAAATCTTCGATAAAATGGGCGATTTTGAGCCTAACCCTTAAAGAATTAAGTAAGGGGTAGATATAGGAAATTCATGGGCGGCGGACAATCAACCGCCCACTCCTCCACTATCTGCTTTTATTATACCACAATATTTTTCTTTTGTCAAGTATTTTATACGACTTTTTTGGAATTATTTTTATTTTTTGTTCTCCGCTTCCACAGCTCGCTCCACAGACGTTCCGCTTCGCGTATCCACTGCGCCATCGCTTCGCGCTGCCTTGTGGTTCAGTCGGCTCCGCCGCCTTAATTATACTTTAAGCAAAAAGGGATTCTCCAATTGAGAGAGTGAACATTTTCAGTTAGTATAAGGGATTTTGGCTTTCTTACCTGTTACTGAAAACGCCATTCTCTGATTGAGAGAGTTATTTCCCTTTCGCCCAATTGCTCCACATATCAGAGATATTCTCTTCTCTCTTCTTCTCTGTTACAGGTTTGCTCGGTTTGGGCTTTGTAGCATTTTTGGTAATCTTCTTTGCCGCTTTTGGTAAAGCCTTGGCCTTCTTAGCCGCCGCCTTCTTCTCGGCTGCTTTGCGCTTACGCTCCGCCGCCTCTGCGTCTTTGCGGGCTTTCTGCTCCGCTCTTATCCTTTCTTGCTCTTCTATCTGCTTTTGCCTTCTGCGGTTTTGCAATGCTTCGTAATTCTTCAATAACTCTCCGTCGTTCTGATAACATAAATCGTGTAACCATTGAGGCAGGAAGTATTCCTCTTCAAGCGTTGGCGTTTGCATCTCTACCGATATCGTGTTCCCCTCTTGCGTGTATAAGAGCCTGTACCGTTTTTGTGTGGAATTATCGATGAAAACGATTTCTCGACGCTGGAATTTGTCGTATGGCGCAAGGCTTAAATATTCTGAATATTTGGCGGCGGTCAATGGCAGTTCCTCCGTGATGAAGTATACTGGCGGTCTGCCGAAACGATAAGCGTTTTCTACTTCGAGAATGTATTCGACTTCGCCTGTCAACTGGTTTATTCGCTCCATTACCATTTCACGCGAAGCTAAACGAAGTGCCGTGCGATTGTCTATTTTGAGATATAAAAATCCGATCGGTCGGTTTATTAGGAATATCAGAACTTGCGTTGAGGTAATATCGGATATGATTTTACCGTTTTTGGTGACTTCTGATAAAATTTGATCGGATATACGTTGATTGGATGAAATTGAGATTAGTCCTTGACGATACATTTTTTCCTCTTTTTGGGTTAAAGAAAAAAGAGAATGTTATCCCAAACCATCCCACTACAGTCTAATCTGACCATATCTTTTCTCCTTTTTCTCCCCATATTATATAACCACACTCTATATGATATATAAATCACATCACTCCGATATCGCTTTATATATTCTCCAAAATAAAATTTATTTCTTTTTCGTATTTCATCGCGATAGTTTCAGCAATAAGATCTAAAGTCCAAATATCATCATCAGTTGGAATACCAACGCGGTATGCTAAAAAATCTTTAACCCATTCCTTAAAATCTTTCTTTGCTTCTGCAGAATTAAACTTAATCATTCTTTCTCCTTTTCGTCCGATATCACTTTTCCATTCAACCATTCCAAAGCCGCTTCTCTTGCGCTCCGTGGCTCCAACATAGAGAGCCCCGAACCGCGCTTTTTGAAGAGTGTGAACAACCATCTATAATCCTACCCCAATCAATCGCGACTGGAATTTCTTGACTTGTTGAATGGACGTTCGGCACCGCTATTTTGAGCCTTTCCAAAACCTCTTGTTCGCTCGGTGTGTCATTTTTCACTTCGCAGAAAAAGAACGCTTGAATTTTATCGTCGATTGCGACTGGGAAACAACCAATCCTTACGCCGTTTTCCAAACACCAATTACACATGTCTTTCCATTCGGCAGAACGATTGATTTTAGTGAACTCTCCCGCGTTGGCGAATTCGGTATAAAAATTATAAATCATCCCTTCTTCTTCGCGTATTCTTCCCATAACTCAATCCCTCTTTCCGAGCAAATCATTTCAAGCATAGCGCTTCGTCTCGACAGCCACCTTTCATGCTTCTCTCTCTCGAGTATGTCTGCGATATCGTAACCGCGCTTGTACATTTCCTCGGCTTGGCTACCGAGTGTGTCGAACACCGCGTCGTAATATTCTTCTTTGAGCTGCTCGTCGGTCAAGGTGTCCGTCCACTTTTTCAGTTTTGCATATTCTCTCTTATTCATTGCCAACCTCAAAAATTAGCTTCTGTTTTTGTAAATCATACAAAATCACGTGGGTATATTTCTCGTCTTTTATGAGGTCTCTTTTAACTTTATTCGGATTCTTTATTTGTTCATAATCCCAAAAAGTTATCCAGCCCTCTTCTTCTCCCATTTGTTTATATAACAGATATTCCGCTTGCCGACTCCAAACCATGGCTTGTAAGTCGTCGCCTATTAAGCCGAATACCTCGTCATTCACTGGTCCCGCTTTTGCGAAATCTTCAATCGCCTTTAATGGGTTGTTGTAAAAAACATTCCCAGAAACGGTTGAGTCATTTACCCGAATTACTCTGTAAATCATTTCTAACCTCCTCAAATCTCCCCGTTCAAGAACTTCGTAACGCCGTCTTTTAATTCCGAAAGAAACCTTGTGCTGAACACGGTCGTATAAGAGCAGCTATCGACCGTCGCAATCGAATAACTCAAACTTTTGTAATTGTCTTTATTCGCGTTCTTATAACACGGAAGAGCTATCTTGAACTCTTTACCGTCTCTGACGTAATTGAGCCATAATGCCCAACAATACCCATATTCTGATTCTTCATACTCAAATTCACAGCAACAGAATGGGCAAGTAAGCTGAAACTTTGAATGCCTTTTACCATGTTTAAGTATTTTTATCATATTTTTTCTCCTTTTTGATTATGTCTATATTATACCACATTACTTGACGTTTGTCAAGCGTTTTTATTCGGTTTCCTGAACTTTCCCGTCGACCATTTCATACCCGAAAAATCCTCTCGGGCATTTACACCGAACTTTTATAACTTCCCCATCGATGATGATAATGATACGCTTAATTTCCGCGTTGAATATCTGCTTGAAAAAAGCGAATAATTTCTCATCGTCATAATCGGCTATATCACTCGCGTATGCTGGGATTCGTTCCTTATACATATCTCTGTCGATCAAGCCCCATTCTACACCGTCGCTTAAAAGCAGCGCACTGGAATAACAACTGTCATAATCCGAAAAAATAACTGTATTCATTTATTTTTATTCTCCGTGCGTTTGTTTATATTGTAATTCTTCGTGTTACGGCTGGTAGCTTGGATTTCCATGACTTTAACCATCGTTTCAATTGCCCTTTGACAATCATAAAGCGTCCATCCCGCGCACACGAATCGTCCGTTCTGGTTTTTTGAAGCTGTACAAAATTCACATTTATTCATTAGTCTCCTCCTAATTCAAATTCGATGGCGTAAATGATGCGTCGTGTTCTACTTCAATCTTCAAATTGACGAGTTTACATCCAGCCGTGCTTTGCGCCTTTATAACGCATTTTAAAAATCCGATAAATTCTTCGTCGGTATCCACACCGACTTCTTTTTTCATGCCGTAAAAATCTTCTTCTGAAACTTCCATTGCATAACTCACATTTACTTTCATGTCACTACCTCATTCAATCCAAAAATAAGTTACGGGCGCCAAATCTGCTGTCCAAGAATCGGTGCTGAAATTGCTCCACGCTTTTAGAATATTCCCGAAAAAATTTTTGCAACCCCCGATCGTGCCCCAACCGTTATCAGATTCATACTTCTTATATTTCTGCGGGTGCTTTTGCAACTCGCTTAATCCTTGCGAGATGTGGGGAATTACGTCCGTGCATAATCCGTTATTAGCTTCGTTTTCCCATTCAAGCCCCGTCGATTCCCGAATCATCTCTCTTAAGTTCCATGTGATATTTGCTTTCGGATCGCAAACCTCAACATAACGATTTTCCAAGCCTTCTACTTTAACTTTAAAACTTATATCGTAACTCATATCTCACCTCATTCAAATATCGAAAGTAAGAAATAACCAATCTTTCGAATCTGCGTTTCATCTTCGTTCAAATCTACGCTCTTTGTTCTGTCGGGTTGATATCCCCATCTATACAAAACATTGTGCGCACGCCATTCTCTAAGCCAACTTCCTATCGTTCTCTTGTAAGCGAAAACCGTATTCGAAAGGATTATCGTTAAAATTTCTTTTTTGGTTTCGTTTGAGCGAATTAAATAAGAATCTTCAATATGAACGTTTGCATCCGTCATATAATAAGAAACTGTTTTTGTTTCGCCGTCCTTTTTGTCTTTTATGGTAATTGTCTTGATTTCCATTTTAATCTCCTTTTGTAATAAGAAAGTTCTTAAACAATTCGGCAAATGCTGTTTCATCGGGACTTCCGTTGTGTGCGTCGATTTCGAACATCAACGGCTTTGACAGATCAAGGCTGAAAATACCTATGATCGATTTCGCATCAACGGCAAATCTGCCGCCATGCAAGATCGTATCTTCCGATATATTCTGTGCAATGGAAACGAACTTATTTACATCTGCGAAATTGTTCAAACTGATTTTGAAATACATTTATTCTTCCTCCTCCAATAATTTTAGCTCTTCTGCGCAATCATAACAATAATCATACCCGTCAATTTCTATCACGTAATCGGGGTCTATTTCATCGCCGCAATTGTCGCAATATATACGCTCTGCATGCCTTATCGGGCAGCTCTTACCGAGACACGGAACGCCTGCGGGGCAACTCACGCAATCGTTTTCCTCTTTTCTCATCGCGGGGTGCCTCCGTCGTCAAAGTGAATAATAATCAGGCATATGGCAAAACAGATGAGAGAAACTAAACACCCCATGACAATCCTTATCATCCATTACCTCCTTCAAGTGGAATAAATATCCACTTTTGCAATTCTTTTGAGTATTTCCACAAATGAGCCCAACACTCATTCTGTGGGCTGCTTTGGTGCTTCTTCGGTTTCCTCTTTTGTTGTTTCTGTAAATTCACCATCAATGAACCTCTCGCGGCTTCAGTCGTGAGATTCCTACAAATTCCTTACCTTTGTAAAGATATTTAGAAGGCCATCCCCGTCGTTCCAACGGTTGTTTATATTATTATAGCACATTTGATTTATGCTGTCAACTGTTTTAACCCTTCATTAAGAATGTTTATTGCCGCGTTCACATCTCTGTCGTGATGAGTATGGCAAACGGGGCAATCCCATTCTCTGACTTTTAAGTCTTTCGTTTTCTCGTTCTTATACCCGCAAACACTACAAGTTTGAGAACTTGGAAAGAATTTGTCGACTTTAATAACCAATCTTCCATACCAACGAGCTTTATACTCTAATTGTCGAACAAATTCCGACCAAGATACGTCGTTAATTGCCTGTGCAAGCTTATGATTTTTAACCATATTCTTCACTTGCAAATCTTCAATACAAATCACGTCATTTTCTCGAATGATATCTGTTGAAAGTTTTTGTAAAAAGTCCTTACGTTGATTTGAAATCTTCTCGTACAATCTCGCCACCTTAATTCTCGCTTTATTACGATTAGAACTACCTTTTGGTTTTCGAGATAATTCCCTTTGTAATTTTGCGAGTTTATTTAACGAGTTTTTGAGATATTTTGGATTGTTTACGAGTTCTCCATCGCTTGTTATACAGAATTCTTTAATTCCTAAATCTATACCGACTGCGTTGTTTGTGGTTGATAGCGGTTGAATTTCAACATCTACACAACATAACGAAACATAATATTTCCCACTCAGTTCTTGCGAAACTGTTGCATTTACTATCCTTCCTTGTGGTATCAACTTGTTTTTCGTTTTTACCAATCCAAGTTTTGGAAGTTTGATGTAACCACCAAGATATGCTATATTATTGCCGACACGTTTAGATTTATAAGAATATTTATATGTTTTCTTACTCTTAAAATTCGGAGATCCTGAGTGTTCTTTAAAAAACTTTTTATAAGCGTTATCTAAATCTTTAAGAGAAGATTGAAGAGCCGTGGAATCAACCTCATTAAGCCATTCAAGTTCGTCTTTTAATTCAGACATCGCTTTTGCACACTTAACATATGTCAAGTTTTCTTTGTTTGTTTGGTATAATTCAATTCTCTGCGCGAGATATTTGTTATATACAAATCGACAACAGCCAAATGTTTTCGCAATTATTTCTCTTTGTTTTTCATTCGGATATATACGATATTTATAAGCTTTTTCCACGTTCTTCACCTTTTTTTGATTTTATGTCTGTATTTCACACACCAAACTATGCGATATTGAATCGAACAAATATATCCCACTCCTATACCTATAAGTCGTTTATTTTAACTTTTTTGTAAAATTTTAACAAAAATGTCAATTAACACGCATATACCGCGACTTGTTAATTTTAATGCCTATTTTTTAGTATTTTTTTAACAATTTCCCGCGATTTTGCGATAATTTTCGCCGTCAATCTCCTTCGTATTTATCGCTGAAAATATCGGTTTTTTCGTCATATTTGCTTATGAAAAACTCGTCATCGGACGCGGAATCATCCTCGTCGTCATCGTTTTCAAATATCTGATCGAAGCATTCCCCGCAAATACCGCTTATCATAAGCTCGCGATAATTTACTCTTAAATCGGGGAACACGTCTTGGACATGTGCGCCAGCATCGAGGCGTGAGAATCTTTCTTCTTCGGCTTGCACCGTAATTTCCTTGCCGCAAAATCTGCATGTATATTTTCTGCTAACAATCATATATATTATTGCTCCTTACTTTGTGCTCTTATTATACCATAAAAAAATCCCCTTGTCAACTAAAACAAGGGGGTAAAATAAAATTATTTATTTTTTTTGTGGAAAAAGTTTCGAAGATTTATTATTATATACTTAAAGAAGTTGATGAGCCTTTTTAAAAACGAATCTTTTTCGGGCTGCGGAATTGTCGTGCTTACGGTAATTCCCCACCACTCATCTGCGGGGTATTCATAAGGCATATAACAATAACCTTTATCGCCCCATAAACTTCCCCAACTATTCTGTATTATCCAGCCATTCTTATCCCAACCGACGCAACACATCGCGTGTCCGCCAGTCTTTTTGCTGTCTTTTGTCGGTACCTTTACGTGCGTTCCAAACCCTTCGAAAAGCGTTGTGCCGATAACGACCGCGCCCTGACGCATAATCGCTTTTTTAATTTCCCTTTCGCTATACAATCTACAATAATTCACTATCTTAGATTTAGCAGCTTCTCTGGCGTACTCTTCGGGTTTTTCGGCGATTTTCGCTTTCATCTTTGGGTACGTGCCTCTGTAAGGGAAAACTATGTTTAAACAATCTCCGTCGTGGTTGCAGTTTTTTAAAGCCTGTCTGACAATCATTCCTTCGCCTTGGGCATCCGTGAGTTTTCGGTTGCCGTAAATATAACCGCGAGAGAAATCATTAAACTTTCCTTCGGCTTTATACTGCCCATGAGCAATTGCAACGGCGATAGCGTGCGCAACGCAATCTGAGTTGGCACCCTGATTAAGCACGGGGACTTCTTTGTCGGTTATGTACTCCTCGGGGAGTTCTTCGTCATCGAGCGCACAAACGGTTTCGAGTGTGTAATCTCTGTCGTCGGGCGGTGACGGAATATAACCATCGAGCGGATGCCCATCAATTTCGAATTTGACTTTTTCTTCATCTAATTCTGCCATGTTTTTTTCTCCTTATTTTAATATACGCAATATTCGCCATTCTTATTCCAACAATCTGGTTTAGGACAACAAAAATGATAGCGGCGCTCGCATTTCCGACACGGGAGTTTGTTCCAATCGACCGTAACTTCGGTAATCGAGCCATCCGCGTTTATCTTCTTTATTTGGCGAATATCTTTGTCGGGTTTATTTTTCATCATCGTTGTCTTTAATTAGACTTGAAAAAATCATAACTTCTTCGACGGAAAATTTTAATGGCGTCAATTCTTCTACCGTAAATTTGAGCGATTCGGGAATTTCAACTTCCGTTGTTGCCAATTTTCTTAATTCCGATTCAACCGTTGCGACTTTATCGGTGTCGAATTGATAACGACCATTTTCGTCGGGGAGAATATTTCCTTTGTCGTCTCTTTTTGCATACTGTTCAAAAATCTCTCTTTGGCTTTTGTTGTAAAATTCTTCGTCGTCGTTTGTGAGTTTAATGAGTTTCGCAAATTTATAAGCGAGATTAAATTCAACCTTTTCCGTCGCTTTGGTTTCAATAATTTTTCTCGCGTTGATTACATTTATAAGTTTCATTTTTTTGCCTCTTTATTTTTTTTTATTTTTTCTTTAAAATTATGAAAACCATCATCGGTTTCCAATGACAAACTATAAAGATAATTATCGGGGTAATGAGAGTCTACGCTCTTAATATTCCCGTGTCTATTTTTAAGCGTCTTGTTTTTAAGTTTATAAACCTTATTTACATGGATAAACCCAAAAATTACGGGCGGTACTGTCGTAACAATATCACTACAATTTTTTATCGGATGGAAATGTTCCCAACGTTCTTTAAGAGCTTTTTTCATAAATCCCCAATAAACCTTCGGGCAGCCGAAGCCGAAGCCTTCAAGATTACCTTCTCTGAGGTCGGGGCGATTATACCATACATATTCATGGCACAAACTCGCAATCGCACTTCCATGGGAATATCCGACTATTATTATCTTTTTGATTGTGGGATCTTTAATAACATTTTCAAGATAAGGCTCAATTGATTTCCACACTCTCAAAAACCCCCTATGGCAATGCCATTTGATACCCATATCTTTATATGGTTTTGTAGGAAAGTCAAAATTATTCTTCCAGTCTACTTTCCCGTTACTACATTCAAAAAGAATATAAAGCAAATCGCCATCTCTTTCAAGAGCGTAATCTCCGTCATTTTCAACATGCTTATAATCTGCGTTTAAGCATCTATTGAAAAGTGCTAACAAATTATACATTTTTGTTTTCTCCTTTTAATAATTCCCATTTAAAACCGTTATAACTTTCTTTTTCACCATGGGCACATTTAGAAATTTTACTATGATCGAAATTTAGATACTTAGCAGCTTCTCTCATGGACGCGAAGCTATCTATAAATTCACCATCCATGGTGTATCTTGCCACTGGTTCTCGCCTTTTAGATGCCCCTCGTTCAATTTTGTCATTCCAATGGTTGTTTTCCAACCGCGTCATCCATTTTAAATTATCTAAATAATTATTATCTTTATCATCATCTATGTGCCCAGCATCTAATTTTTCCATATTTTTTACTGGATTAAAATTTTCTAAAACTAAACGATGTATATATTTATCCTTGCCTTTAATCGTTACCCGATGATATCCAGCTCTCGTCAATCTGTGTTTTAAAACAACCCAAACGGGTTTTCTTGATTTTGAAAAAACTCTGCCGAAATTGGTTATTATATACTCTTGATTTGTTTCAGGTATATATTTGTAATCCTCGCCTTCTAATAACAAATTAACAAAATTGTTCACCCTGTCATTTTTTTTCTCCTTTCTTTTTTTTTATTTTGCACGACTTTCTTGGGGAAAGGGAAAACCGTGATTAAGTACCCATTCCCAAAAAGATAGATGTCGTTGCCTAAAATTTTTAACGTATCTCCCGAAGAAGCCTGCAAAACATTTTCAAGGTATCTTTTTATTTGTTTCGGGAAATCATCCAAATCTTTTCCACAATAATAAGCCTCTTCTGCGATCTCCTGCGCTCGTGTTGGCGAGAAGTTCGTTCTCGTCTTCATTCTTTCATTTGCGTGCCGTGTTAATAATACTGTCATTTCGTTTCTCTTTTTTTTGGCGATTTTTCATTAAATAAAATCACAATTTTATTATATGATTTTCGACTGTATTATAACATACTCGAGCCCATTTGTCAAGCATTTTCTACCCTTTAAAGTTAGAAATTACAAAAATAATTATTGCGACCAAAATCACAACAATGTCAATTCCGACCGAAATAATAAGCGGAAGAAAAACCATAACCCACGACCAAGCTATTTTACCACAAAATTTCAAAACCATGAAAATCATTGACAAAATAAACGCGATGGTTGTAAGGCTAAACCCAATACTGCTACTGCTGCTACCGCTACTTCTATATCTCATTTATTTTCACCTCCCTTTTTTAATAACAGTTCTTTAAGCCACGTTTGTTTGACTGAAACGCGGCTAAATTCCATATTGAGCAAACAAATGTCTTTGCGGAGCGAATTCCCCAAAATATTCTTTCTCAGCCTTTAATCGTGCAATCGTTGCTTCTTCTTTATCATCAAAACGCCCAAGATGTTTTTTAACGCGCTTTATAATTATGGAAGCTTCCCATTTTGATCTTTTTTGATTCCACCAAACACCAGCTACTCCGCTTTTATTGCTTTTTAACAAACTCTTATTCCTGCTGTTTTCTAATGCAGTGCATGGACGTAAGTTTGATTTACGATTGTTTAATTCATTTCTATCTATATGATCGTAATTTTTATATCCTAAAAAACGGTGCATTGGTACGCCAGATTTTGTGCCACTATCAGTTTTAACAGTTGTTCCAAGTAAAACCGTCATCCCACCTCGAACAAAATCGATCCAACATATATCTTTTATTTTTTCATAGTCGTCCAAATCTACATAAAATGGAAGATTATGATTTGAAGTATAACCAACAACATAATCTTCAAAAAACTCATATTTATTGTATTTTTTTAATGTTTTGGAGATTATTTCATTTGTTTTACACCCACAAGATTTTATCGTGCCGTTTATTAATCTCGCTGGTTCAACATTTATAATATTACCGCATTCACATTTGCAAACCCATCTTTTGTGTTTATATCCATCCTTTCCGACACGAGGTTCCCCAATGCCTATTACGGTTAAGTGATTAACTGTTCTACCCGTTAAATCTTCTTTATATTTTATCCTTGCACAACCACAAGACGTATCGTGTTTGTTAATTAGATCCCCAATGGGAATATCTTTTTTCTCATTCCCACATTCACATCTACAGTCGCATCTAATACCGCCATTTTTACCAACTTTGTAATTGAACACAGTTAGTTTTCCAAAAACCTTACCTATTAAATTACTCTCTATTTCTCTCATTTAATAACTCCTTCAACCAATTTTGTCTTATATAAGTCTTATTTATCGATGTGGCTTTTTGAATTGCTGAAATTTGTCCTACAAAAACACAATATTTTTTTGCTCTGGTTATAGCTGTATATTCCCACTCTCTATTTAAAAGCATATATGCGCTCATATCTATACCAACAACAACATAAGGCGATTGTGAACCTTGAAAACTATGGGCTGTTACTACATACCCCAGCATAATATCTTGCCAATATTCACGCCTTACCACAATTTTACCTTGTTGTTTGAAGTCGATTACAATATATTCATCTTTTATAGCTGTAACAATTCCAAGATTCCCATTATAGATTGGTTCTACGTTATTACTTTTTATATTTTTGCTTTTATTATATTCAGCAAGAGTAATTGTGTCATAATGATTTTTTCGGTTAATAACTCTGTCACCGAGTTTTATAACATAATATTCTGTTTTATTTGCAGCCAAATTAATAAAGGGGAGAGCTTTATCTGGGTTCACAAATTTTTGTATATCATTATTTAATGACAAGCAAGACATCGGTCCTCTATTTTTCATAGGAACGACTCCGATGATTTCTTGAAAACTAATCCCGCGATCTAATAAAGTTTTATATTCTCTAAGAAATTTTGAACGGGATTCATCTATATTTTTATATGTGACAATTTTTAAATCTTGTAATTCACCACGAATTTCCGAAACTGGTTCTTTTTTTATTATTTGTATCCCATTGGAAATTTTAATTGAATCTGTTACGATAGCAGATTTTTGTGATTGTCTGTGTATTTTAGTTAAACGGTAACATAGAACAACGTTAGTTTCTATTAAATCTTTAAACGCACAACCTACAGATAAAGATGGTAATTGCGCAATATCGCCCAACATTATAATTTTACAGCCATTCGGTATAGCTTGTAACAGATTGTATAGTAACTCATTATCGTTCATCGACATTTCATCTATAATTACGATGTCTTCTATAATAGGGTTTTCTTTGTTGTGAGTAAATCCAACCTTTGGATTATAGCACAAAAGACGATGGATCGTCTTCCCCTCAATGTTTGTAATTTCAGAGAGATTTGAAGCCGCCCTTCCCGATAATGCTGTTTGCGCAACAAATAAACCGTTAGCAAGACAGAAACGAGTAATAGGTTGAACCGAAGCACTTTTACCACTTCCCGCTTTTGCTGTTATTATCGTAATATTATTTTCCAAACATCCTCGAATTGCCGCCTTTTGTTCGTCGGTATATTCCCAGCCATTATCCGCCTCGCAATCTCTTATCGCGTCCTCGATTGTGTAACGGCATTTCGAGAGGTTTTTCTTCGGCGCGTCGAGAAGCCTGAAAATTTCGTCGGTAATGTTTTCTTCAAGTTCGCGGTAATGCTTCAACCCGATCCGCTTTTGCTCTTCGTCGTAATACAAGAATTCGGGTTCGTCTGATTCAATTCTTCCTGTCCATTCTTTGAGCCATTCAGCGAAAACTTCCTTCTTTATCGATGGCACGAACTCAACGACCCCGTGCAAAAGGTCGCGGAGATAAATCCACGAATTCCCCTCCGTCTCAGCTTGCTCGGTCAGAAAATGCGTAACGTAAGCGCGAATTCTGAATTTCGCGTCTTTTGCCATTCCGCCTTTGAGCGCGAGCGCGTCACACTTTTTGAAGCCGTAACCATCGAGGGTCATCAACTCATATGGGTTTTCTCGAAGCTTCACGATTATCGTATCGGTCGAGAGGTAACGCTGTTGGAGCTTTGTTACCGCCGCGTCGGTTAATCCGAACTCTTCTCGGAGAACGAGGAAAGCGTTCGCGTCCTTTTTGGTGCGGTTATATGTTTCGATAATCTTCTCTGCTGTTTTCTCGCCAATCCCTTTTACGGTCGAAAGCAAGAACAAATCCCCGCTGTCGATTGCTTCGAACGGATCGATGAGTTCTTCGTATAAAATGTCGATTTGGTGCTCGGTCAAAATGCTTTCGAGGAAGAGTTTCTGCTCTTCGAACTTTGTCAAGCGAACTTTCTGTGTCATGAACAAAACGTTAAAACCGACCTTATATGGGCTTTTTGCGTCCGCGACCATTTCGATCTCGAAGTAATACGTTTTCTCAGTGTCGATCGGCGGGAGTGCCCCTTTAAACACGACCGTCGGGAACCAACCATTTTTGCTGAATCCCGCTGGGAATGACCCTTGTAATATCTGCCCCACATCGACTTCGAGAAGCCCCCAACTTCCTGGGACGAACTCTTCGATCGGGACTTTCGGGTAAATTAAGCGCGTCGGAACGCAATAACCCGTAATTTTGTTTTGGTTTTCCTGGTTTTCCATTTGATTCACCCGTGGTATTTTTCTAAGAATTTATTGGAAACGGCTTTGAAACTCAATTTACCATCACGACTTCTGAACACGAGACCTTCTCTCATTTCACCGTCAATTTCGGACGCGTCGTCTGCGTATGCAAGCAACATTTCACACGTCGTCGGTAAAACGAAATCTTCGCATATTATCGGCACGCATTCGAGTTTATTTCCCGTTTGCAGTTCTTTGTTTATTTGACCAACAAAATCGCACATTTCAATCGGGTTAAGTCTAATCGGTTCCAGCTTCTTTGTTTTAAAGATGACATTAAAGATTGCGAGTCTGTGTTCTTTGCAATATCTTCGTTTTTGTATTGTCCCGCCATATGTTTCGCCCTGAATTGTTATAAACTCATATTCAGGATGTTTATCCAAAATGTGGTTTAAAACCGCATTGATATCGTATTTTTCAAACATTTCGACATAAACATTCCCGTCGGTGTCTTTATAATAATTCTTCTCATTTGCCTGTGGTGTGTCGAATACGACGTTTCGAGAACATATGATTGCGTGTCTTTTCCTTTTCTTCGCCTGAAGCATTGTGAAAGTTGTTGACGTCCCGTCGATTTTTTCCGTCGCAATCCAATGCGTCTCGTTAAGTGGTTCCGTGAAAAGTTGGGGTAAGTTTTGGCATCTATCTTCATCCGTCTTTTTTACCCAACACGGCCAGTTGGTTTTCTTTTTCTTTTGGGCTCCTTTTTTATTTGTTTTTCAAAAAGTTTTTTACGTAGATTACAGAAAAATTTGGATCGCGAAAGGAATTTGTGTTTCTTTCCCCATACTTCCATTCTTTTTGCAACCTTCATTGCAATCAATTCTTTATTATTTGCTTTGCGTACATTATCTTCGGCTTCATAATATGTAACGCCGAGTTTTTTTGTTAAGAATTCCCCTTCTTTTACATCTTTAAGTCCTAATTCTTCAAGCGTCATAATTAAACCCTGTGATAAAACTTTGCAGAGCTTCTGTGTTTTAATTCTGTATTTATATTTAGACATAAAATCAAACACGGGATTTTCTGCTGGCACTTTTGAATCAATTTCAAAATAAACGCATAAATCACCTACTTTGTAAGTGCCTTTTCTTACAACACACCACCAATTGATTACTCTTGCGTATTCTACTTTATCATATCCAGGAAGATCTCGTATTTCTTGTATTGTCGTTATATAAGCCAATTCCCGTTGATTAGTTTTTGGATTTAACATAATTTCTATACTCCTTAAAATTCATATTATACATCTCTTTCAATCTTGTAACTAATGTATTTTTTGACATATTAAAAATATGTGCAATTTCGTCTAATTTCTTTCCAGATAAAGTTTCTTCTTTTAACCGTTCTTCATCTTGAATAGTTTTGAAAATTATATATTTTCTTTGACGTAAATTCATTATTGTATCACCAAACAATTCTATACATCTATTATTAAGTGTGTTTGCAGCCATATTATATTTTTTAGCAAGATTTTTTACGCTTAATTTATTTTCTATAATATCAGAATACAATTGATTTTTATCAACTTCTTTTTTTTTAAAAACCCCACTATTTTCAACAACTCTTAGTTTAGAAATTATTTCACCAAAAAACAACATTGAATATGCTTTAATTGTTTGCCCATTACAGTGATATTTTTCACACACTGCTTTTATAGTTAATTTATTTTCAATATCAGCTAATAAAGATTCCTTTGTTATTGGAACATAGCTTTCTTTTGCTTTAGTCATACGAGACTTCTCAAGAGTCTCTCTTTTATGTGGGTTTAATACCCAGGTATTACCACCGCCGCCACCTGCTGTTAGATTATATCCTATATTGGGATCTGTCGAATTATAAAAAGATATCCAATATTTTTCTCTATTATCGAGGTCTTCTTTTGCACATTCTTCTATTTGTTCAATTACAAAATTGTTATAACCATAATGATTCATCGCATCATATAAATATCTATTAGTATGCGCTTTTGCATTTTTTATATGCGTTTCCCATCTCTTGCGTATAGTTAATGAGGTTTGACCTATATAAATTTTATTATTTACTAAATTTGTTATTTTATAAATAAATCCCATATACAACCTTAAGCACCCTCCTTGTCACATTCGCCGAATATTTTAAGTAAATGTTTGATATGTTCGTTAAATGAATTATATCTTTTTTGATTATTCCAGATAATCATATGGTTATTGATAAGCCACGCGAGAAAAAGGTCGTTATACATATTTTCTCTATCTCCGTAAGCCGCCCCTTCTACATGTGAAACCATATATAAATAAGCACCCACGTTTTCGTGGTTATAATAATGAGCGTTTTCTCCGAGCTTTCCTTTTTTGTCATAAAAGGTTTTTGTATACGGTTTCCCAATATCATGAAACCACGCTACCTCGAGAAGAACATCGCGATCGCCTTTTTCAACATTCGGCTTCAATGCGACCGCTTGTATAACCCTTGCGATATGATTATTGATCGTGTCGTTTTTGTGATATTTCGAACAATCGTGCATTACATTGAGATTGACTTTTAACGGGGCGTCGCCAAATGGTTTTATCACGAAAATTGTATCCCAACCCTCATCAAACCACGGCACCTCGAATTGCTCCAACTGCCGCATAATTACGCGCTCCGAAACGTGCCTTTCTCTTTTTGAATCGTTCTCGATACATTTTTCGAGGGGCGTAATAATACAATGACAGATTTTATAAACATCTTTGGGCAATTGCTTCAACAACGCCTTACGACGCTTCGAGCTGAGGTTAGTCGCGTCGTAAGTAACGCTTTTACCTTCTTTTAACGCCTGTAACGTTCTTATACGCATTTGCTCGAATATAAAGGCGGGGTTATCTTGAATATTTTCGTCGCCGTAAAATTCTTTCCGAAGCGCGTCGCTCGACAAAATGACCATGCCCTCATCATCGGCAACGTTATTTGTCCAATATGATTTTCCGCTTCCTGATAAACCCATTACTAAAATGAAATTTCCCATAGCTACCTCCTATATGTGATTATTATAACACAAAAAAGAAACCGTGTCAAGCAAAATAACACGGTTTCTAAAAATATTTTGGAAACAATCGCCAAATTATTTCCAATCGACTGAATGATGTTGACATTCAACAACTCACTGGAGCACTCAGCGGAGTATGATTCCGCATCCTCGGGTTACAAATCCGAAGCCTTATTCCGTTTAGGCGATGAGTGCACGTGCCGCTATCCACTATAATTGCCGTTCCCTGCAATCATTGGTCGGGTTCGAACCGACGCAGCGATGGTCGGGGTGAGAAGATTCAAACTTCCGACCTTTCGGCCCCAAACCGAACGCGCTATCAAGCTGCGCTACACCCCGTGACGGGCTGGGTTCTTTTGTCGAGCACGACCAGCTCTGCGTGTGATGCTAGCTATACATCAATTCTCTATTTTTTTATAACATAATTTTGTCAAATTTAAACTTCACAAATTTAAGAATAAAGAGTAATTAGTTGTGATTTTCTCGCTGAAATTCGTTTACAATTATTTAACTTAACCGACTTGCGTCCCTTTGGCATATCTGAAAAATTAATCTTTTTACCTTCAATATCCATTAAAACGGCATACCCAGCCGACATTCTTCCTTTGATAAAATATTCTTTCCCGAAATATTTTACTTTATCGAATTTTCTAAACCCGCAAATCTTTTTTGTGTTCAATCTCTGTTCAGAACGAACCCCTTTTGTTTGCTGAAAATCACCTTTAGAAACACATCTTTTCTTATAAATGTTACAACATATTTGAAATTCTTTACCGCCAGTTGCAATTACACAAGCATCTAAATAATGGTGTTTATCAACGTTGATATTTAATCTATTCTCTTTTGTAACAAATCCGAATGTTTCAATTGCCCCAGGATAAATTCTCAACAATTGTTTTCTTATGGAATTCATCTGAGTTGCATATTTTAGTGTTCCTTTGGATTTACCCTTTAGGTTTAATTTGATTTCTCCATTATGCAACAATTTATGACAAGTTTGACATAAAGTTATAAGATTATTTTCATCGTCACTTCCGTGATTGCTGCGATAAATTATATGATGAACTTCAAGTTTACTGTCTTTGTGTTTTCCTTTGCAATATTGACAAGTATAATTATCACGACTCAACACCATTTCTTTAGTATTTGCAAAACCATAATTTTTACCTTTTTGATAACCCCAAGGTTTATATTTTAGTTCGGGATTTTGCATAAGGTGCGGATCGAATTGACTAGTTTCTAAAACAAGTGTTTTTATAGGAAGAATAGATTTGATATACTCGATTTCTTTAACATGACTATGCAATTTACTTACCATGGTTGGGCTAAATCTATCAATTTTAATCGAGTTCTTACGATTAAGAAACTTTTCTTTTCTGTAACGAGTTTTTCTATTTCTTCTATTCCTGCGATATTTAGCACGTTGTGTCATTTTGTTTGTTATATCGTTTCTAACCACCACTTCAGAGACATAAACGACTTTACTGCTATCTGTCGCAACGGCTGTGCCAATTGTTCCAGAGCCAGTATCTACCCCAAGCGTTAAATCTTGAGTATAATTAGTTGTTTCGTAAAGCAATTTAATTGTAAACGGTTGTTTGCCTTTTACTTTTGCTTTCCCTTGTTTTAATAATAATCTTGCGATTACATTAGAACAGGGCATAAGAGGTTTGTTTTCTTTTGAAATTACGTAAACCATAAGCCTCTCCTTATAAATACTCTGTCTTACTAAGATTCGAACTCAGATCCCATGGCTTTGGAGGCCAGGATAATACCGTTATACCAAAGGTGCATAAAATACGAGTTTTATTCACCGAAAAACTCGCAAAAACGTAGCAATCTTACGCCTAACCGAAGCTTTTCCGATAGTACGCACCAATCACAATCCTTTTTGTTAATCTTGTAGAATTGTGTCTAACTCTCATAAGTTTCTTATAATTTATTGAACCATTGTTTACTTTTTCTCCGTTTAAATCTCTTATGTTTAAATACCCAGATTTACGTTTAGCAAAAACAAAATATTGTTTATTTTGATATTTTACTGTATCAAATAATTCAAACCCAAAAATACTCCCAACTAGTTGGTTGTTCTTTTTGCGCCCACCCTTTAAGAAATTATTTTTATGAATTTGTCTATTCTGTCTTCTAACACATTTCTGATAAATATAATAATCTAACGGACTTGCTTTTGGATTACGGCTTATGCACCGAGCATCTATATAATGTTCTTTCGGTAAACCATTCTCAATACGAACATTCTTGGTTATATACCCAAATGTTTACGAAACATATGGGTATAATTCGCACAATCGATTAAACAATGTTTTACGCATAATTCCCATAAATGCAGCATCTCGATAATTTTTACCGCGTTTGAGATTTAATTTAACTTCGCCTTTATGGTAGGCTTTATGACAAGTTTCACATAAAGTGATTAAATTATTTGGCGCATTCCCACCTGTTTTTCTACTTTCGATATGATGAACGTTTAAAATATTGTCTTTCGATCTTCCGTGACAACATTGGCATTCGTGATTGTCTCTAAACAATACGTATTCTCTGACATTCCAGAAACCTAATTGTTCACCCTGTTGATACTCTTTGCCTTGAATTTCAGGGTTATTTATTTTCTGAATATCAAATTGTGCGGTTTCGACAATTATTTTTTTAATTGGTAATATTTTGTATAGGTGTTTAATTACTTGAATATGAGTGTTTATCTTTTGTTCAATGCTTGGCGCTAACCAACCTTTGTGTTTTGATTTAACCCGATTATTGAACCTTTCGGGGCGATATCTCAGCCTACCTCTACGAGTTCTACGAATCTCACGACGAGAAGATAATTTATTAACAACATCACTTCTTAATTCGACATCAGCTTCATATAAGACTTGTTTTTCTGTCGTTGCAGAAATACCAATATGTTTACTTCCTGCATCAATTCCGAGATTTACTTCTTGAATTTGGTTTTCGCATTCAAATAATAATTGAATTGTAAACGGTTCGTGTTTTGCTATTTTTGCCTTATTCTGTTTAAGCAACTTTCTTACTTTGGCTTCTTTACAAGGCATTATTGGTTCGCCTTGTTTATTTAATACATATACCATTGCTTTTATAGCCTCCTATATGTTAGAGTGGTTACTCCACGACAATGTTATTCAAAGGTTTTCGTATGCAACACTGTTCCTACCCATCAGAACTGTTTAATCACATACCGCAGAGTGTAAGACTGGAGAGTACATCCTACGGTGCCTATATATTCTTTGATAACGTAGCTTAACGCTTAGTCTGATCAACTAGTGGACAAACCCACGTTGTAAAACCGAGCAATTGATCCCCGCCGTATGAAGGTATATGCGGCATAATGGCAGGCAATGCTGGTAACGCTCCAACGTAAGCCGAGTCAAAGTCGGCTGCACTGCTTTTGTGCTAATTGCCTATATCCTGCAATTTATTTCTTATAAAATTAATAGTAAATTTTTCGCCTTTAATTCTCAAATATTTATTGATTAAATTGATACCTGTACCAAGTTTTTCCGCCCATTGTCTACCTGTAAGCGTTAACCCATTTATAGTAATCCAATTTACTTTCCCAGAGCGTCTTGCGTTTTCCTCGAATGGAATCCATCTGCAATTTTCGGGGCAATAATCTTTTGTGGGATCTACTCTGTCTATTGTTAATCCTGGTTTATATCCGTTTTTTAATGCCCAAACTTCAAATGCTGGAGGATAATTTATCCATTCTTTGCAAATCCCAATCCCTTTAGCGCCATACCATCGATAATCTTTTGAATTTTTGTTATAACATCTTTGTTTTATTTTGGCAAATAATTCTTGTAAACGCTGGTCCCGCCAATCCCAATTTATAATTCGTGGGTTTTCACTTCCGCAAATAATGTGGCGACAATTTTTAATACCCACCATACTACTCTTTAGTTTTTTACTTTTTTGCCCACAGACGATGCATTCAACATCGTATAATTTATGCCCATCTTTACAACGAACATCACAAACACTAAGTATTTTATATATACCGATTATTATACCTATATCTTTATCTACCATACCACGCGCATTTCTTTAATTTATATTTTAAAATTTCCTTGCCATCTTAAATAAATAATAACTTTGCCCGTAAACCGAATCGAACGGTCCGTAATCGCACCAACACGGGCATATAAATAACCCTATCCCTGTGTACTTTGGGGAGAAACCGTACATACGGAAACAAACAGTTCGAGTTATCTCTGTTTTTAATACTTGTCGACCCAACCACTTGTACCCCGCATATTGGTCAGCGGCGTGACAATTTGATGCTACTCTCTTCGTCCGTAACTCACTACCTGCATTTGTAGTGAGTATGCTCTCCTATACAGGCGAGGTTTAATCCAACCTCTTGTAGGTCAGATTTATTGTTGCCCCTTTAATGGGCAAATAATGGCTTGAAACTTGCGTGTAATCATTTAACTCCACCTTTCATAACTTCGATATTATTCGCAGGCGCATTTCACGCTAGAATAATAAAAATATGAAATAATAATCTGACAAGTAGTGAAGCACCACTATTTATAATCGAGCATTTTAATAAGTTCCCTGCTCAAACTCTAAGAGATATTAGTATCTCCATTTACGCTCGCTCTCACGAGGTAAATAATTTAATAGGCTGTTCCTCAAACTCCATTTAACTACTGCTTGTTCTTTCAAAAGAGCTCTTTAAACAGCCATCCTGTCCTCTTTCTGCGATTAAACTTAATCGGGCAATCCAATGCTTCGTAGCACCTATTAAATTTCACAGCTTTAAGATTTTCTGTTTCTCAGTAAACTGTCAGTCCCTTATGTACTGCATTGATTTCGGCTTATTGGCGCCGCACCCTTATCCGTAACCCGCTATGCAATTACGGAGTTTTATGGGGTTGCTACACGGCTTAACGAGCCGCCGCCTTTAGTTGACCCCAATAACTGGCGCGCTTAACGGTGGCGCTATACCTACGACTTTTATATGTCGCAGTCGCCGCGACGAGCATTTCTCTCGGCTGGGCACTTCCGTATTTAACCAACTTTGGACTATCACTGCTCAAGATATCTGGCACCGAGTTTTTAGTCGAGTTCTAACCTTTCGGTCAGAATCTCGTCATATTCTTCCATTACATGAAGCTGGGCTTTGAGTAACCCCTCCTGTTTTTTGTCAACAGTTTCAATCTTCGCGGAATAAATGAACAACGCGAGTTTCGTTATTTTGTTACGAAGTTCATTTTGCTCTTCGACAACTTTTTCCCTAATACTTTCGGGCAACATATTTTCTCCTTATTTACGCGTAATCGCGTCTTTTATTTTAGAGCAAACCTCTTGAAAACTTTCGCCTGTTCTCTTCATATGAATTTTAATTCCGAGAATAACTCCTGCTGTCAAAAAGAAATCTGCGATAAACAAACTTGCCATAACCTTACCTCCAACTTACACGCTTATTATAACATATTTAATTTTGTTTGTCAAGCGTTTTTACGAGGTTTTTCAAAAAATTTTTAATTTCTTTTTTGCCTGCTTAATTTCTTGCTCTGAAAATTTGTCTTCAATAGATTTAGCAAAATATCCATCGCCGTAACAAATATTCGACCAATTATCATAGGGCGGTAAACCATATAATTTTTTAAGCATTTCTTCCAATTCACTCATACAAATCTCCTATGCCATTTAAGGTTATCCATTTATGATTTTTCGAACAGGGCGGCACTTCGCCGTTTCGTAAAACGAGCAGTGATCACCGTCGTATCTCAGCAAATACGCTACGCCCGTATCACCGCTGTCAGGTCCCGAACGCGACTTATCTATAAAAAGCACTCTCCAAACCTTGCTCGGATCGGCATCGTATGGTTCTTCTATCCAGTCGCCCTGCTCGTTTTTCTTCGAACGGAACGGGCGGCAGTAAATATCCGAGCCGTTAATTAACTCCAAATCTCCCCCAAGCTTTCTGAGCAAAATCAAGTTAGAACACACTTCTTTTATACCTTTCGATGTTCCGAGGCAACTTGAATCAAGCCACAACCGTTTTAGGTCGTTGTTCGTCAGCTGAACGGTCGCGATACCGATAACTCCGTACTTCTTTGTCAGTCCTTCGAGTTCGCTGATGTTGTTCTTCATAACTTGCCACAATGCGCCGTTTATGTCCGCGTTATCGTCAAGTTTAAACGTATCGACAATAAAAACGTCGAACCCCGAACGGAGAACCGAGTTTTTGATAATTTGCGAACTTAACTTCGAGTTTGCCGACGATAAACCGACAACGCGCAATTTGTCTGCGAATTTCTCTTTCCATTGCTTTTCGGCCTCGGCGATTACCTTCTTTTCTTCGTCGGTATAAACGCCCGATTCGAGTTTTTTCTTCGGGAGTTTCTGATAACCCATATAGCGGGAAATAAACCAACTGAAAATCATAAGGTAAAGTTTGTTCTTCATGATTTCGTTTTCGAGCACGAGGACCTTCTTCCCTTGCGAAATAAGTGCCATAATCACGCCGACCATATAAGTCGTTTTGCCAACGCCGCTGAACCCGCCGAAAAGGCTCAATGTCCCAGGCGCGAGACCGAGTATGTTACTGCTTAAAAAAGGCGCGATGCTGATTTTATCGCCGTTAATGTCTTCGCCCGCATCTGCGAACGAGACACCGCTGTCGACGTTGTTTTGCAAATCCGAGATAAATTTCTCGCCGAAATCGACGTATTCATCGTAAATGATTTGGTTATTATTTACCTCGCTCAATCCGCTGATTTTCGCGTCATACCAATCAAGAACTTCCGTCGAAGTGAAATTCTTAAACAATTTAAACGGGGAAATGCGTTTTCCGTTATCGAGCGTTACTTCATCGAAGAGATTGAACCCGCTTTTATAAAGTTTAACCAAGATATTGCTCTTTGTCAAATCATCGAGAATTGCGTCGGCGTTTTCAGCATTCACGACATCGAGAAGGTGTTGAATCGTCTTATACCCGCCGAGTGCGGAAATCCTGTCTTTGATTTCCTGCGAACACTTCGACATAATTGTTACTTCATCGAGGTAATTATATCCTAAATCACGAAGCGACTTTCCTACGCAAAAAAGGAATCGCCCGTCTTTCGTCAGGAAATCTTCGGGTTTATAATTAATATCGTTGTAATTCGTCAAATCCTGTAAAAAGATTGAGACGGCGTTTCCTTCGACCGTAACACGATCTTCGAGAAGCCTTTCATCTATTTTGTCACATATTCCAGCAATAAAAGCCTCTTTGTTAGCCATCTACTTCGTCCTCCAATTCGTCTAACGAACGTCTCTTTTTAAGTTGATTTGTGTTTGGTTTAACATTGTAAAAATTCAAGTCAATCCCCGTTTTTTGGACTGTTGGCGTGACTTGTTTCGCCTTCCAATCCTTTTCTAATATTTCCCGTTTAATTATTCCGCTTACATATCGAAATACAAAATAAGCTCGTGAAAACGGTCCGTCTCGCTCGATTTTCTTGTCGACTGTCTTTTTAAGCTTTTCACGATTCTCTTTTACGAATTGATAAATCGTCTCTGCGTCAACTGCTTTGAGATTTTCGCCGAGCTCTTTTCTGATTATATTATAAGGCGGCTCGCCGTACCCAGCGCAATATTGATAACATTCGGTTATCGTTTCGAGGATTTCTTTCGCGTGGTCTTTGCGGGCTTTATCGGCGTTAAATTCTTCTTCCGAGCAGAAATATTTGTTCGTGCCACCGACCACGACTTTATATGCAGTTGAACGGTCGATTGATTTGCCGCAAATTTGACATTTTACTTGCATTTATTCCTCCAAAGGCATCGAATTCACGACCTTTAATTGCCAAAAAACTCTTCGTCGAGAACTTCTTTCACAATTTTGTCAATTTGATCCGCCATAATCGACGGAATGATCTCGTCGAATTGAATGTAAAATTCGTTCTTAATTCTTTCAGCGAGTTTTTCTGCGAGTTCCTTTTTCTCTTTTTGTATTTGAATATCCGCCTTGAAAGACTTCATAAACTTTTCTTTGCTTGTCATATCTTTACCTCCGTTTTATGAACTTATTATATCACAATAAAACCTTTTTGTCAAGTGTTTGGCGAGAAAAAGCGCAGAAATTTTACTTTCCACGCTTTCCCATATCTAAACCAAAATGGCAGTTTAGCTTATTCACCGATTCCGAGAAGTTCTTCGAGTTGGTCATAAACCCTCGTCGAGTAATTTCCGTCTATCATTCCCGTGCCGTCTTCACTATTTTCAACTAACAACTTCTTAACCGCTTTTTGCGTATCGGTCGTCAATTCTTTTGCCTTTCTCTTCGCGTTGAAAACTTCCTTTATTTTTGCCGCTCTTTCCGCACCGTTCGGGTCTTTTTCATCAACGGGTTTCACAGGCTTTGCAGCGGGTTTTTCTTCGCCAGGAAGCGGCTCTTCTTCTGTATGATTCGGGAATTCAGCCGTCTTCTTCGGAGCAGGTTTGCTCGGGTCGCCCTGCGACTTGTTCAAACCATCGCTTTCTGCGATGTCGAACATTGCCTGATAAAGGTAACGACGCTGATAAGTCTCGACCGCGCCGATGCACTGAACTTCGTGACAGCCTTTAAGGTCGGCTGTTCCAAACGGAGATTCAATCGTATATCTATCTTCGGGCTTTTCACAGTCGATCGCCGTGAGAATCGCTTTTTCTCTCGTGAACGACGCAATTGCCGTCATCTTATACTTGTTCATAAGTTCGTTGAGCGTGGGAAGGAAATCGTCGAGTTCCATGTATTCGTAATTCGCGAACCTGTTCTTGCCGCTCATTTTAAGCTTTGTGTGGCGGAGTTCAACTCTTACCGCCTGAATTTTCTCAAAAATATTCATATCTTACCTCCGATTAAATCTCAAAAATATCGTCGTCATCGCTTTCCGCGCCGACTGCTTGTTTTACTTCTTCGGGTATGTCGTGCGACGGACTTTCGGTCTGTCTATCGTCATATTCGGCGTTTTCGGGATTACCTTTTTCGCCGCACTTTATAAGTCTGATTTCGGTAATTCTGTCACCGTAAACTTTGGTCGAGTCATATTTGCCTTTTTCGTCCGCGCCTTTATCGGCTTTCGCGTGTTCGGCTCTAATTTCTTCAAGCGTTCTGAAACCACACTCGATATCGAACTTCTCGTCGGGGGACAAATCGTCTTCTTCGATATCTTTCTTTTCTGCGCCGTTGATATAAGCACAATTCAAATTCCATAACTTGTAATCCGATGTTACGGTTGGGTCTTCTTTATCGAATCTGTTAGAAATCGACTGTTCGAGATTTTCGGGAATAACGATTTCAATGGGGGCGAGGTATTTGCCTTTGAATTCTTCAGTCTTAAATTCTCTCGCGAAGTAATTTGTGTAACCTTTAAGCACCTTTTTATCGCCTTTGCCGACCGCAATCGGGTTTTTGCCCTTGAAAATAAACGGGACTTTAAGCGCGATGACCTGAACGGGGTCTTCATCGTGGCAATATTCAATGCGGCTGGGCACGAATTTCTTGTAAATCGCGTCTTTCTGCGTCGAATATTCAAACGTCCATTCGCCGCTCACCCTCATAAGTCTGCCTTTGAGGAACTTGTCGTAATTTTCCAAAATTCTTTCGAAGTAATTGATAAAATCAATGTCGAAAAGGAAGTATTTTACGCAACTGTTATATTTTTTACTTAATTCTTCGTAATCTTTATCGGAATGAATGCCGTATTTGTCCGCATCATAAGTCGAAAGATTTCCCTCGTCATACGCTTTAAGAACATTTGCGACCTTATAAGGCGATTTATCGAGAAAACTCGTCATAAATCTGCCTTTCCCCGAATGCTTTTTTCTTTCGAGGTACTCAATCCAACCTCCCTCTCTGACGTAAGTTTTGTTGTCGTCTGCGGGGGTTCCGTCTTCATTCGCTCTGTAAAGCGCGGAAATTTCCATATTCGTTACCGAGCCCGTGTTGGTGCGGAAGTTGAAACGAAGAACTTTCTTCGCCCAGCCCGAATCGAATCTGAGGTATTCAACCGCCTTAAACTTTTCTGTTTCCTTGATGGGATGAATTGTTCCCACCGCGTCAAAATAAACTGCCATTTAATTTGCTCCTTTTAATCACTTTTCTTTCATTATAGCACGCTTTTTAATCGTTGTCAAGCGTTTTTGATGCTTTTTTTGGTTTTTCTTCGTATGCCGCCAATGTTTCGATAATAACTTCATGCGTCGGTTTGTCGGTCTCCTTTTCGAGATGATACGCAATGTTATACGATAACTGTTCCTTCGTCAGTTTTGTTTGATACATTTTCTTCCTCTCCCTCTTTTTCTTCTTCTTTCGGCGCCAAAATCGAGTCGCCGTATTCCACAAACTCACCCGCTTCGTTCCGATACAAAAGGTCGAAAAGCGGCGTCCATAACCACAACTTGTCGGGGTCTTCCGCGAGACAAACGTAACCCTTCTTCGCATTCTCGTCCGTCGTGTGTAAAATCGCGTCTTTGTTCGCCTCGATGAAATCCTTATATTTCTGCGATAATCTCGGATAAGTCGGGCGGTTCTTTATGACCTCGTAATTAAGCTTCACTTCCGTTCCTTCGGGAATCGGCTCTTCGAGTTCGATGTTGATAAACGGGTTAAGTGCGAGGTCGCTCATTGATTGAACGTTCGCGTTGCCTGCGCGGAACTTTATTGCGAAGTCGAGTGCTTCAAGCTCCGCCTTTGTGTAATTGGTTTTGTTTTTGCGGTTGAATTCTCTAACTGATTGTCTATTCCAACTCATTGTTTGTTCTCCTTGTTTTTATCGTGGAATTTGGGGTTGTCGCGCTCGTATTTAAGTCGCGTTGTCCATAACGCATCGACCAACTTTTCGAATCTGTCGCCGAACATAATTTGGTCGTAAACGTCGATTTTTGCCTCTGTTTTGAAAATCTGCTTATTTATATGGTAATCAGCGAACGCGCCCCAATCGAGCTGCGAATAATCGTCCGTCACGTCGATTGTCGCTTTTTCGTCATCGCGGCAGCCGCACCACGGTATAAGCAGAATTCTCCCGTCTTCGGTTCTGCTTATGATGAGTTCGTGTTCGGCTTTCGACCAAAACCGCCACATAAATTCTTTGCGAAGTTCTTCTGCAAACTCGGCTCGCGTCGCGCACTTCTTTTTGAGTTTTTTGATGTCATCTTCGCGATAATGTAAAACGTCCCAATCGGAAATCACTTGTCGATTGTGGTCAAATTCCTTACATATCACTTTTGGAAATTCAGCCATTTGTCTTCTCCTTTTCTAAAATATTTTTGCAAAAATAATATAATTTTATCCACGTCGGGTAATCAAAATCTTTTTGCCCGCGCATATATTTCTCTTTGAGATTGTAATAACAAATCCGTAAATATTCATCGTCGTGCTCTTTGAACCGCAAGCCCGATTCTAACCCGATGATTTCTTTTCCCGCAAACCCGTTTTGCATTCCCCAAAAATAATCGTCGTATTTCGAAAAATCACGAATATTTATTTCGCGCCGCCGCATTTCAGCAATTACCTTGTCTGAATACGCTTTGAGGTAATGACGGTTGTAATCGTATATATAATTGATCAAAATGTGCTTGTCTTGTTTTGCGTATATCGAGTTGAGTTCGCGCCACTGCGCAAGCAACTGCGATTTTGGAAGATACGGAATTAAATCAATATGCCACAGTCTCATTTAATATTCTCCTTAAATTTGTCAATAGACCACCAAGGTTTTTTACTATGACGATTATCTTCAATATATTCCCAAATTTCAAGATAATCGTTCACTCCAATCTCGTCCATCGCAATCCCGCCCAACAAACGAAGATAAAGATGTTCTAAAAAACACCGTGGTTTTATCTCTGTATTTCCAATTTGAGAAGATTGTGTAAATGCCGCTCTTAGCAATTCTTCTTTTGGTATAAATTCCAAAACAGCTTTCGTCAAATGATGCAAAAGACTCTCCGACGATAATTCTGCGTTTCCTGTATATTCTTTGATATAATCTTTTAATGCTGAAATAGGATCACGATATTCATTAGTGACCACATAAAATCCTTTACAGATCATTGCGATGTCTTTATTTTTCGTTCTCATAGCCTGCTCCTTATTCGCACATCGCGTCTCTAACTTCAGTAATCCAGTCTAAATCTTCGGGGTCGAGATCAAGCCCGAGATAAGCCGCCTTTAAAATATCGTTGCAAAAATCATAAACTTCTTCTTGCTCTATCTCGAACGTTGATTTAAAACGATATTTTTCCGAGATTTCGTTGAGTTTTTCCATACCTTTCGCGTTGAGTCTTTTCATAACTACCTCCAATTGTGGCTTCATTATAACACAAAACTTCGTCCCCGTCAAGCGTTTGAACGAAGTTTTTGAAAATTTACATATATAAAACGTTTTCCCAAAAATCACAAAAACAATAAATGTAACACGCGGCTGGAATATCGAGGCTTTCGTGTTCTACAATCCATTTCACAACGCGAAGGGCATTTGGTTCGTTTTCCAAAAGAACTGCGTCCTCATTGTCGAAATTCGCCTTCACATCTTCGACGAATTTATAATAACGCTCTTGCATTTCCTTTGGTTTTTTTAATAATTCTTTTTCCCAAGTTTCCATTTTTACCCTCTTTTTTTATTTTTGCCGTGTAATAAAATTGGTCTTTTATTCACTAATTAGCGGTCTCTCATATTTTACTAACTCTTCCAAAATCAAATCTCTCGGTAAAATCCCTCTGCAAAAATATGCGCTTGCAAATGGTGAGCCTTCGATTGTTCTATCCATACTTTTCGGCGAGTGAAATCCAATTCTTTTATCAAACGCGAGCAGCTGAATCCCGTGACTGAAAACTTCAAACCTATCTTGCCCTTGTAAACTGTTTAGCGGTAATAAAACCGCGAACGGCTTTCCGAGTTCATCAAGTCTTTTAAGCGTTTTGGTCTTTAATGAAAACGGCAAATTCGTAATTATAACATCGTAATGTTCTTCGGGTTCATATTTCAAAAAATCTTTTCCGTCAGATAACGAACTGCGAATTACTTTATAACCGCTTTCTTTGAACAACCGCACATAAGCCGACCATTCTTCGTCGCACGGGCACCAGACTATCCAATCTTTAGGAATGTATTTCACGATTGGATCACACGCATAAAAGGGTGTATATTGTTCGTCCCCATCTGCCGTTCGATTACTTGTTAGGACACCCGTATTAAGTGCCATTATTCTACCTCCAAAATCATCGCCTGTAATTCTTCGATTCTCTTCTCGTGAGCGGCGATTGCTCGTTCCTGTTTTAAGCCTTTCATCTCTTTTTTAACGCGTTTTATCTCATCCTTCAAATCCGCGTTCCATTTCTTCTTTATGAGCGTGTAAATCACCGCGACCGAATCGCTTTCATCGTCCGTCAAATCGCCCGCTTTCAGCCCATAATGGGCGCAAACCGCTTTTTTGATGTCGGTCTTTGTCGGCTTCGGCGTTTCCTCGGTTTTGAAAAGCGCTTTTACCGAGACCGCGTGAACGCCCACTTCGTCGTAGAAATCAACTCCGTCCACCTTTGCAACCGCGATGTCGAGAGCCGCGTGCGCTTTCGCGAGCGTTTGGAGCGTTGCGATAGTCGTAAATCGACCTGCCTGCGCGGGCATCGCTTCTTTGACAATCATCAACAAATTGCCGTATTTCTCGACTGCCGAGGTCAAATACTCTTTGAGCTTCGTATAAAGCGTCGCGACGGGCGTTTCGTCGGTGTGCGAGACTTCGATTTTGTCGGTTCGAACGATTGATTTTTGAGAAATGTCGTAAATCGAGACACCTGTCTTATAAAGCGCGAGGTCGAAGCTGATTATGTAATCGATTTCCGATAACGGTTTTTGAAATTTATACATCTTCTACCTCACCTATTTCAAAAATTTCTATCGTAATTTTCAGTCCGTCATTCTTCTCATTCGTCTTTTCGAAAAGTTCGGCCAACTCTTTTGCTTTCGATTCGGTAAGTTTTACGAAAATCTGCGGTGCGTTTATTGGGTCGGGGAAACCGTCTTCCACGGGGTAAAAAGTGATGCAATAACCTTTTCGCGGAAATTTCTTTTCGAGTTGCTCGCGACTTAATTCGGAAATCGTGCCTAATCTCATTCCTCGTTCTCCTCATTCGCGAAAATTTCGATTGTTCTTACTTCGCTCAACCTTACAAACTCGACCATTTCTTTCCCTTCCTCTTCGCCATTCCAATCGACGAATTTCAATCCGAGCAGGAAGTCTCCGTCTATATCGATAACACTCGAAATTTGGACGTAATCACCGTTGACATCTTCAGGGTCGCCTTTGTACCAAAAACGGAAAACATCGTGTTCATTTACGCAGGAACGAAACCACTCGAGAAATGAACCGCTGAAACTTTTGTATCTTTTATAAAAATCTTTATTCGTAATCTTTATCATTCGGTTGTACTCCTCCCTGAATATATTTAGTCGATAAACATCCATTTTTGTCCAGCCAAAATTCTAGCTGAACTGCGCTCGTAGGATAAAACTCTTCTATCACATCTTTAATTCTAAAATAGAGATTCATGCTTTGCAACGCATTGGAGATTATATCACACATCTTCTTGTTATTAGTGGTTTGATAACGTTTTTGTAAAGATTCAAAATGTTTAATTGATGCAATAAAACTGTCTTTTGTCATTAATAAGTCCTCACAATTCTTTCTTCACCGAGATAATCGCAAACCAAATCACCGAAAAATTTTAGCGCCATTCCTTCGCGATAAACGCTTAGATGCTTTTGATTGGGGAAACCTGTAATTTTTGTTTCATCTAAACGACAATAAATCGTGAGCTTTGTATCATCTATATCGTCTATTGTTTGCCATTCGACTAAATTATATTCCAAAAAAGAGATTGCTTCGTCTGATAATTCGTCAGCCCAACCTAATTCATAAGAAGTGGATTGGCTTCCCTCGTTGTAAGTAAGTGTATGATAGGTCTTGTTATTATTATCGAAGAGCTCAAAATACATCGATGTCACATTATACACAGACTGCGAAAATATTCCTTTATTTAATAATTCGTGAATGATCTTTTCTGTCGCTTTATCAAATTTATCAAAATCTACATTCACCGAATTCTCTTGATTTACCCCGAAACGAATAAAACACCCATGCTTTTCTGCGAGCGCTTTTAAATCACACAAAGTTTGTAAATGCGTTGAACTAAAATAAACATTCATAACTTAATCTCCCAAATAATCTTTTCCAGCCACCCATTCATCTACGGGCGGGACATCGTTCTTTCTTCCATATTCCCCATCAACATCGAGCAAGCCGCTCATCCAACCGTGCGGGTAATCAATCGAGAACCAACCGTCTTTTGTGTCTCTAACGAAATATACGTTATTGTAAGCGTAATTCGGAATCGAGCATTTTATAAAAAAGTCAGTTATCGGCGCGTAAAGGAAATTGGCTTTTTCAAGATTCTCTTTCCAACCCGCGAAAAGTTTTGGATAAAGTTCCTCGACAACGTTGGACGGGATTATGTCTAAAACTATCGCTTTATAACAACGAGTGAGCCCTGTTTTGCCGTCATCGAAAAAGGCGTATGTTTTGCCGATTTCGGGTATATTATTTTTCATATTTTCACCTCCGCTTTTACGTATATATCTACGAGTCCTCTTTTTATACCGTTTTCTATATTGTTGCCGTATCCATAAGGGGTAACGAAACAATTTTCTACCTTCATATCAAACCAATCTTTGAATTTATTCATATCTATATAATAATCTATCATATGATGGTCTGTTATATATTTAGTATTACCCTTAGAATCCGTTTCGTATAAATTTATTCTATAGATCCAACTTCCAATACCTATAAATGTTCTTAATAATTCTTCTAATTTCATAATACATTAAAATTACTGTTTTATTTATTAAATTTCGGCAATTCGGTCCATGCAATAAATTTGTAAGGCCAATCCATTTCGTATATTGCAAACCAGTTAGTTGCTTTGACGTATTTAGCAACCCAATAATTCCCATAATCGTCGATGACGAGTACATCTTTGCCATCTTCTAACGGAATTTTCTCATCAGTAATTTTATGCCACTTGATTTTTTGATAACCTCTAGCAACCAAACTTTCAGCTTGTTTTAACTCTATACAAATATTATCTTTATTAAAGTACCTACATTCAAAACAATTACCTAAATTGCATGGTCCAGGCGTTGTTTCAAATAAATCTCTTGCTAATTCTATATCATCCATGTGTCAGTTCCTTTTATACTTAGATAATTCTAATTTTAATTTTTCAATCTCTTCTTTTAATCTTTTATTTTCTGCCTCTGCATAGTTTAGTACGAGAGTCTGTCTTTCTGCCACTGTAAACTTTCCTTCGCAATTTAAAATTATTTTTTTGTCATCTTCAAACGCTATTATTAATTTATTGCACCATAAAGAATAATGTTCATCTCTGACTTTTATTTCTTCTATGTTAAACACAAGATTATAAAAATCTTTAGACCGTTCGATGAGATATTTAAAATTATCATAATCTTCCCAAGAAGCAAACAACTCATCACTCTCCAAAGTAGTTTTTGAATCATTTAATTTACACTTCAGTTGATAAAGGTAACTTACTATAGTTTTTAGATGTTCTGAATTAATTACTGATATATCTCTCCAACTCATAATTATCTCTCCAATATTTGTTTTGCTTTTTCATTCATCATATATTCTCCCAAAGTTCATCGATTTTCTTTCGGGTTTCTCGCTCTGTTTCAGAAATTTTTGGAACGTCGAATTTCATAATCGTTTTATCGCGTGAATCTTTGATATAACAAACGTTATCTTTGAAATCTTCATAACAATTTCTTGCTGTTATCCACCCCGAACAAAAGCCGATTAACCACGAAAGGTCGGGATTGCCATAAGCGGTTGACGTGTGGTTATTATAATAATTCAATTGTTCGCATTTCCTGACGATGAACTGATACCACTTGTTGAAAAACGGGCCGAACTCATCGGTGTATTGAAAAATATCCTGTGCGTCAACCCATTCATTCCCCGCGCTATCAGTTGTCTTTTTAAAATAAGGTGCTTTCATTTTTGCTTTCCTCTATTGTGATTTCATGAAACCATGTGCGTTGCGGTAAACCACCCTGTTTTATGGTTGTATGCTCCACCCATTCGTCGCCTTTCACTGTCCAATTTAGGTATTTTTCAGGAATTGCCGAAAACGATTCTTCGAATATCCACGAAATAGCGACCGTCGAGTAGTGTGCATAAATGAGGCAAATTTCATATGATCTTATTTTAGAATTTAAAAAATCTCTTAATGTCATTTTATACCTCTTTTCGTTGTTATTTTTCTTCCGAACTTATCTCTTGAAAAATATAAAAAATGAAAATTTGACGTAAGTTGTTCTTCAATTTCAGAGCTTTCGAAATCCACGTAATTATTATGCGTGATAAAACACGTAGAGATATGATGATAAGGGAATGTGGCTTTATCTGATTTAACTCTATTCAAAAATGCTGTTATATCGAATTTTCCATATCTTATGCTATCTTGATATGGGTTGGAGACATTCGTCTTATCTTCGATTTGTTCGTTAATTTCTTCTTTTTTACATTCTGTGGGGAACGGACCTGCTCCATGTCGAGTGAAGTATGTCCTTGTAACATAGCATAACTCGATATTGAAAGGAGTTTCCCCACATTTTTCAAGAGATTTCTGTGGATTATAACAACCCGTTTTGCTTGGCGTCAGATAAGGAAAATTGTCTTTATTATCCATATCTAAAGCAAGTCCCTGCGCTCCCTCGAATATGAGAGTATTATAATTCCTATATAAGTCCTGCGGCTCTGCTTCTGCTATCTCAGATGCCATTAAACGAAAATCTATAATGTAATCGCTCAAAAATCTACGAGAAGTAATTGAAGGCAAATAATCGTCAGAAATATTTCTCGGAATTTTATATTCTTCAATTTTACTGAATAAATACGCCTTAGAGATTTCTTCGATATATCTGAATAATTCCAAATCGGTCATATTCTTCATCTCGGAAAAGGTTTTATTATATTCAGAACTTTCATATCTCTTTATAGTTTCAAAAATTCCAACTCCGCAAGAACCGTGTTTTTGACCACCTCGTGCCCGTTCAACCATTTGGTTGAGTATCATATCGTATGGAGTAGTTACTCTGCAATGAGGTGAAATAAACACGCTATAATTACGAATGCCTATTTTTTCAAGCTCTTCAACCTCTCTGTTAAAAAGAATAGGATTAACTATGAAGTTTTGCTCAAAATAAGTATCGCTCCCATCTGCAGTTCCACAAGCGAGATGATGATATACGAATCTCTTGCCTTCCAAATAATCAACGGTGTGCCCTCTTTGTGCACCCCCATTGTGCAAAACAGTTAAACAACTTCCTTCAGCTTTTTGGGCGAAGTAACGAGAGGCTAACCCTTTCCCTTCGTCTCCATAATTAGATCCTATTACAATTTTAACATTCATAAAATTTTACCAAGAAATCCCATCAGTAGAAGTACAAGCTCCCGTCTCGCTAATAACCGAATCGGAAGATTCTACAATAGCACTTACGATTTGTGCCGCAAGCTCGTTCAAAGTAACGACTTTGAGGTGATTGTTATCAAGATACTTTCCCCAAGTTTCTTTGATACCGTCTCTATAATATCTATAACAAGTATGGTTATCGTTAATCGCAAAATGATAAACATCGTATTTTTTGATTACTTCATTATATAGTTCTTTTGTTTCAACGTCCCCTTGCAGCGTTTCGTTGCCAGTCACCCTTTTGAGAGCTTCTTTTGGTAAGTACGGATTAAGAGGTTCGTCTCCGAGAGTAATTAAAATACCTTTCTTGCCGCGTTTCCAAGCATCCAACTTCGTTTGGTTAATGGCAAAATACCAAGCTGCCGTATAGGATTCGTATTGATTACCACCGCCACCACGTTCAAAATAAACTTTATCAAGTTGCTCCACTATTCTAATATCGGATTCGAATTGAGAAGCCTGAATAGGTGCATCGTCATACGCAAGGTCTCCGATTCCCATCACAAGAAACTCGACATCTTTTACTTTCTTATATGTTTCAGTCATAATGGCGTTGAGTTTCTTTGAAACTTCCTCAAGGGCACTCCCCATACTCCCCGTAACATCAAGTGCAAGAATTACAGGGATAGTATTTGGATGTTCATCGCTATCCACGCATTCTCTAACAACGCCCTTTGGATCAAGTGCTTCGTCGAGTTTTCTCGCCTTATAAAGATCTTGGACATCGTAAGAAGAATCGAGAGTAACGGTCCCATCGGCTAAACATGAAGTTTTAATCCCTTTTGTTTTCGTATAAGATGTATACGAACTTGTAGTCCAGCTACCACCACCCATAATTATTTCTCCTCTTCTTCGTTTTCTTCGTTATCGCCAATTAGACTTCCAAAATCCATCGTGCCATCAAACATATCGCCAAACATATCACCCAAATTGCCGCCCATCATCATAAAAGGAAGCATATTGTTCATCGAAGAGGAACTCCCATTCATTCCTTTCATCATTTCAGACATCATCATATAGGACATAAATTTGTTCATTCCTTTCTTGCCTTTCATGAAATTTTGCCCAAACATCGAAACAATTTTTCCATAGAAGTACGTTTCTCCCATAAATACGTGTCTTTCGGGCAAAATATCTTCCACGGTCGAATCTTCGTAATTGATAACTTTAATAGTTTCGCCATCAGCTTTGATAACGCATTTCGGTTTGCCCGCCACAAGAATGATATCTCCGATTGCCACTTTGTTTGTGGGAATAACGAAGAAGAATTCTTCTCCGATGTTAAATACGAAGTTATCACAATTAGTTAATCTTTTCTTTTCAACGTTGTACGTTTTGTACCCGCCTGAAGTTTTAACCGCGATCCCTCCGTTCATAGACAAACGGCACATACCGTTTGCGACCTTGCCAAACATGCCATTAAACATATTTTCCATCATAGATTTGCTCCTTTGGCTTTCGCCTTATTTATTTTTTGTAATTAAATTATAACATATTAAAATTCATTTGTCAACTGTTTTAACGGGGTGAAATATAAATTTTATTGTGTCAAGAAATCTTTTAATCTTTCTTCAGCTTCTTCTTTTGTTAAAAATACCGATTTGCCAAGTTTGTAAGTTTTATTATGTTCATAAGAATCTTTAAATTTTACATAAATCCCATTTGCTGTAATTGTGACTGCTAAAACTACTCCAGAACAAATCCACGCATCTCTCAAAGATTTACTGTCGTAATAGGTTACGAACCAAACGCGCTGTCCGATTTTGATTGGAAATTCTGCAATAAGCTTTTCAATTTCATCGGGGGTGACTAATTCTTTGTGTTCACTCATACGCTCACCTTTAACAAAATTACTCTTTCCCAGCCGAGCCATTCCACTTTTTCTTCCATTGCTTTATCGAACTCTTCGTCAGTGAGATTTACGTATTCAGGCTCGTCGCAAACCTTGTTAGAGATTATCTCTTTTAACCAATCGGAATCATCCCTTTCGTAACACTTGCCTCTGTATTCCGTTATTTCGGTGACTTTACAATCGTAAATTTCGCTTACTACCCATTCCTCATCTTCTACGCAATTACCATCTATAAAAACCTTAATCGGCAATTCAGGGTTTTCTGCGACTAATTTCACGAATTCTTTGTTTATTTCCATAACTTTTTGCTTATTCATTGTTTGATCTCCCTTGCGAATTCATTCATAAGAATCACTTCTCCAAACCCGCCAAACGCGTCGGGAACGGATATTGTATTAACAAGAACGCATTCCAACCCCGTATTTTTATCGATGTATTTTCGAGTTTCTACGGTCAAGAGTTTATTGCCGAGATGAGACTTCAAAAAATGAACGGCGTCTTTGTTCTGTTTCGGGGTTTTGCAATTTATCCCTATGATATAATTGCCGCGATTTTGTTTGTATGGGTGTGTCGCGGTTAAATTCCAAATCAGTTCTTGGCCGATATAATCAATTATCATTTTTATACCTCTTAAAAATTCTTTAATTCAGGTTTTGTTGCACCTTGCCGATAAACAATTATCTTTATCTTTAAGTTGTTTTCGTCGATGAACTGTTGTAATTCGTCGACGTCAAGCGAGCCGTCTTCGATAAGCCAATATTTCCATTTTATTCCTCCTTTAAATCATTAATCGTAAATAATTCTTCTGCGTTGATTTCAAACGCGACTGCGCCGCCATTTGTCTCCTCTTCAGCGATTTCGAATTTAACCGTGTCACCATACGATATTAACCTTTGCTCCTCCATAATTCTCCTTAAATCTCGAAATCGTCGTCGTCAATTGCTTCATCGATCGCTTGCAATGCTGTGAATTTCTTCATCTGAATAAAGTGTTTATCCATTCCTTTCCATTCCATTTTAACGTGATAAGTATCAAACTCGTCTTGCGTGGAAAGATTATAATAACAACACAAATTCTTACAATCTTCGGGTTGATCGGGGTTATTTGCGCTAAACGGGCACCAAGCGCACAAAATGCTCGGCGACGGCTTCCACTCTTGGTTTTCGATTTTTGTAAAAAGCTTGTCGATTTTTGCAAGCCCGCGCTTTATTCCACCCTTTGTCAACGCCGACTGCCAAACGCCGTCTTCACCTGCGAAAGGTAAATCGTAACAACATTCAAACTCTGCGTCTTCACCGTAGACCTTTTGCTGTGATAAAACGTAAATCACGAACTGTAACGGCGTCGCTAAATCCTCTTTTCTGAACTCTTTGTCCTTGGTCTTTATATCGTGAATTACGTATTTATTTTGCCCTTTAACTTTAAACAAACGGTCAATATATCCGAAAAATGTGTAATTATCGTTATATTTAAACTCGAATGGAACTTCGCAACCAACAATTTCAAGCTCGGGGTGATCCTGTATATACCATTCCAAACGATACATTCCAATCGCCGCGAAGTATTTTGCCTTTTCTGCGTAAGTTTTCCCTGCGCGGCTGGGTTTTACCCACGCTTCGGGATATTTCTTAGCGAGAAGATTAGCACCGAGAATATCCTCTTTTTTCTTCCCGTTTTCTTGGGTGTGTAATTCGATGTTCCAAAAATCCTCTGTGAGTTTTTCATATGGAATTTCTTTACCGTCTTTTATGCAATTACCAATTGTTTCGAGAATGTAATGGCACAAATTGCCGTACTCCATTGTTAAGGCACTGTCTTTGGGGAAGTGTTTTTGCTCGTATTTTAAGTAGTAGGCAAACGGACAATTCTCCATTTGGTTTAATCTACTGTATGAAAATCTTGTTGGTTTTTTAACTGCCATTATTTTGTCTCCTTTTTTAGCCGTCCTGAATCTTCTAATAAATCTTTGATGTCTATCTCTCCGCTCAATTCAAATTTCGGAAAAGAAAACTCTATTTTTATCCTGTATTTTCCAGGTTCTACTTCTTCGGCGGTCGCTCCATCATAAGATGAAATAAATATTTTTTCGCCATTTGATTTGCGTTTTTTCATTTTGTCTCCTTTGGCGGGAATTCTTTAATATTAAAATTTAGAAAAAAACAAATCTAAAGCCTGTTCGATGTTTTCATCATATCGAATGCGCAATAATGAAATTCTATTTTCTAAACAATAGTTCGTTTTTATTTTATCATTTTCTTGCCTTTCTGTCAAGTCTTTTTCACCACCAAAATGCTTTAATGGCTTAAAATGTTGCTCCCCGTCGTACTCTATGCACAAATTATAATCGGGAAGATAAAAATCAAACTTCATCAGTCGTTTCTTTTTACAACCGCCGAATGTTTTTTGTACTTCAAAACTAATATTTTTCAAAGATAAATATGTCTTGATCTTTTCTTCTCCTTTAGAGACATTGCATTTTGGGCATCCACAACCCCCTAAAACATTCCCTGCCAACGCGCTCCATATATGTCCACATTTAATACATCGAAAGGTTGCATAGGCACTTTGTTTTGTATAATCTCCAACCAACTTCACGCTTGGGTTTTTAATCGCTAATTGTTCAATATACTTTTCTTTCGGTTTCGGGCATCCAGGTAAATTCAAATCTATTTTTTTCTGAATAACCCGCTTATACCCACACTCTTTACAACCACACCCACGCAAAACGCTGCTTGGTGCTATATAAAATTCCTTACCGCATATCTTGCATCGATGTAAAATTTTTGTTTTGGTGTTAACATACGTTCCGATCACATCGACTGTACTATTTTTTTGACTCGCATCTTGAACATATTTTTCGTGCGATTTTAGTTTTGAGTTCTTTGCATTAGCTTTCCTGCACACTGGACAGCAACTCCCTTTTAAAATATTACCAGGATAAGCACTCCATTCATACCCACAAACACCACAACGATGTTTAATTTTCGTATGACGACCAATAAAATCTTCTATGGGTGTTATGTTCGAATTTTTAATTTTTTCGGCATATTCCTCAGTAGTCAATTTGTATCTTTTCTTACATTTTGGGCATCCGCTTCCTTTTAAAATATTGCCCTTCAAAGCACACCAAATATATCCGCACGTTTTACATTTAAATTTAGCTTTCTTGGCTCCCAATTGAAAATCACTTATGTACTCTACATTGGGATTTAAAGTCGATATCCTTTTAATAAATTTTTGTTCGGCAGCAATTGTCCTTTCCTTTAATTTTTCCTCTAATCTTTTTTCATTTATCTTTTTGTTATCTTGTTTTGTTTTCTGTCTTAATTGTTTGCGTCTATTTAATTCGCAATGTATACATGGATATTTTCTGCTTTTAATTTCAAGCGGGCGCCGTTTCCATGTGTTCCCACATATTTTACATCTAAAAAGAATTGGATGTTCAACGCCTTTAAATTCTTCCATTAATTCTATAGTCTGTCTCTTCTGTTCAGAAAGAGAATTTATGAAATTATTTTTGAGCATTTCCATTTCTTCTTTCGATTTTTTATGCGAACATTTTGGGCAACCGTGCCCACTTAAAATGTTGTGCGGTGTAATCATCCATTCATTTCCACAAGACAAGCATCTATGTCTTAGAGCCGTATGGTTATTTTTATACGGCTCTAAAAGCTCTACATTAAATTTCACTATTTCATTTTTATATTCTTGTTCTGTTTTTGCTTTAGGCATAAGGATTCTCTTTTATAGTCCAAAAACGAAACCAATCTTCATATTCTCCGTTTATTTTTTCGAATTTCTTCGTTTCTGGATTCATTCTACTTTTTTGTTTTGATTCAGTTGCATATATTATAACCATTCCTTTACTCAATGGCTGTTCTGCAAATGCGTTTTTATAACACTTTATGATTTTTTGTTGCCCAGTCGATATATCATAAACACTTACACGAGGACTAAATTTTGTAGACGGAACATCAATAACATAACCCCAAAAACGCTTCGAAGAATCTTTGAAACTGATATATCCCAAATATTCCAATTCGGAAGCCAACCGCTCGGAAAGCGTGAATTCCTTTGGTTTAGCGTTCTCGCAGAGATAAGAAACAAGCGCGGCGGAATCGGTTATGCGATATTGCTTTTCGGTCTCAGTCGCGAATTGGAGAACCGCCTCGCGAGGAAGAGTGCAGGTCTCTTTTTTGAGAAGTTTTTTGCCTGAATAAGTGTTGTAAATGTCGGTAATCATGAGGAGTTTTCCAACATCACCAAATTCAGAAAAGAAATCTAAAACTGTAAGAATATACAACTGTTTAGAATTCAAAGGGCTAACCTTAAGAAAATCAACAAACGAATCGAATTTCATATCTCGCATTTCGTAAAGTTGAGAAGCAATATCCGACGATAAAAACTTAATCGAACTCAACCCTTTGTATATCTTTTTCTCTTTTGCATCGGGTACATAAACATCTTTTGAATGTCTGAACTTAGGTGGCAAAATTGGGATATGTTTAAATTCTGCCAACTGTGTCCCCATTTGAATATCGTCATCATTGTTCGCGTTATTCAAGTATGCCGCAATAAATTCGGTTGGGTAATAATAACGCAAAAACGCACAAGTATAACCGATCATACTGTAACCTGTGGAATGATTAAATCCAAATTGATAATTCGCAGAGTCCTCAATAATTTGTAAAAACGCTTTTGCCTCTTTTTCTGCTTCTGCGCGAGGTTTATCAGACTTCGAGCAATAGCCTTCGAGTATTTGAGGAAGAGCCGCATCGAGTCGATCTTTTTGCTTACGACCGATCGCTCTACGAACGTTGTCTGCGTCACCACCGCTTAATCCACAAATCTTTTGAAGAAAAGCAATTGTATCTTCTTGGAAAACAAGAAAACCATTGTTATCTTTAAGTAAGTCGTCGATAATTGGCGATGGGTTTTTATTGATTTCGTGTGCCATAAGACGATCTCGGTACGAAGCGCCAGACGGACGAAGGGCGGCGTTTACCAAACTTAAGTGGTTTATTTTAGACGGCACAAACTGTTTTAACATATCGAAAGCGTATTTTCCTTCAAACTGAAATATTCCTGCGGGAGAAGTAAGCATGTCTTTCCATACCGCTTGGTCTTCCCAGTTGATTTGATAGGATTTTGGATATGGTATACCAGCAAACACACAGGTGTCTTTAATAATTTCAACGTTCTTCAAACCCAATAAATCGTATTTATTAAGTGATACCTCATGACATTCTTCCATATTAATTTGAAGAATTCTTTTACCGTCAGACCAGAACATCCCGTAATTATCTTGCAATGTTATAGGGCTTACAATAATTCCAGCGGGGTGCATAGATTGTGATATCGCCGTATTTAACAATCCGTCAAAATAATAAAATAAATCGGGATATTTTTTCTTTGTGTTCTCGGGATTTTGGTCGTATTCGTCTTTAATTTGGGCAATACGATTTAAGCAGAATGGCGACTTGTCGTCGATATATTTACGCAATAGTTCAGCCTTTCTTTTTTCATCGTAATAAGGAATAAATTCGTTATCAATTACGGGTTTTTGTCCTTTATTTTCATAATAAGATACAAGTTTCAAATATCCCTTATCAGAACGTTCCCAACGAGTTTGCAACGCCCTGCCAATTTCGTCGATGGTCCCTTTATCGGAAATTGTACCGATGGCAAGTATATAACCAGTATAATCGACGCCGTAAGTATCAATTATATGCTTATAAACAAGTTCTCGCTGTGTGGGGCTTATATCGATATCGATATCGCCCAATTCTGTACGGTTTTCATTGGCAAAACGTGAGAATACCGTATGCCAGACTACGGGATCTACGTCAATAATATCTATAAGATATGCAATTGTGGATCCCCCACAACTCCCACGACAAAAGCCAATTGGGATGCCGTTTTGCCAACACCAACTTACAAGGTCGGACATAAACAACATAAACCCCAGCATACCAATTTTTTTGAAAACACGAAATTCTTCTCTCACATTTTCAATATATTGTTTATTAGGCTTAATAACTCCACGAGTAATTTTGTCTTTATATCTTTCGTTACATCTACGTTTAAGTTCGAGTTCATCATCTTCATAACATTTTGCATATTTGAATGTTTTATCGAGCTTAAATTCTTCTATAGACGCCGCCATCACGTTGGTGTTTTCAATCGCTTCAAGATATGTTTGTTCGGATAATACACCCTGCGTTTTGAACATATCGCAAAGCTCTTCATAACTTTTATATGTTAAATCAAACTCGTCTTCGTTTGTAAATTCGATTTTTTTAGCGGTCTGCAAAACCGAACGGCACTCGGCTTTATATTGATTGATACTATGAGTATCAGTTCCAGCGATAAGCGGTTTGTGATATTTTTGCGCCATATCATACAGCCACAAATTATACTCTTTTTGTGCTTCGCTGTTTATATGGGGTTGAATCTCTAAATAATCATAATACCGAATAAGGCTTTCATCACGCAATTTATTAAGCGGTGATGCAAGACACGCACTTATTCTAATCACGTGCTCTGATGATATACTTTTAAATTCATCAAACGATAAACGGGGTTTGTAATAAAAATGCGCTTCATCGGTTGACAAACTAAAGAGAGAGTTAATTGTTTTCACCCCCTCATAATCTTTTGCAATAAGTATAGTGTGATAGTTATCACGTACTTTTGGTTCAAGGTGCTCAGTGAGATATATTTCTATACCGTGAATATATTTTAATCCGAGAGCTTCGCAATATTCTTTCTTTTCGATCCAGTTATAGCAATTTCCATGTTCTGAGAAACCAATAGCGGTTTGCCCTAACTCTTTTGCTTTATCGGAATAAAGTCGATGGTTTGTGCAACTATCGAGAAGACTATCTTCGGTATGGAGGTGATAACAAACATAATTTTTATTGCCCATTTTCTATTTTAACTCCGTATTTCTCAAATAATTCTATTTGGGGTTGCAACCCAGCATAATATTTATTTTCGGCCATTAAACGAGCGGTAACCGCTTCTTCGAATGAATCAAAGCATCCTAGTTCTATTCTTTTTCCATCATAATTTATATAAGCACGCCAATGAGATAATGAATTACTCCAACTAACACCAGTCACACCGCTTACATTATTCGCTCGTAGCCCTGTATTTATTGAGTTTAAAGATTTATTTACTATCCTTAAATTACTCTTTCTATTATCAAGTGGATCTCTATTTATATGATCTACAATATCTTTTTTGTCATACACACTAAGTATATAACGCTGCATCATTATACTGTTGCCGTCAAGCATGGCCGAAGCATAGCCCCACGTTCCTAAGCTCCACTTATGCTTAATTATTCTATCAAGATCTTCCGTATCTATTTTACAAGTAGCGATACGTTCATTCTTACCGTTTCTAATATAAATATAAGTTATATCGCCGTCTGTATCATATTCATTTCTATCGAAAACTGTTATCGGGCGTAAACCACCGAGGTTTTTAATTTGCGAATAGTGCCTTAAACAATAATATCTTCCGTTATGATAAATCACATGATGTGTTGAACCACAAACATCACAGACTCTATCTTCTACATTAATATGTGGAGCAGGAGCTGAATCCAAAATTTTACCCTTATTTCTTAATTGGGTATAATGCTTTGAACATACTTCTTGCCCATCGTATTCGCCGCCACCATGCCAAACTTGATATCGACAAGATTTTGTATCTCCACAAACCACACAAACATGTTTTAAAATGCCGCGCGGGATGGTATCCATGATTTTCCCATAACGATACATTTGAATGTAATGTCTATTACATAACATTTTTGTTTTATAAAAATGTGCATCTTCTTCCGCTAACTTTCCACATATCCTACATCTATACTCCATTTCAACCTCCACTCGATAAAACTGCAATTTTATTATTCTTCGTATTCAGGAATTTCCATCCACGCGACAACTTCATCATCATCGTCGAGCGTTTCAGAGGAATTTACAGCAATCCACCAACCTCCATAATTTGGAGTATACCTAGCCATCGAAACAGTCGGGTGATACGACTTGCTTCGACTACGAAGATAGACTAATATATAATCATTTGTTTTAGGCAATCCGTCTTCCGATACTTTATGCCAAATACCCTTATCAGGCTTTACTCTTTCATAAAAACGATACCCACTTCTTTTATAGCCTACAAATTCATCAACCGACATCCATTCAAGATCAGCCTCGATAGACCGCCCAATCTTATTTTCAAAAATTACAGGTTTTTCTGCAAATCTAAAATCGTCGAATGTTTCGAGTTCTTTACCTTTTATGTGCTCCATCTTTTATCTCCAAATAAAATCATCTTTTTAATATATCACTTCTTCGCCTGCGTCTTCATACGCTTGCCAATTCAACATATACGCGCTGTAATAATCGTCCACATCTACTTCTCTTTGATTGATGAAACCCAAAACCTCGTTGATTTCCACGCCTACGATATTATTCGCTTGTTTCAGCTCCATGAGTTCCTTTTTAACCGCCGCGACTTTGCAACCCGCTTTCCCGATGAGATACCCTACACGATCCGTGTAAATCAGGGCACGATAACCCCGTTTCTCTTTTTCGTATTTTAATGCAATCCCGACCTGCATAACCCCGCAATCTTTAATCCACCGCGAAATCACGTTATAAATTTCGGGGCTTAGAGAGATTAAACTCGGCTGCGTGAGTTTCTCGATTTCACGTTCCAAGCTGCGAACCTTTTTCGTCGCTTTTTGGTATTTGGTGTAAACCACAAAAAACCCGATTGCCAAAGTCACCTGAACAACTGCTGAAATGATCCAAGTTACAATTTCCATATTTCTACCTCCGATTGTGTCTCTATTATAGCAGATAAAAAAGAACTTGTCAAGCATTTAGCCGCAAGTTCTTAAAAAAATTATAAATAATAGTTTCAAAATAATACTTGTTCGCATTCTATCGTGTCGTTAATCTGACCCGCGATTGTATCTGCTCTGCTTGCTATGGCGTTTAAGCACAAAACTCTTGTCGCCTCATACGGCGAGCTCAGAACGCCAGCGGTCCCAACTGCGACACAACATGTCAAAATGTTATAATTCTCATCAACGCGATCGGGGATTGCCACAAGCATATCATCGGGCAAATCTTCTAAAATTCTTTTAAGGTCTGCGACCGTCATACATATACTGTTCATATTCATACATACATTATCCATATATTAAAACACCTCTTTTATTTTATCCCGTTTAAACGGTTCAATTCTCGTGTCACAATTCTCTGAATATCTTCTAAATTTTCTCTCTTCAGCTCGTAACTCGCGACCGTAGGCCCCACGCCATACGCTCTCGGACCTGCGATTTGGTAATCGTCGAGATAAACGGTCGGACCTGATTTGGGGTAAGGGTATTGAACGAGTTCTAATTTCATTTTGTCTCTCCTTTATCTATCACAGTAAACTTACCACAATGAGGGCATTTTGCAACACCCGTAATCGCGGGCGCCCTCTCGGTGGTTTTTGCACAAAAATTTTTCCCGCAATTGTTACATTTTACATTATCCTTCTTATATGTCATTGCAAACCACAATGTATCCACTATCGCCCAAAACGGGCTAATAAGTACATATAATATAATTGAAAAAATTTTTCCAAATTTATTCAAAACCGTCGATCTCACAAGTAAATTTAAAATTCCAAATTTACCTGACGAAATACCTTCTGTTATCAATCCAACGGAAAGAGAAATAGTTACTCCTGCTTGTATGAAAAATATCACTCGCAAAATTTCCATTATAAGTTTTCAACCTCCCAACCAAGCATTTCTTTCATATTTTTGATTTGCTCTTCGGTGAACGTTTTGTCAGTTAAATTTATTTGCAAACTGCCAATTGAAATCCTTGCGGAATATTTCGGCAATGCGATTTTGTAGCCCTTGAGTGGTATGACGCCTTCGGGTAAAGGCAAATTGTCGGGAGTTTCTTTCTTCATTTCATGCCGATAATATCTACAACCCTCTCTTGCGATCGTATCTCTGACGCCACTGCACACCAACGAACTGCATCCTCTGCAATATTTCTTGTAAAACTCGTCTTCGTCATTATGCACGTCGCTGCTTCCGTATTCAATCATTTTGGGTTCAAAACAAGCGCAATTATCTTCATTATTTTCAAAAGGACAATCATCTGGTGGTCCATCAAATAAGCATTTGCCTATCTCTTCCGAATAAAACTTGCATTTCATATATTCAATCCTCCTATTAATCTGCAATTTCCCACTCAATGTCATCAAAACATTCAATATCTTCGCAACCACTTTCTAATACAACAATTCTATATTTAGTCCCTTTTGGAACTTCTTCTACCCAAATAGTGCGATGCTGTTGCTCTGGATGGTCCTCTAACCATTTAATCAATCTTGGATCTTTTCTGCTTAAACAAAGTTGGTCTACACCAGTTATATTATACGCATCATAAAATTCTTGAGGCACAGCATCACAAAAAGGTCGATAAGTTTTATTTATTAGAATTTTCATATATTCGAACCTCATATCCAAGTTCATGTAAAGCTTCTTTTATCATATTGGATAAATAAAAAGCCGATAATTTGGTGTTGTGTTTGTTATTACACAATATATTCAATTTTTTATTTACAAGATTGACTAATTGTGTAATGGCATCCTGTTTGATTTCTTTAAGAGTTATGCCAATCTTCTGTTCTTTTTCATATTCAATTGGTTTAGAACCCATACAATTTTCAAAGTCATTTATACAATCACACAACTGAGGTGGAACACCAAATAATTCCTCGCCGAGATGACACAAGCCATTCTCATAATACTTGCAAATATAATCAAACTTTTCTTCTGTACAAGGCGACTCAACCTCAATAAGAGTTCCGTCCTCGATTTTGTCTTCGAGTTCGGCAAGACGATTTAATAATTCTTCGTAACTTGCATTAGATGCGTTTTTACTTCTTTTAAAAGTTAGCTTCTTATAGTTTTTCATTTATACTTCTCTTCAACCATTCTTTTGGATAATTCTTCTTATATTATCTTTTAATTGCCAGGTGTAGGAATTACAGTTGTAATACTTCCATCAGATCCAAGATAATAAACAGGCAACTTACCATCCCATTTATCATTTTTAAGTTTTTCAAGATAATTCTTAACGCCAATTTCAAGTTCAGTTTGAGTTACAACTTCACCATCAGATTTAAGAAGCTTATTGATAGAAGCACCATCAGGATTTTTATAAGTTACAACTGTCCACCCATTTGTAGAGGCAAGTCCTTGAAGTGCAATAGCTGCATTTTTCTGACCTGCATATTCAGCTGTATCAGCTTCAATCTTAGCTACTTCCATATCTGCTTCTGCTTTAATCTTTGCTACCTCTGCTTCAGCTTTAGCTTTTGTTTCAGCAATTTTCTTATCATTTTCAGCTTGAGCAAGTTGCTGAGACTGTTCAATTTCTGCTTGTTTCTTCTTCTGTTCTGCAACCTGCTTTGCTTCTACTGCATTAGTGAAAGCATCCGTAAAATCCATATCCTCAATAGCAGTTGAACTTACATTAATATGATATTTATTAAGATTTTCTCTCAATAGTTTTTCAATATCATCTGCTAATTCACTTCTAGTTTGAACCAGCTTTTCTGCAGTATACTGAGCAGAAGCAACTTTTACAGCCTCAGTAATATTAGGTTCAATAATAGTTGAATAATAATCCTTACCTATAGTTCTATAAATTTCCTGAGCATTAGCACGATCAATTTGATAGTTAAGAGTATATTTCATACTAACTTCCTGAATATCAGAGCTAAAGCATTTCATTTCAATAGTCTGCTTCTGAACTCTATTATCCATCTCTGTTACAGTATTCCAAGGAGCTTTAAAATGGAATCCTGACTCAAGAGTATAGTTTTCAACTTTACCGAAAGTAGATACAACACCAGTATTACCTGTAGTTACCGACACAACACTACCACAGAATGTACCAATACACCCTAAAACAATTCCAGCTGCAATAGGAATGACTGCATATTTCTTAAGAGGATTGGTCTTAACCTTAACTCTTTCATTATCCGAGTTATTTACAGTTTCCACAATAGAGTATCTCTTAAGAACTGTTCCAACAATAACACCAATTGCAATAGCAATTAAACCTAAAATAAATTCCACCATATTTTAATGGCACCTCCAAATAATTTTTATAATTTAATTATATATTATAGTATAAAATTAGTTGACGCTATATTTTTATACTTATTTTAAATTATCTCTATCTTTCATACTTCCTTCCAACCATTTTTCTGAATAATTCTTCTCATGTTCTCTCTTCCAACTGGGTTTGCTGTGTGAAGATGAAAGGTCATTTTGTTTTTGATATAATCTTTAACCATTGGATATTCATAAGATAACTCTTCCAATTTCTCTAAAATTTTAATATAATCACCGCCCATATCGGCATATTTTCCAGCATCATGATCGAGAGAAATTTCTACATCATCTTTATTATAAAAAGCTTTCTCGATAAAATAAAGAGCACATCTGGTTGTACAAGCGGTGCAACTATAGTCTTTTGGCATTTCTCTTTCATCATCAACCCAAATTTTCATTATTGTTTCTCTCCTTATTTTTAACCACCTACGTTTTCGGGAATTGCTATATACCAAACAATTTTCCAATGGTACGGATCTCCCGTCGTGTTTTTTGCTTGCTCGATAACATAGCATACGTTCTCGGCAATACTGAAATAGTCCATTTTATATTCGTTCTTGGCAACGTTAAATACGATACCTATTTCTTGTTGTCCTTGATAATTGTTGTCATATGTAGTTTGTACAGAAAAATAACCTTCTGCACTGTAAAGAAGCTGACCAGTATATAGATTTACAAATGTAATCTTTCGATAGACATTGAATTTGTCCGCTTCCTTCTGAATATTGTATCTCATCGTATCTGCTTGATTACAGCCAGAAGCAAAAATCATCATTATAGCAATCATTAAAGTCAACATAATTTTAATAATCTTTTTCATAATCTTCTCCTTGTTTTATTTTTTTTAAAATTAGTCATATCACTCCACCCTATCGTCTTTTCCTTCACAAAAATCTTTTAACCTCTCCTCGCAGTCATCAGGCGTGCATGGAAAAGCCCACTGATATTTTCTTTTACAAACTTCACATGTAAAAGTGTTTTTATCTATTTTTTTCACACTAGTAATTTCACAAGTTCCATGATTGTCACAGCAATAATTTTCTACTACTTCCATGGCATCGTAAATATCTACTGCTTCTACAGTTTACTCTAAAGAATAATCTTTTCCCTCCTTAAAGGAATTGACTTCAATATGGTAAGTTTTAACTTTCATAATTAATCTTTATTTTCCTTCCAAGGCAATTTTTCTACAGGCTTAAATTTAACTTCACAAATTCTTACACTGTCCCTGTCATAATCTTTCCAACAGCAATAAAGAATATGTAAATTTTCCATATAAACCTTTTTAGCTTGTTCAGCAGTTTTAAAAGTTTCAGCATGATAAAAATCATCCCAAGTAGGATAGCCAATACTAAAAGAACCCGCATATTTATCATAACTAAAATATTCATATTCTGGTTTCTCTAATTTGTTTCCTGAACAATCAAATATTCTCTTTATACTTATTACAAACATAACTTAAACCTCTTTACCTAAAAGTTTCTTTAATATATTTCTTTCAGAATCATTATCTAAATATTCTAAAACTTTTTCTACTATTTTATCAAAATTAGAATAGCCTCTTTTTAACTCACAATCTAAATAGCCAACTTCATAAGCAAAATGAATAGCCTCACCTACAACCCAAGAAATTTCTTCTTTATTCATATTATTGCACTTCCCACAAGAATTCTTCATAGTTAAAAATTCTACCTTTATCATCTCTAAGATTAAATTCTAAACTATAAACCTCTGAAATTCTACTTTCTATACTCTCATTAAGCACAGAATTAACTATTTTATCTCCAAAATAATCGTTTAGATATTTTTCATATTCTTCATAAGTGTTAAACTCGTGTTTAATACCATTATGATATTCTATAATAACTTTACCTTTATTTTTATCAAATAAATCTTTTATTTTCATATTATTCTACCTCGATTATAATGTAGTCAATTCCATTTTCATCAGTACCAAAATCAACACCATATTGTACAATTGTTCTATCCTCAAATTGATTAAGCATTCCATCAACATAAGTTCTGCCATCCTGTGGATACTTAAATGTTTTTACACTTCTTGAGTTTGCGTCGTCAACAATAGTAATATCAGGACAGAAAAATCTTGTATCTACAACTTTAAATAATTCTTTAACTTTCATAACCAACACCTCTTATTATAAACCCAACTGTTTAAAAGACTCAAATAATTTATGGGTGGCCTCGTCCTGCTTTTTCATTCTTTCGATATTTCTTTTATTATCAGAAATCCAATTCCGACTTCTCTTTATAATGTCTTCACACTGTTCTTTAATATCTTCCAGATAAACTTCCTCAGACGCTATAACGGGTTTGTCTTCAAGGTTGTCATAAAACAGTTTTCTATCTTCTTGCTGCTCTTTGGCTTCTTTTCTTACAGTCAAAAGCTGATTATTCAAAGTTTCAGTCACGTTGTAATATTCATCAGGCGTCTCCCAACTATTAAGAAAAGACTGCAACTCATCGGCACGGCGTTTCAGGTATTTAATGCGCTCAGTGGCATAATCTGTTTTGTTGTTAATTTTGGTATTATACTGCGCCTGCCATTTCTCGGTTTCGTCTTTCACGTATTTCCCATACTCTTCATCAGGGTGCTCTTTTATTTGTTTAAGAAATTCCTTGGCTTCTCTTATTCTTTTTTGGTCTCGTTTTATTTCCCTTTCTATGTAAGGGATTCTTTGGGTGGAATTTAAAAAATCTTCCTCTTCTTTAATCCATCTAGGTTCATCTCTAAGCCAATTAAAATAACCCAAATCTCTAAGTTGATTTAGCACATAAGCTTTAAAGTCAATAGGAACATTATCATGACAATAACAATTGTAAAAAGTATAATCTTCTCTCATATTTACTCCTTTACTCAATCTGTGGCTTTATTATAGCACACCGAAATCCGTTTGTCAACTGTTTGAACGAGGTTTTTGATAAAATTCCGATTTTATTTAGCGGGATAAAAATCACACTTTCTTTTATCTCCACCACAATGGCAAACTTCGCAGTTCTTCGTCCCGAAACAATAAGATTCTTCTTCGTCAATGCACTCATATTGAGTGCCGCCGTATAATGCGGCGTAATATCCCCTTTCGTATTCGCTCAGATAGTGTTTGACTGTTCGGGTTTTGTAATGAGGGCATTTAGTCGAAACATAAAGAATCAACAGATCTGTGTCATCTACTTGCTCAACTCTTTTCAAGTCGAAATCCCCATAATTTTCTTCTAGACTTTCCTTTGTTCCATATGCTGAGATATTCCCGTCTATGACCTTAATATTCGACGCGGGAATAACTACGCTTAACCAATCTTTTACCAACATATGCTTTCCTCCTCCTTAACTTCTACTTTTGCATTTGCCCAGTTGTACTCCAAGATATCGCTATACTTTTTTGGCAACGCCGCGACCATTTTGTTAATTCGTTCACCCCAATCAGTCATAGCTTCTTTCGTGCGATAAAGTTCATCAGAGTATTCTTTATATCGAGCTTTCATTTCATGTATAGACGCTTTTTCGTGACTCTCTTCGGGGAAATAGGTTTCAAATTCGTCTATCTTATCTCGCAATTCACTCATTCGATTTACAAGCCAATCATGTTTACTGCCCAAACGGTCTTTCGTGTATAAGGCGCAATAAAGTTTCCTGCCTTCTTCCGTCGTTTCGTAAAACTTTTTATAACGCCGAGTAAGTATGCAAAAACCAACTGTACATACGAGATACATCAAAACAACAACTACGCACAAAACAATAATACATATTTCGAACCAATCCATCTATACCACCTCTGTACAATTACTTTTACTTATTTCTCCACTCTTCCCCGCGTTCTGCGTTTTTAAGACGAACATAATCTTTTAACATCGCCTCATTAAAAGACCAACCAGCAATAAATCCAGTCGTCGTGTCGTAAATACTAATTAAATGCCATTCATCGGCGGCTCCGTTGAAATCGAAATAATCCCAAACGAGCGGAATAGTTTTTTCTTTGTCTTCGTATTTACCACTGAACGGGAAATCACGAACGCCCCAACCAGCCCAACAAGCCGCGATATAAGCTTTCGGGAGAGAATTGAGATATTCCTTTGTCTCTTTGTTATTTTCCAAAACCTTCATAACACCCTTCTCCAATTTTAAAATTAATCACAAAAATTATAAAAATATTTACAAAACAACGTAAAAAATTCCGTTCTCGCCTTATCAGATTCTTTCATCGTTTTTTCATCGCATATATAGTCAAGCTCCATTTTATCGAGCAAACCAATCATATAATCGAGCAATTCATTCGTCTTTTTCTCGTTTTCTTCTTCGGTTTCTGTTTCGCGGTCAAAGAACCCGACGAAACCTCGATTATTACGGTAATCTGTCAAAATCTCCCGCATAACGCCGATAAACCAACCGTCAGTTTCCCATAACGCTTGCGGAGCATAACCGTGATTCAAGACAAAAAACACACGCTTAATCAAAATCCATAAATCACCGATGTTTTTATACCAATACCAACCGCGATAGCCAAAAAGCCCCGCCGATAAATTGTGAAAACCTTTAAATTTCTTCATCTTTCTTTTTGCCATAATCCCACCTCTTCAACTGTTCGTTTTTTACCTTTTCGAAATACTCCGCGCCATTGTCGCACGGACCACACTTCGTCCCTTTGATCGTCGGGTCGAGCGTCGTATCCCAATACCAAAATTCGATATCGCGTAACGCCGAAAACGATTTTAACAATTTGAGGTTTGTTTCGGTCGCCTCGAAATCCAGCCCTTCGTCGAGAGCCATAATCACGCGTTTCGGGTTGAGCTGTAAAATTAACTGCGCCTGTTTTTCCGACAACGAGTGCGAACCGAGAGCGACGATGTTTTTTACGCCAAACCCGTAACTGACCATACAAGTTTTTTCCGACTCGACAACCCAAACTTCGTTCCCGTATAAATCGCCGTAACTTTCCGAATAATTGAAAAGCGTTTGGCTCATTAAGCAAGCATAGTCTTTTTCGTAAACATATTTCGGGTCACTCTCGTCAGTCGTTGAATAATTGCGTCTTTTTTTAATTCCCATGAGCATGCCCGTTTCCGCATTACGAATAGGAAATATAATCCTTTGGTCGTATTGGTCATACCCAACATTGTAAAACCGCTGTGCCTCGATCGTAATTCCGTCTTTTATCCAGCGTTCGTTCGGTGTCATATCGTATTGGTCGAGCACGCTTTCAGGATAAGTCTTCACTTCGATTTCCGCGTTCTTTCGCCCGATTTGATTGTAAAACTCGCCGAATAACGGCAATTGTTTTTGCTTCGCCCAATCGTCCGATAAACCGAGAATTTTCTGAATTTTCCCAACGACTGTGCGGAAATCAACGCCTTTCTCACGCATTATATAAGCGATTATATCTTCGCCTTTCGTTCCGCGTGCGTAATCGGTAACATACGCGCCGTCGTTATTATTGAGACGAATCTGAATGTTATTGCCGCCACCATCTGCGTCGCGGGCGCACCGAATTTCGCTTACTCGCGGAGTAATTTTTTCAAATCCGAATTCTTCGAGTAATTCAATGAGCGCGTCCGCGTTGGTTATGAGCTTTTCCTTTATGTCTTTGAGCATTTCAGCCTCTCGTCCATTCCCCGTCTACCGTAACTTCGAAATCGGTCAAATTTTCTAACTTACTTATTTTCAGGTCATTCCCGCAACCGACAAACTTGCAATTGCTATTTATAAAATTGCCGCCCATTTTTTCAGCTTCGTCGATCGGGATAAAAGTCGTCGCTAAATATGCGGAATATTTCCCGTCTTTTACCGCTTTTGAATTGAGCGAGTAATCGTTTATAACGAGGCTCGTTTCGTATATAACCGCCGTAACCCAATTATCGAAATCACCGTACTCGAACTTTTGAATATAATACTTGCGCCCCGAATCAGGGAATAAATCGGTGAGTTTAACCTTTTTGGGCGTGTCGTACATTGTAATCATTTCTCTGCCTCCGACGCAATATAGTCGTATAACTTTTCTGCCGTTGAAATATCTATCGGTGTACCGTCCATTTCGGTGAAACACCCTTCTGCGTAATCTTTCCCGAAATTCAGGTCGTATATGAAATACTCAATCTCATTCCCGCTGCAAGTCCCGACTTCCGACCCCATTGCGAGCGAGAGCAAATCAACCATCGCGGAGCATTCAGCGCCGTATAAGCCGATTACTCGGCAATCATCGTTACATGCCTTCTCCATTGCCTCTGATAACATATCGTCTTTGTCACACGTCGCTTTTATCCGCCCGACGTACTCTACGAACTGCTCTTTAGTTAAGTACGATTTTTTCGTCATTTTGTGCCTCCCGCGTTGTCTCTTCCTGCGCCGCCAAATAAGCCTTCTTTGCCGCTTGCATTTCTTCTTCGGTGATTTTCCTGTAATAGTTGGTGCCTTTTACGGGAATGAGCATTCCGTTTACGAGCAAACGCGAGAAAATTCTGCTGCCCAAATCCTCGATAACAGCGGAGCTAACTGCCTCTGCGTATATGGTCGGGATCTGCGCCTCTTTTGCGAAACCGATTACGTCTTCGCGGGTAAAACTCGAACGACGCGCCTCTATCCGCATCAAAACGCGGTCGATGACCGCCTGTTGAACCTCTTTCGGCGGAACTTTGAAAACCTCTTTTTCTTCCATGTCAAATCTCCTTTTGGCGAGCGAATTCTTTGTAATCGTCGATCGCCTTATATCTTATCTTTCTCTTCTCTGCCGTGCCGACGAGTTCGGGGTTGAGTTCCTGCACTTTGCGGCGAACACGCCCCACACTTTCCATCGACGGCAAATCACCATTCACCACGCGGCGCGTGATTTCCCAAAATGACGTCTTACGAACCGAAACACCGAGCGAGTTCAAGAAATACGCGTATAACACGTTATCGTCGTCGCGAGCTTTCGATTTGTTCCTTAAAATATCTTCCACTTTTACCGCCATTGTGTTAAGCTTTTCTTTTGCCATAATACAACCTCCAAAATTTATTCTTCGCTGCCATTATAACATAACAAAATTCATTTGTCAAGCGTTTAATGTAAATTTTTCAAAAAAATCTTTCGGACAAAAATGGATAAAAAAAGGATATTAGACTTTGAAAATCTAATATCCTTAATCATCATTAATATTTAGAAATTATAAAAGAATTATTTATTTGGTTATTTATTTTATATAATACTACTATATCGTTTTCTTTAAGTTCATATTTAGAAGAATTCTTTATATTAGATATTATAGTATTAAAATCAGGAAATAAACAAATATTCACCGTATTATCATTATTAACACTTTTCACCATTCCGATCGAAGTGTTATCTCGTTTATTAAGTTCTTCTCTTACTAACTCTCGAATAAGAGAAACAAGTTGTTCCGCATTGTTTTCCATATCTTACCTCCGAGTCGTCAAAAATCCGAAATTCTGTATATTTGCACTTGTTATACTCATCGAACCGCTATAATCAATCGGGCAACTTATACTTTGCAACAAAAATCGCTCCTGATTAAATCCATAAAACGAATCTGTTACACCGATTAAATTGTTTACCGATAGAAGCGGGTTATACCGAACGCCATTGCTCGCACTTGATTTAAGTATCAAGTGCTGACGAAGCTCGTAATCGGCACGTTCTTGCGCTAGAATTTCGGTGGTAATATTCGAGTCGTTTATTGGGCTTGCAGTTCGATATCCAATTCGCTGGTAACATAAGGGCGACCCGACATTATCATTCACGGAAGTGGCTATAATGACATTACTATTAACAGTCGAACCAATCACTATAACGCGGTTAATCGCTCCGCTAAGATCAAATGACAAATTATTATTGAAGATATCCCCGTTTTCATCATAAAAATGGTATATGACGGGTTTATCCTCATCACCAGTCACATCGTTTATCGGAACAAACGTGAGATTTCCTTCGACATCGTAAAACACTTCCGCGTTAAGTTGGGTGGCTATGTCTATTATTATCGAACCTATGGTGTCTCCTGCTTGTTTGGGTATTTCGGCTTGTATTTTTGCGCCCTTAAACTTGCTGTTATATATTATGGGTTTCGGATCGATTACCTGCCCGTTTCCTCTTTGCAAATTAAGCAAATCCTGAATCACTTCTTGAATGTCATTGCCTACTGGAACAGTATATGAGGTCTCAAATGTTCCCGTTGCGCCTTCTAAAACGGCAAATTTATCGCTCAATTCTACGCTAACATTTGTCGTGCCAGGTTCATGAGAGGGGGAGATCGATGAAATAACATAAATCCCTTTCTTAAACCAAATAGTAACACCGTTTATTTCTAAACCCATATCAAAGCTTATTTTGACTCCGACCCATAACCCATTTATGGAAGGTGTATATTTCCCAGTGTAATTAAATAGTGAAATTGAGATACTTCGACGTTGCCCATTCTGATAATTTTCATTATAAGTCCCGCCCATGATTATATCTTCTTCAGGGATATCTTCTCGAATTGTCTCGTCTTCATTAAGAATATGAAACCGAAATTTTGGGTTTATCACGGGGGTATTGTCTATTTCTTGCTTTATACATTCTATGGAGATATTTTGAGAAGTCTCTGTTGAGTAATACGACAAAATATCTCCACTTGCGCTTCTAACTTTATAACTGCTCATTCAATGCCTCCTTATAAAGTATCATCTATTATCTGCAAATCCTCGGTTGTCCCAATTTGTGTCCAATTGAAACTTATGGTGTTTGGCTGAATTCCTACCGCATCCATTGGTTTATTAGAAGAGCTGTTTAAAGTCACTAAAAATGATTGCCCCGCACGGTCTTTAAGCAATTTCGGGTTTGAGGAATACACCACTTTTCTCCATGCTAATAACATATCTACCCGCTCATTAGAGGTCGGTTTTGTGTCGAAAATTCGTCTTTCGGTATAACCACCGTTAGAATTTATGATTCCATTTTTTTGTTTAATGTAACTTGCGGGAATAACTTCACTTCCAAGTAAACAACTAACACTGCCCGATATATAATTCGTTCGCCCTTGAGAATATTTGTTAAATTGTCCTAAAGTTTGCTGTTCATTTCGAGATATATTTTGGGATTGCTCTCCTGTTTCAACATTGAGATTAAATAACCACACATCATCAGCGGTCGCAGTAAATTGTTTTTTATTTCCAGCAACAGGATGCAATTCAGTAATACTCCAAGCACCCCAATTAGTTTTATTTGGAATTACAGTGGCTTTCTCTATTTCCTCTCCTTGCCGAGCATTACTTGGATACAAAACATATTGGTATAATCTATGGTTTGATATATTAAAATCCCTAAATTTAAAATTATTTATATCGGTTTTAACGGGTTTTAAACGAGTTAAAGCTTTAATCTCTTTATCATCTCCAACCGATACTTCTTGCTTATATATCGAAGCCATAGATTCTTCACTTTTAGCAATCGGAGCATAACCCTGAGTATAATCACAAAAGAATCCTTCGCTATCATAGTCTTGGTAATTAAGAAGTAACGCGGTGCTAATTGTATCTCTTTGTTCATATGTTACTTTAATCGGTTTTTCTTTACTGTCATCAAAGGTGTTTAAAACATTTATAAAGAATACATCTTGACCAAGTTTGGTATTTTTAGTCGTTTCATCAAAAGGCGAAACTAACACTTTCATTTTATTCACAATTACTTCGCCTCCTCTTCAAATAAATTAAATATAAAATCATTTTGCGAATTAAATGTTTCGGCGGTCAAAGTCGTATTATAATTACGTAACCCCAAATTTAAAGTCCAAATTTTATCATTAACAAACTGTCTCCCAGTATGTTCAGAAGAATTGTTGATATTAGTTTGTTCATAAATACCTTCCTCGCTTCCTTTATCAAACCAATAATGATATTTCTTTTTTCCATTTTCATCGTAATAAGCATCATTCCAATAATTATACTCACCATTTAATACGTTTATTTTCTCGCCGTTTGCCTGCGTTACAACAACTCTTTTTTTATCGTTAAAATAAGAATATTCTTTATCTTTTTTTTCGCTGAAAACATAACCGATTTTTCCTTTACTATTCAAGGCCCCTTCACCTCTAATATGGCGATAATTTGAATTTTCAGGGAGAACATCATAAACTGCATCAGTATCCAAATAGTCATAACTATCGTTAGCTGCTTCATTTTGAGGCACCCAAGCAGAAACAATCTTAACATCTCCACGTTCTTCATCCCAGTTTAAAATCTTCGAAGCAAGTAATATTTCGTCATTTTCCGAATATTTTTTAGTATATAAGGCTATTATACTATATCGATTTGCTATGGAGCCGATATCTTTAACGAAGAATAACTCCTCGGAATTCGGAGCTTTTATAACTGTGTAATCTTTTCTTCCGATTACATCGGTACTATTTACCTCGTATTGACTATACGAAGTTAGACTGTCATCAGTATAAACCACAATTTCTCCGTTTGAATCCATTCTCGTAACAGGAGGCAGATATACTTTTATAATTGCTTTAGCAGTACCAAATAACGAATCGTCTACGTCTATTTCATATTTTATGATATCTCCATTAAAACCTGCGCCCAATCTATGTTGTGAATTCATAGTGCATGAATCTCCAGTTGGGGAAGGGATAGAGGCAATTGTTTCTTCTCCAATGATTTGAAGTTTATCATATTTCATTAAAGAATCACGCCCCTCCATTTTGTTTACATCTTTTATATCCGATAAAGATAAATATCTTCCCGATTGAGATTCAGGGTAATCAATCGTATATCCGTAATCATATGAATTTTCAACATTAAAATATTCATAATTTGAAACGGGTTCATCCGCTTCTTTAACCGTATAATTCTCTTTACCTGTATTTGTTGAATTATAAACACGATATTTGAGCGTTTGGCTACTAGGATCAGGAATTACGATACCTAACTTATTGAAGTCTATTATATAAGACTGAGTAAGGCAATCCAATTCTACCGTCAAATCGGTTGTGCCAGTAATAAAATCTATTTCTATTTCAATATTGCCATAAGTTTTATGACTTGTGCCAAATTCATCTTCGACAACCAACACGACTTGATAAATGTGCTTATCTTGGAGTCCCTGAAACGTGTATGATAAATCACCACTGTAAAATTTATCCGATTGCTCGGTCGTCCCATCTGACAAATCATTAATAAACCATTGATAATTTATCCATGTTTTATTATTAATTTGTTCAAAAACGCCCTGAAAAGTCGCAGTTCTTCTGCTTACAATCATTCTTTTAAGTAAATCTGACGGTAAAAGATTTCCATCATAATATATTGAGACCGTTGGTTCGGCGTAAGCGTAAAACGGATTTTCATCGCTCCCCTTAAAATAAGACGAAATTTTATATTGGGTTTCATCTGGTTTTAATTTTTCACCGATATTCCCACTCAATTGCCACATCTCTGTGTCTATTGTGAAATCATCTATATTTTTATAAGCAATTTCACCTTTCTTTAAATAACTAAACCGCATTCCAGATTCTATTCCAATAAAAGGACGTATATAAACTTGTCTGTTTGTATTTTTAAAAATTTGCCCTTTTGTTTTGTCGGAACTGTACCCTTTGCTTGCGTCAGTATATATCTCCACGGGTTTCTCGCGGATAAAAATAACGGGCGTCTGGTTAATTGTCCCAACTGTTTGCGTGTCGGTATTTACCTGCCACCTTGTACCGTGGTCGGCTCCGTTTTGAACATAAAACACCGCGTTAGTTAAATTCGCCCACGTATCACCAGGCGTACTTCTAAGCCACTTAAGCGTAAGATCGTATAGTGTCTTTGTCTCGCCATTAACTTCGACGTCGCGTTCCTTTTCAGAGACCGAATTTAATGTGAAAATTCCGTTAAAAGCGTTTGCGTCTGTTTCTCCTTTAACCATAACGTTCGTTCCAGTAACAAGAAACCCGCTCATTTCAGAATCGAACGCGGAATTTGGAATATCGTTTTGCGCCGTGTAAGAACGGGACAACCCTTCAAAAACCTGCTCGAAATAATACGGATAAACCAAATTACTACCCCATGCCACCGTGCTCTTCTTTCTCCCAATTGCAACATCGTTCATCGATTGACTGATGGCGTATGCAACTTGCGATCCTGCCGCAATCACGTCGGGGTCGTTGCTGAATTTGTATATCTGGAAAAAAGTCGCCGCTTCAACCTCTTCATCGGTAAACTTGTTTTCCTGCGGGTATAAATACCCGTATGTATGATCATAGCTATTTATCAACACTCTCTTCGAAGTATTGTTTAACTGAATGAAATAATCCTTATATATGTTATCGGATAAATAACTCTGAATGCGGTTTCTCGTCGAACCGAGAACTTTTCCTTGTGTGATAGTCATATCATAAAATTTATCTGCTTTAACGCCTGTCGTGTTTCCTTGTTCGAGGACGATCTCCCACTTATACGGTTGATTGATATAGCCGTTAGAAAAACGCGTCGCATCGAATTTGGTGCCAGTCGGGTCGTTTACGTTATATCCCCCGTTTTGATAGCCGATCGTGTTATTGTTAATCGCCTTCCCTTCGACGATCAAAGGCAGCACAAGCGTCGAACCGTTCAAGCCGCTGTTATCGTAACCAACGGGATTTATCGGATCAAACTTTGCCCCTTCGAAAATCACGTCATTGTTACTGTCTAATATCTTAATTTTATACCCCGTAACTAATTCGTTGGACGTGTTAAGCTCACAAGTTATATCCTGCGCTTTTGTCAAATCCAGGCACGTCAAAAACGGTGTGCAATTGCTCGGTTTATAAATAGCCATAATTTTTCCTCCTCTTTTTTATTTTTTTAATATTTGAGTATAACGGGCGGGAGGTTTTCTCAACCCGCCACACCCAAAGTAATGGTAACGCGTTTTTTTTACGGAAACGCGATAAAACCGTTTTTAAATATATTTAGATATCATTTAGTAATCTTAAATTTCGAATAAAGTTGATAAAAATAAAGTTAACATTAGAGGGCAGTCACCTCATCACTAATTGAGCCAATACCTAAAGCGAATTTTTTATTGGTCACAGGGAGTCTAAATGGATAATTTAAAAAATACCCAATTGAAAATTTGTCATTTTCGACATCAAGGTAATTACCTATATACTCTGTATTCGCTGAATTATCTGGCTGAAATCTAATATTAAATAATATATTACTAATGGCGTCAATTTCCGAAATTTTACTAACTTCATTACCACTATGATTTATAAAACACGCTTTAACTATATTATCCCCCCAACCGTCGCTAATGTAAATTTTGTGAAAGTAAAGTGACTTTGATATTCCGTTTTTTGCCGTTACAACAAATTCATCGGTGGTATTGTTCGAGTAATGAGCGCGAACCGTAGTATTAGTATTGTCCCCAACAACGGTAGACGAGACAGTTTCAAACGAAGTAACACCAACCCCATCTTCCCCTTTCCCTGCCAACGCTTTTATCTCGCTTTCAGTCCAGTTCGCATAAGTCGTGTCATTTACCTTTAATTTCTCCAATTTCGCCGTCGCCGCGTCGCTCGGGTTTGCCACAACCGCCGAATACGAGATGTCTTCCGTGACTACCCAAACGCCTTCCGCGTCCATAACGTAAGTCGTTTTGCCAGAATTCGGGGACGTTACGATTACCGTGCTTCCAGCCTGCGGAACGCCGTAATCAGTCCCGTTTTTCGTTACAAATTTTTGTCCGTGCGAAATACTCTCTAAGTCAGCCGCACTGTCAGCGAAGAAGCTGAGAATGTATTTACCGTCTGCGAGAGGTTTCGCGTAATCTAAATATAGCATAATTCCTCCTTGTTTTGGTCGCGCGGGAAAGGGCGAACCCGCGTTGGACCGTTTTTCGTATAATAAAATTACCCTTTTATTTAATCCAAGTTAATTATTATGACGCGTAAGCCGCATTTGTGCACGTGCTTGCTCCAGGATCTTGCTCAAGTCGTCGCCTTTTGCGGGGTAAACGTTCATCGTAAAGTTGTCGAAGTATTGACCCTCTTCGTAGGTCGTGTTTCCAGCGTTGCCAGAAAGCGTCTTTTGCGTAAGCGAACCGAGCTGTGCGACCAACGTCGGAGCAACTTCCCCGAGCGCCCAAACGTTTCGGGTTATGTCCGCAGGGACGATACCCGTCTTCGAAGGAAGCGCGGTGAGCGTGCCGCCAGGTGTGATGACCGCTTCGGTTCCAAGTTCGTTGATAAGAGCTTTACCGCCTTGGAAGGAAATGTCTCCACCCGCTCTCGTATTTGCTTGGCTTCTAATAGCTTCTTTCTCTTTGTCAGACAAAGAATTCCATTCGTTTAATATACCAGCAGCTCTGAACATTTCTCCCCACCGTGCATAATCGCCTTGTAACATGTTGTTTTTGTTCACGAAATCCAACATATTTTGGAAGTTTTTAGTATGTTTCCCTAATAAGATATTTCTAATATCATCCACGTTAGAAACTAAGGCTTTGGTATATTCTATTTGAGTTTCACTAAGGGTGATAACGGGGTTAGTATTTTCATCAGATGTCTGCATACTGCTCTTTTCATCAGGTGTATTTAGAACCCCTTCTGTTTTAGCACGCATATTCATCCGATTTGTGGCATTTGTATAAGCATCCGCCAACATCGTTACGCCTTCGGTTACGGAAGCAAGACTTCCTTTCGTTCCCTTATCCGCTGCCCACAATTCCCAAATCTTTTTGGTTTGTTCAAGTTGAGCCTGATTTGGAAGAGCTTCGATAATGTCTTTCTGCATCTGAAGCGTGTCGATCTGCGTCTGAAGATTTTCTTGGCGTTTTTGAGTATTTAAGTTTTCGAGATTTTTTTGCGCTTCGGCAATTGCTTCCTCATTGCTTTCCATAACGAAGCCAATCAATCTGTTACTTTTATGACCACAATAAATGTGGCGGCAAGGACGTTAATCCTTACTCTCGTATTTCATTTCGTTATATTACGAGTTCAGACTGTATATTACAATATGTCTAAAACATATTGAAGTAACTTCAATCTTTATGTTACCACAAAGATCCTGCAGTCGTTACGGTTGATAAATTTAATTCTTTTGTTAATATGCTTTCTATATTTTTTATTTGTTTATAATCAATAATTAAAAGACGTATTCCATTCTGTTTACAATATTCTGCTTTTATTTTATCACGCTTCTGAATACCTTTAAATTTTTCAACGGCTTTATTTTTCGATTCCTCAGTTGGAGTATATGAAAAGTCTACTGGACGGAAATGTTGTTCACCTTGAAATTCAATACAAATATTATAATCAGATAAATAAAAGTCAAAAGGTAATTTCCCTTTATCTTTACAATCTTCAAAATATTTTTCTCTCTCAAATGGTACTTTGTGGGCAAATAAAAAACAGAATATCTTCTGTTCACCGATCGAGCTTTTACAAAAATGGCACCCGCTCTCCCCGTTTAATAATTTACAAGGAGTAGACATAGATACTTTATTACAAATATTACACTTGTATCTTATTTTAGTGCGATTATTATAATATTCATCAAGTATCATGATAGAAGGGTTGACGTTTTTTAATTCATTTATAAATTCTTCATGTGATTTAGAGTAAGCCCGATGTGCTTTTTGTGAAGCACACTTAGGGCATCCACGACCTTGTAATAATTTGTTTGGAGTTACCATCCATTCATTGCTACAAATTTTACATTTGCATAAAATTTTTGTCGCAGTGTTGATATAATCTCCAATTATATCAATTCTAGATGTTATTTCTTCATGTCTCAATAAATCATTTTTACAAGTCACGGCGTTAAAATATCTATATTGGGCAGTGGAGTGCAAGAAATTATATCGATCAACGACCCTTACTCCTTTTTCGGGATATGATAAAGAGCGTATTTTTAACTTTGCCTTACCGTCTTTCCCCGTAAATCTTTCAATAATTTCAGCATTAATCTTCTTTGCCTGTTCGTTGGTTAACGCTATCAAATCTTCTTTAATATTATTTTCCATGTCATCACCTCCTTTTTTAATTTATTTATATTTTATTGCATATTAACATTTTAAAATTTATCTTACCTCGGTCTTACCTACTTCTAGGTTTTAACCGATATAGTTACTTAAGGGCATATTTGTTTACCCTGTCTATAAACCCTTCTCTTTTCTTTCCGAGCGTCTTCGAGCGCTTGTTTCGCTTTAATTAGATTGAGTTCTTTTTCTCTCTCGTCATTAATTTGAGACAAAGCATCTTTTTGCTCTTGGAGATTATTTATTTGCTCTTCGAGTTGAGATTTAATATACTTAGACGGCTTCTCTAAAGCTGTTAAGTCTTTGGAGTAAGTATAATTTATCGTTTCAAGATATTCCAAAAACTCTTGGCGTCTCGGGTCTGTCTCATCAAATTCTTTAACTGCATCTCTAATTTGAGATAAGGTGGTATACCCGCCTTTGTCGATTTCAGCAACATATTCTTTTAACCCTTTGTTTTGCAAGTATTCTCTGAATTTATCGGTCGACATTCCCATGGTCGCGTCATAAAGCGCGTTCTCCATATGGACATCCTGCCCGCCGCCGTAAATTCTCTTATAAAGTTCCTTTATCAAAGCGTCAGGGTCGTCTTGATTCATCAAATACGGAAGCAAATCTTTGAGTTCAGAGGTCGTCAAAAGACTGTTGATCTGTCCTGCGGTCAAAGCGACATTCGAACTTAAATTTGAAAATACCGTACTCAGTTTCTCATAGTATTCCGTCGTCTCTTGAACGTTCATCAAACCCATTGATTGAGTTAAATATCCGAACTGCTTACCAAGCTCTTTCGCCGCCTCGGTTGTTAAACCAAACGCTCTTGCAAACGATTCAATACCTTGTATATCGTCTTTAGAAATAAGATCCCCAATCGAGCGAATATCTTTCGTTATATAATCACTCAAAGTCGAGTCGGAACGTATTTTTTTAACGATGGCATCATAAGCGTCTTGATGAATTACTCCATTCTCATCAACCACACCAACACCTTGCGAAATTAGTTCGTCACGAATTATCTTAACAACGCCTTCCATACCAAGATCACGTATTTCATCACGAGACTTAGTGTTTAAAATATCGGACGTTAAATAAGCATAATCAACTTGGGTAGATAAAAGTTTTGCATTTAATTTTTTCTGGTTATCTAATTGTTTTGATAAATTATTTACAATTGTTTCCCATTCAGATACAAGATTTTTATTTGTTTCAGAATAACCTTTTCTTACCTCTTCAAGGATTTTTTGCGCATTTTGAAGAACTTCTTCTATATCGTTTCCTTTTATTTGAATATAGTCTATTTTTTCAGGTCCACTATATGTTTTGCCTTGATAGGTAACACCATTAGTAGTATAAGTTGCAGTGTTTAGAAGGTTAGCAATATCTTCTCTTGTATAAAAATCCAATAAATTACTACGTGTATAATATGTATCATTTGGATCTTTAAATAAATAATTTGCTTTTACACCAGATCGATCCGATTCATATTTTTTACCAACGTATTCTTGTATTTTTTTTCTATCTTCTTCCTGTTTGCCGAGGGTGCTCTCTACCGTTAATCTGGCAGTCGTGAGCTCTAATTGCCTCTTAAGTTGCTTATTGATATCGACATTCCCCTTAGTAATTTGAGAGAGAACGTCTTCAATTGTCGTAAATGTTCCAATATCAAGATTATGAACATCGGCTAAAAACAATTTAGCTAAATCTTCATTATTAGCGAATTTTTCTCTTAAAGAATCGGCGTATAATTTTAACTTTTCGTAATCTTTAGATGTATAGGAGTCTTTGTTCAATAAATCCTCGTTATTTTCGATAGCGGTTTTTATATCGCCAAGTGCAGAAAGATTTTCTTTGGCTTCGGCAACACGCTGCTTCATTTGAAGCTCGTCTTTATGAGCCCATTTAGCTATTAATCCAGCCAAACCTTCGCCAGCAATTGAGCCCAAAGAAGAAACGATTGGAGCTATCATAGGTCCTATAACGGGGATAAGGGCGGTTGCCGCACCAGCTACTGAGCCAGCAGTGGCAAGCCCAGTTCTTAACGCTTTGTCACCACCAGTTTCTTCAACGGTTTGGCCGTAACCAGAAACTTGCTTCGTTGTCATTAATTGAGTTGCTAAGGTAGCAATTCCAGAGACGGCTGCTGTTTGAGCGAATGCGGTCATTCTCGCAGCTTTCGCATCCAGCAAACGCTTTAACGCTTCGTTATCATCTGATGATAAATTTTGTTTGGCACCCAAATATCTTTTATAATAAGCGTTTTGTATTGATGGATCAGTTACAGAATCGAATTTACCACTTTCATAATCTTTTATAAACTTACGATCTTTTCCTACAGTACGTTTATCGGCTGCGTATTGCCCAATCTTACTAATTAGACTACCATTTTTAGTAATTCCACTTTTGTCTTTCTGAACCTCTCCTCGAATATCTCCGACTTTTTTGTCAATACTTTCGAGTATATTGTTAGTTTTCGTTCCTCTGCCTATAAACGGGATGTTGGCGATTAAACCTTTAAACCCGCCTGTTTCGCCTTTGCTGGTAAAGAAGTCAAAAATTTTTGCTGAACTCGCAGCTGCAAACACGGTTATTATATATTTGAGTTTGTCGGCATTCTCGACCAAAAGCGCGACTGAATTCGTGAGGAATTTCATTACCGTGCTTGTTTCAAGCGATTGAGTAAATCCTTCCCACGCGTTTTGAAGCCGCTTCGTCGCCGCCTCCATGGAGTCCATATAAGCGGAATACTTCTCGTCGGCAGTTCCTGCGGCGTTAGCGGATTCTTCAGTGAGTTCCTTTACACGATCCCAGTTGCTTAATAATATATTGAATGATTCACGTTGACGTACCTTTTTGTTACTTTTCATACCTGTAATAATACAGGCGAATAACCATTTCTGGCTATTTCTGCACCTTCTTTTTAATTGGATTATACGTGCAGGTCGGACTATATCTTAACCTTATACGGTTGACTGCGTATAGTCTCTACGGATTTTAAATATTAATAAATTCTTTTATCTTTTGTTTCATCTTATCGATATCTTTTTGATCTTCAGGATATAATGCTAATAATGAAATATTGTGTCTTTTGCAAATTTCGATTTTTAAATTCATACCATCATTATAATCTTTATAATCTACCATTCCAAAATATTCGATTATTTTATTACCAATCTTCCAATCGCTAATCTTTTCGCCAATATCCTCGTCGTCAACAAAATTTTTATAAGGGACTTCTTTTTCAAATGTTATGCCGAAATCTATTAGAATGTTACTTATAATTACTTCCGACATAGATAGACAAAAATTATCATTTTTATCTCTATATACCATTAACTTATGGCATTGACCATGAACATAGCATGGTCTTTTTATTCCTATAAGCTCAAATGCTTTCGTTACAGACCCAAAATATCTTCTGTATGTCGCTTCAGTTGGTAAGCCGAGCGATTGAAACTCGATTAACAAAGGGACTCTTCCCAGCTCTCTTGTAGCCTTTTCTAAATCTTCTAAAAGTTGCTCTTTATCAAACCATTTAACACTTTTCTCTTTATTTTTAACCAATCCATATTTTTTAGCTTGCGAACGCAATTGTGCCCTACTTAAATACGGAAAATATTTTTCATGTAAATATTTGTTTGTATATTTTGGATATAATTCAATGAATAATTCTTCGTCCCACGGTCTTATCTCGTGCCCAAAATAAACTCTTATATGATTATTACGTGCATAGTTTGATATATATTCAGCTCTTTTACCAATAACGTCAGACATTTCATGAACAGACATATTCATGTGGTTGTTTTTGACAAATTCTTTGTCGGAGTTTGATAATTTGTTGTTATTATAAACATCTCGGCTTATACCATTTAAGTGAGCCATAGAAGTTATCGAAGATCTTTTATTACAACCTAAAATTTGAAATAGCTCTTCCCAAGAAGCGATCGGATAATACTTCTTTAACAATTCTATCTTTTCCTCTGTCCATTTGAATCGGAGGCACCCTAATTCTCGCTTTTTAGCATAGAAACAATCTGGGCTAACGCCCAAATATTTCATCAAATCTTTATCTAAATATTTATCCCAATTTTCTTTAAGATAATCTATCTGCCACTGCTCCCATTTCATGAAAATCACCTCCTTGTTATTTACTTATTCACTATTAATATTTAATCTTTCCTCGGTATTATCTGTCCCCAGAACTTCACCGATATAGCAATCTTCCTTGTTATTTATTTATAGTGCTTAACAAATTATGTTTCCATAATTTCTGGCATACGTCATCCTACCAGCAAAAGCACTCGCAACTGCATTACGACTTACATCATCAAGTGTATCCCACTTTTCAGCCAATTCGTCAAGGACATCTTCGATACTTCTCATTTCAGTTCCAGAAGTACGAATTCTAATCCCTAACTTACCCAATACTTTTTCGATATCGTTAATATTACCCGAAGTCTCTTCGGCGCTATCGCTCATATCCGTGAATACGCCCGCTTTAACGTTAGAGTATCTCGAAATAAGAGTTCTGAGCGCCTCACCCGCCGTGCTTGCGTCACGCTGCGTAACTTCGGTAATCGTAGTTACCATTGCGGCGGTTTCGTCGAGCGAAAGCCCTGCTTGTTGAGCGGTAGTGGAGACTCGCGCGAGACCTTCCGCTAAATTTCCTGCGGAAATTGCAGCCACTTGGTCTATTTTTGTCAATTTATCGACAACCGACATCGCGTCTTCTGTCGAAAGTTTAAAGCCTTTTATCGCGCTCGTCAAATCTTTAGTTGCCTCAGTGGTCGAAATCATACCGAGTTTAGCGAGTTTCGAGGAAGCGACAATCAATTGATTGGCTTCTTCCCCTGCGTAACCTTGTCTGTAATTGTGTTACTTTTAAATTTAGTTTATCATTTAAAAGATTCTATATTTGTGTCTAAATTGTACTCATAATACATATAATTTCGGACTTTTAATATTTCAAAAGCCCGTTTCTTTATGTTTAAAAGTATCTCATCACTAGGCAAAATATCTGTGTTAGAAAGTATTTTAAATAACTTATAATTGTGGTTTGTTAAAAAGGTTATTCTTTTATTTTCTTTTCTAATAAAGTTTTCTCTTGTTTCATTACCTAATTTAACACTAAGATCGTGACCGCTTCCATCATATTCGCAACATATGTTGTCCGACAACAAAATGTCTATGTGATAAATCCAAATAGGATAATTCAATTCTCCTTTGTATAAATCACACAAATATCTTTGTTGTCTGCTTGTCGCAGTTATATCGTTCCCATTTTCATATAATGTCCGATTACACTTTTCACGTAATTCATCACTTTGAAGGGTATAACTACAACCATAACGACTCTGCATAGTCTGAACACCTTTAGCCCTAATTTCTGCTGATTCAAGAGGGTTTTCACAACCATACTTCTTAAGATTATTTTTAGTTACCGATTCATGAATTTCTGGAATTCTTAAAGTAGAACGACATCCGTATTTTTCTAAAGCATTTTCAGGAATTTTGTATTTCAAACATTTTGAACAACAGTTTTTCCCACATTCGATAGATTCTATATACCTTCGGTATGATTTTTCTACTATTTCTCCACAATATTCACATATCGTATGGATTTTTGTCCCAGATGTTTTTGGTAAATCAGAAACTTTTACAAAAATTCGTTGTCCACATTTTTGAATATCGTAACCAAGATTTTTATAATAATCAAAATTATATTGATTTATAACCATTTTAACTTCACTTTCTATTATCACAAATATTTCACCTCCTTTTATAGAATTTTCTCTGAGTTTCCTCAGAAGTTCAGAATATATCTTTCGCATAGATTTCTCTATGTAGAGCTCCCCATTATCCACACTCGTGGAACATATTCGTTGAACCTTCCTCTGTTCGAGGTTTGGCTGCTGATTTCCCAATCCATATATTTTTAACTATCACACTTACGCCTATTTCATCGTTATGTTGTAGTTATATGGCTCTAAGGGGGTTCCAGCAATTAAAGGAGTTTATAGTGAGCCAGACATTTGTTAACCCACTCGTTTGCCGAATTAGCAACTTCGACAGTGGTTATCCCCAATTCTTTTGCAAGTTGTGTATATCCTTGTGCGAGCGTTTGAGCCTCTTCCGCCGTAGCACCCGTGACGACACGAATATTCGTCATCGCCGCGTCCAATTCTTTCGTATACTGGATTACCTTCTGTATATCCTGCGGGATCTTGTTCAAAATCTTCGCAGCAATTCCGAAGTCTGCAACACGCATGGTCGCACGGCGAATATCGTTCGCCATCATATCCCAGATAGAGGTCGCGCCTTTTACGCTTACAAGATTCTTTTGCGCATTTGATTGTTTCCTAAGAGCTGCTGTTGCGTCGATCGATTCTTTTGTTGCTGCTTGTTCGGTCGCAACCCTTTGTTTGAGCGCGTCGTTATTACGATTGAGATCCCCAAGCTCTTCATTAAGCGCGTCAATTGTTCCATAAATAGCATCTTTGTGTTTACCGCCGCTTAATGTTGCTTGCCTTTGAAGCTTATCAATCTGAGATTCAAGGCTTATAACTCTGTTAATATACTGTTGATATTCCCTTATATCTTGTTTCTGCCGTTTTTCAGTATCCGCTTGTGCCTTCTCTTCATCGCTCTTGCCTTTTCTACCGCCAGATTTCGGTGGTTTTTTACCACCTTCATCTCCGCCTCCAGCACCACCGTCAGATGAAACTTCCATTTTATTAGATGGGGCGCCACCTCCGCCGCCAGACAAATAATCCATCTTCGCATCTATCGAAGACGTATCTTTATGAATACCTTGGACTTCGGATAATATGGCTCCAAGTCCTTGTTGCGGTTGATATGAAGCGCCAAAAGCATCGGTCATTATTTCATCAAACGCAGTTCTTCCAGCTTTACTCAAACCGCCAGATGATTTCTTATACGATGGAACTTTAGTCAAAATCCCTATCAATTCGGCTTTAGCTGCATCAATACCAATCTGTTTAGCATTCTCGATCCACGCCTGAAGACCACCAGAACCATAATCAGCAAAAACCTTATCATTAAGATATTTATAAGTTTTGCCAATTGTGTGACCTTCGTAATCAGTTGTAATCGAAGTTGCTTTAGTTCTAGATAAATCTGAAATGTCAGCACTTGTCGCTTGCACCTTTAAAATATTATCGGGTATCATCGAAGTTTTGGACGACAAAGAGGTGTTGACATCTTTTTCTGCAGTAACTTTCTTTTTTTTTGCTTCTTGTACTTGCTTTTCTAATTCAAGGTTCTGTTTTTCAACTCGTCCAGTTTCTTCAACGACATCAACATTTTTCTTGGTTTCCTTTGTTTTGTCATCGAGAACTTCTTGGATTTGTTTTTCTTGTTCGATTCCTTGTTTTTTAACTTGAACTTCTTCTTTTGTTGTTTGAATGAGCTCTTTTTGTGTATCCTTATTTTCACCTTCGATTACGACACCATGTTCTTCTTCGGATATCTCTTCCTTTGTTTTTAAATAGTCTGGAAGTTCCTCTCGCATTTCTATGTTATAGAGATCGTGTTGAAGATCTTTGTAGTCAAAGTCGCCACAATTTCCACTCTTGAAAAATTTACGCAGATCTGTTCTGTTTCTTCTTCCATCTTTCTTCGTTCTTTTAACCTCTTTTTCAAAACGGACATAATCATCAGGCGAATCTTTGAATAACCTTTTAAAATATTCATTTTCAAGTTCTACTGGATAACGCTGTAAGCTCTCATCTAGTTCTTTTAACCACTGTTCTTCGTTTATCGTTCCGTCAGAATTTATTGGTGTGTTGGTCTCAGGATCTCGTAATATCTTCCTTGCTTCTTTGGGTTCAACCTCGCCAATATTTATGGAATCCGATACGGCTTTAGCAACATTCTCTTCAACGCTTTTCTGATCTATATTTTCTACCGTATTAGTAACACCCCGAGTAACACCATCGGCTGCGCCTTTTATTGTTGCTGCTTTAATTTTTTTTGGTGAAAAATAAACCAGGCGTTTATCTTGTCCTTGAGCAATTTTCTTTAAAAAGTCGTTGAATCCCATATAAACATTTTCTTGTCTATAAAGATTCAACAACTCATCGGTGGTCATTCCAAATTGTTCAGAATAGTAATCCAAATATTCATTAATTTCTTCGGGTGTAAGTTCGGCCTTCTTTTTATCAGAGAACCTATAAGAATACAATGCAGCATATCCGATATTTTTTTGTCTTTGTTGCTCAATGCCTTCTTCTGCGCGCCTTTTTAAGAATTCCGACATTTTTTCAGAACTATAACCCTCGACTCTACCAGATGGGAACGTCTTTTTTATGTTTTCATTAACCTCTTCCATCTGCTTCTTTTTTTCATCGAAGTTTCTTTTTACCTTTTCCCAATCTTTTAACCTTTCTTTATAACTCCAATCAGATTCCTCGAATTTTTGTTCTGGTGTGTTTTCGCCACCATAAAAGGATAGTTCTTTTTCGGCTGCCTTATATTCTTTATAAGTGTTGATATAGTTTTGTAAAAGCTCTTGAGCTTCGGGTAAGAGTTCGTCGTAATTTAAAAACTGCTCAACCCAACTTTTCTCTCTCTCTTCAGCCTCTTCATCTATTTTTCTTATTTGCGCTTCGCGTTTTTTTACGGCTTCTTTCGAGTGATCTGACGAGGCTGGCAAATCCGCCCCCACTCTTTCCGTCAACTCTAAAGATTTACCTTTAATTAAATCATCGAGCACTTCTATCGGAATAGAATCTGTAGATTTATAAAGAGTAGAATAAAGTCTTCTACCTAATATATTTTGCAATAACGCATAAGGCTTTGTTGCATGTTTATCTAACATCTCCCCGCTTGGTCCGATTTTATAAGTTGTGACTTCGCCCGCTTCTTGACTTTCAGTCACTCCAAGTAAAGCTTCGCGCTCTTCTTTGATAGTGGAATCTAAACGGTCATAAATCCAATTACTTACATCTTTTGTGATTTTGCCTTCGAAACTTGGGAATTGCTTTTTAAAGTCTTCCGCCAACTCTTTACTTCTAATATAACGATTAAACGAATCGGAACTTCCAGTCTGTTCGGCAAAATCTCGCAATAATGTTTTTGCCAAATCAACCACCGAAACTCCCATTTCTTGCGCCATCGGCTCTATCGCTTTATCAATTCTTGCAGAATAATCTAAAATTCGTCCTAATCTGTTCGCCGTCATTGTCGCGCTTTTAATTGGGTCTGTCTCGAATTCACTCGCAGAATAATAACGTTGCCCATCTTGATCGGTTTCTAAGTCGAAAACATCTGGCATATATTCCCTATCGCCACGTCTCGCATCTTCACTTGCTATTTTCACAGATTTAAAATCCGTCATACTCTCTTGCAGAAGTTCGCGGTTATTCCATGATATTTCATCGGCAACGTCTGTCCAAGCGGTTTCAAAATTTTGATAAAAATTCAATTCGCCAGACTTTTCCATTTCAGAAACAATTTCATTTGTTTTATCTAATTCCTTCTGAAGTTCTTCTACATTTACATCACCAAAGGATTCAGGCTTTTGAATTTTTGCACGCAATAATTCCTGCTGCTTTTTTAATTTAATATATTCTGGATTAAAATTTTCTTCTCGAGTCATTAATGTTTCGAACGAGGATAATACTTTTCTTTGTTCATCTACACTAAAACTTTTGAATTCTTTTTCAAACAATTCGGCAAGTCTTTTCACCTTATTTGCGCCATCAGGAAGTTCAGACAGTATGTTGGCCAATTTTGCCCACTGCTTTAAACTTATACCTAAAACAGTTGGAACATCTATTTCAGCAATCGGTTCGTCTTCGCCTTGTTCTATTCTATATGTTTTTGTTCCAACGCCCTTAGTAGCAGGGATTGCTGCACCCTCGTTCATCGCATAATTTAAAACAGTAGAAATATCATACGGCAACATACTGCGAACGAGATCCCAGAAATATCCATGACGATAAAACTTATTACTTTCAATTCCGCCTTGCGAATAATCTTTAGTGCTATATATCTGATTTAAAATATGTTCAAGATCGTCGCCTTTTAGTGTTTTTATGCTTTCGACTAATTCTTTAGCTTCGCGATTTAGTTTGTCTATGTCTTTTTGTAACTCTGGTTTTTCTGCTCCGTAACCACCAGTATACATTTCTTTACTATTAATAAAGGTAGCTTGTTTCTCTTCGCCTCTTCTTTTTACAACGCCTGTGCTAACGCTTCCTTTTACATACTTGGTTAAATCAATGTCGGTTCTTTCTCCCATAGCCGCCTGAACAATAAGTTTTTTCATTGTTTCCAACGGTATTTGTTCAACTGGTAAATATCCTGCCCTTTTACCATACATGCCAGGGTTGAAAGCCCCTAAATGTTTCGCAGGCTCTCCGCCAAGCATTGTCTGTATGAAATTGCCCATATTAACTTGCCAAGCAATTGCATTTGGGTGCATAGAACCAGTTTTTAGATCTAAAAGATATCCGCTGAACAGCGCATCTACCGTTCCGACAAATTTAACCAACTCATCATTGATGTTCGTGACAAAGCCAATACTTTTTTCAACAGCATCGGTTAAAGTGATGTTATTATCTTTTAAAAAGTTTACATAATTTTGTAAACCAGTTGCGAAGCTGCCGCTTCCGCCACCAACATTAACAAAATCTTTAATTTTACTTAAAAATTCATCTAAAATTTCAGAATCCGATTCCGAAAAATTAGTCGAGCTATCTTTTATTAAAGTTTGGGCGGTGGCACCTTTTGAAAAGTAATTTCTGATTAAATTCTCTGCGAGCTCTTTATCCCCAGAATAAAGAGCCTCTTTAAGTTTCGGGAGTTTATTAAGTGCCAACATCTCGACAAAGCTATGAAAGACTGTGCCACCTTTAGCAGAATATTGATCTTTTGCTTGTTTTCTTTGCCGCTGTAACTCTCTATTAGATTCTTCTAACTCTGCTTTTCGATCATTTAAAATCGCTCTTGTTTTTATATCAGCACTTTCTATTTTTTTATTAACTTCGGCAATTTTTTTGTTGATTTCTTCTTGATATTTATTAAGTTGATTCTCGTCCGCATAATCATCACCAAAAAGAATTTTACTACCCTGCGTTATACTTATTGTTTTTATACCCTTAAAAATATCTTTATATAATTCTGCGGTTTTGCCACTTTCCTGATACTCATGTAATCTTTCGCCAGTCGGGCTTTTACCCTCTAATAATTTTAAATATTCCAAAGGTATAGTTCTGCCCGCTGGTAACATTTTTTTTAAATCTTCTACGCCTTTTATAACGCCAGTTCTCACGGCTTCCTGAATTGCCTTTAAATCACTTTCTGGTAATTTTTCAAAACTATAACCTTTATAAGACGTTGTATCAACTACACGATTTTTACTTATTTCTCCCGATAAAGATTTTGTTTTGGCTTTTGTATCTGAAAAAAAAGATTGAAAATCAACGCCTCTAAATTGCGCAGTTTTTGGTATAACACCTAATCCTGAAGATTTACGTTTTCCAGCTTCTTCAAAAGAAACCTCAATCGACAAACTGTCACCATCTCTGTCAATTTTAGTAACTTTTCCCTTTCCAAAATTTTTATGATAAACTATATCACCTATGTTTTTATTAAAATCCATATCACTTACCTCCGTTTAATTTATTCTGAACATATAAAATAAATTTAGTATTTATAAAATCCTGTATATCGTTTATAGCTTCATTTTTATAATATTCATATTCACGTCTTCCATTTATCGGCGAATGCCAATATTCATCTAAATTATGAACTTCTTTACCCATCCCGTCGACATAAGAACGTCCAGCGTCTGTATATTGATAAATCGGCTCACCTGATTTTGTTTTAAAATCTAATTCGTCTTCTTCTGTTTTTATAGTAAATCCCCATGAGCCTCTATCTATAATTTTTACTGCTTTTAAAAACAGTGGTAAATCTATTACTTGTATTCTATCAGAGTTTATTTTATAAACTTCTGTTATTTTCTCTTTAAAAATCCTTAGAGCGTTTTCTTTCAAATAATTCATGCACGGAATTCGCACTTTTTCTAATTTCCGTTCTAAGTCTATTTTTACATCTTTTTTCAACGCCTGTATCAACGTCTGTTTTATATCCATAAATTCCGTGCCTCCTTGTTGTTTTTTTATTTCCCAAATTCCAAAAAAATATAGTAAATTAGAGACCTCGCGCGTAGCGAAGTCTCTAATTTTACCTAAAAAATATCCTAAAATTTCTCCTTGTAATAAAACGAGGGTTTTATCTCACCACAAATACTCGTAAGCAAAAGAAACTTCGGGATTATCAACACTTATAACTGCGACCGCGTTAGAGCCTTTTATTAAAACCCCAGACGCCCTGCTCGAAGTTATTGAGCCAATAAAACACAGGCTATACTGTATACCGCCCGTCGTCTCGTCACACACAATCGTGCCAGCCGCGAACCCGTCAGAACTCAGCCCTTGGATTGTTACAGATTTTCCGCTCATTCCAGGAAAGTTTGTACTATCGATCGTCGTAATCGTGACTTTCGTAAATAAGACCTTTGTCGCGTCGATTTCCTGCGTGTCATTTATGTGTGGTAGCGTGTTTCTCCATTTCGGCTTTTCAATCGTGGTTTGTAACTGCCAAGAACGATTACTCGCGCTTCCAGAAGCAACCAAAACATATAAGCCGCCAGTTGTCGTGTTTAAAAACGAGCACCCGATTTTGTATGCGTCGTTGGTTGGGTTTGGAAGTTCCGCCCCATATTTCGGAACAATTCCTTCCACAAATTTTTTGTTAGCGATTTCCATATCGCCGCTCGGCTCTCTCCCGACAGCGAGCTGCCCCGTCGACGTATATCGAGCAATCGAGTTTTGTACTCCAGAACTCGAAACCAAACAAACATCGTTTGGGTTATTCTGTGTCGCGCAGTAGACCTTTACTTGCCCGCTTTGGACGTTTGTTGAGCACCTAACACGATTATCTAATTCTGCTTTAATAACCTTGTTCTGAACTGCATTAGTGCTATCATCGGACATTTCCGCGTCGAGAATATTTACAGCGTCGATAATTCCCCATGCTGCCTTAAAATCGGTTTTTTGTTGCTCGGTTGGTTCAACCTTTTTCGCGTCGGTCAACGCCGCTAAAACTGCTTTGTTGAGGTTTATAGGCGTAATTGGGCGCTTGGAATTCCTGCCAGCTATATCCGCATCAACCGCGCCATATATACTTAAATCTCCATCTGTCGTCGCCAATTGTAACCCGCCAGAAAAGTCTTTCTTTATCGACACCGCGCCAGCGGTACCATCTCCATAATCTTTGTTTGTTACCAACGTGCACGAGTTGCGTACCCACGAACGAGTCGAAACCGTGATCGTTATAACGTCTTGAATACAACGACTGTTCAAATAATCGTTGTAAACGTAAGATAACGAATCTTGTTGTGAACGCTCATTCCGCAAATCATATTTCTTCCCTGCGAAAAGGATATAATTCGCTTTGTTGAATTGTAACTTTTCCAGCTGCTCCGCCGTCAAATTACCCTGCATTGCGCCTTCGGGGTCAGTTAATTCGACACCTTCTGGAATACGCGCAACTTTCGCGTTAACCGTTTTCTCGGTCACGATTTTATCACCATTGAGCGTCGCGCCGTCAGGGGTTACGATAACCGTCGTGAGAGTATCGGCTCCGCGCGTACTTGTTATGTTAATGCTGTTAGCGTCCCACGTTATTTGAGAAGAAGAAGTCGATAAATCAGTTACTTCCTGAACGCCTATTTCTGCAAATGCCTTCGAAACCGTTATTTCAGACTGATTTATATTGTCTGAATGACGAATATTTAACGAAACATCTGTATCCTCTGTTTTCCACACGTCCTCTTTTTGCACAACTCCGTTATCAAAAACGTCATTGTTTTTGAGTTCGGAATGCTTGAAACCGATTTTTTCGTCTATTTTGGCAGCGATGTCGTCGATTAACGCTAATGTGCCAGATTGGGTTGGAAATGCCAACGTGTATTCGCTTCCATTTTCCTCAACCTTAATGTTATCAACATTATATGTCGTAACATAATCTTTGTCGTTACCGTTTAATATTTTCAGAAAACCGTTCGTTATATTCACGTTGGACGTGTGTTCAACGGTTCCGTAAAATTTCACTTCCGATGTAAATGTATTTTGTTCCGTAAAAGTGTTTGGCTCCGCCAACTTCGCGACCGTATCTAATGCGGCATCGAGCTGCTCTTTATTTACAGCTTGTTTCGGAGCCAACCCGCTTTCAACTTGAAATCTGCCGCTCGCGTCTCTCATCGGAATTGTGTACGCGTTGGCAGTTTGAGTGGCGAAATAACTAGTTTGAGACCCCGCCTCGCTAACCCCGTATAAGCGCGGGTTTGCGGACGAACTTTCTATTTTATCTACCTTCTTCGACAAATGCTCGTCGACGTAATCTTTCGGAACGCCTTCGACAGTTTTATTCACTTTGTCTAAAGCACTTAACGCTAAATCTCTCGCTAATTTATCCGTCATAAGATTATACCCCCTTTGTCATTCGGCAAAATACAATCAAATCTTTATTGGTGTTTTCGACCTCAAATTTGATTTTCGCAATGCCTTCGATTGAGAAGTGATAAATCCCGTCGGTTGTGATTTTGTTTACTAACTCAAAAGACGAGCTATTGCCCGTGAGTTTGTAAAAAATATTTGAATCGAAATCTGCGGTACCATATAACTCAACACTACCCGCTAGTTCGTCAACTTGCATAGTGAAGGTTTCCGCAGAATTGTTAAAAAATAACAGAACTCTCGCCTGTAATTGGCTTTTCTTTACCATAAGCGTAAAATGTTTTTACTGAAATCATATTGTACCTCCATTATTGTAAATAATTTATATCGAAATCGGAGTTTTATCCCAAGTTACCAGCGCCGTATAATCCGTGCTCCCATAAATTTTAGAAGCAACCATGCTATAAGCCCAGCCTCCAAAAATCGTTATACCTTTCTGGGTTTTCCTGATTGTTTCGAACATCGAAGCGGACAATCCTTCTCTTAATCCAAAAAATAAAATCGGTATATCTTTCAAAACATTATAATTTGAAACCCCTTCCATAGGATGAAAACCCTCAAGAGCCTTTTCTTCAATCCTTCCGTAATAACAAATGTCCTGACTGATATTTAACCCAAGTATGAGGGCATTATTTTCGTTATTTGCTAAATTCGTCCAAACGCTAGAAAATGCGGGGCCGCCAAGACAGTCTGTCAATAAACTGCTTTCTTCTGGTGGGTATATAATCGCTCTTCTATAATCTGTTGCCATTGAATTCATCAGGCTTTGGAAAGAATCGAGATCAGAATCAGATATAAAAAGGTTCCCGTCTTGTAATATTCCTGCTGCCTCCAATGACATCATATAGTCGTAATTTGATGGCGTCGGATATTTACTCCTATCTGTTGAAAAATAAATTCCACCCGCGAAAGTAGGAGTCGACGGCGCCTGATATTCCTCGATATATATATCCTGAGAAGTCCCATCGCTATAAGAAACCGTTATATACGGTTCATACGTTTCTGTTGGAAGCCATTCATATCTATTAGTGGTTCTATTTAATGCAACATGCGTAGTAAAAGACCTTATAGTCTTACCATTTGCCCCCTTTACTCCTGGTGGTCCATCTTTTCCTTTACTACCTGCAACACCCGTTGCGCCCATGGTTCCGATTTTATTTTTTCCAGGTTGCCCTTGGGGCCCAGGGTCTCCCTGCGGTCCAACCATTCCTTTTTCACCAGGTTTTCCATCTGTACCGTTTTTCCCAGGATCTCCCGTTGGCCCTATAAGCCCTATATTACCTGTCTCTCCTTTCAACCCAACTATCCCCTTTGCCCCAGGCGGGCCAATTAAGGATAATAAATAATCAGATTGTGTACCTGTATTTCCAGAAGCTATCCAATCTTGATAAGCCGAAATTCCAGTCGGTCCAGAGGTTACTTGCACCCACTCGTTATTATTAAAACCTTTATTTCTTAAATATCCAGTTGTTGAACTTAATGGGAGCTGCAATTTTCTGTTTAAAGCCTCAGTAACCACTTTATTTTGAACGGGGTTTTTGGAAGTGCTGGATAAAGTCGAATCAACGTCTAATCTGACGTCAAAATCACTTAATGGCTTATAATTTGCGCCGTCTTTATCATTTGTAATTACACAATCTTGGTTAGGAGTATTTTCGGGAATTTTATTAATTGCAGAATCTACTCTTTTACCAGTAAATTGCGATTCAAAATTATCATTCATAATTCACCTCACCTTACTTAATCACCATTCTCCCGATTTTAATCGTTTCAATGTTATCCCTAATCTGTTAGAAACCTCTTCCATAATTTCCTGACGAGATTTCAAGAGACCCTGATCAGCATTCATATAATCTCTTAATGTCGTTATAAGGAAAGATTGAAATTTTCCTTCGGAATAACTCCCCTTTGACTTCTGATCTTGTATATAGGCATTTATCCATTCGGTTACCTTAGTACATACTTCATATTTTTGAATAATACTATCAAACGTTCCGTCATAAATTATATCGTCCAATACAGATTGTATTTTTTCGCGCCTTGTTTCATACCCTTTTTTTATAATAAAACAGAGATAATTTTGAACTATTTGATCTACGTCTACTAACCTTTCTGCATCTGCTCCATCTTCTGGAAGCTCTCTCTCAAAATTAAACCCTTCTAACGAATTTGCCAAACCAAGATCAAAAGTGTCAAATTTTTCAGTTACTTCGTCGCTTATAGAACTATTGATTACGCCAAGCCCGCCAGCACTCGCTAAAACTTCCTGCTTCGTTACAGTATCTTCTTGCGGTGTAATAGGATCGGTTGTACTTCCGCCCGAACCACCACCGCCCCCTTGCGTTGGACTATTTCCAGGTACTTTGAATGTCATGCCAATTTTTGTGCCATCGGAAAGCGTTACAATAATTTTGTCAGCTGTTTCCGTATCTTGATTACCTTCTTCAAATCCCATCTCCATTATTGGCAACCCCGAATCCCCAATCTCGCCAGAAGGTCCAGGACCCCCAGGTTCTCCTTGGGGACCTTGAGGACCCGTCGGTCCTTTTATACTGACACCATCCTCCCCAGGAGGTCCCTGTATACCAGTGGGACCCGTATCTCCTTTGGCTCCAGGCGCTCCGTTTGCCCCGTTTTTTCCAGGAGGTCCTTGAAGCCCAGTGGGACCCTTTTCCCCAGCATTTCCAGGTTGCCCTCGATCTCCTTGAGGTCCAGGAGGCCCAATAAGGGAGGTCAGGAAATCTTGTTGACTTCCACTATGACCGTTATCTTCCCAAATTTCATATGCACTTTTCCCTTGAGAACCACGCGGTATCGTTTTCCACACAGTATAAGTGCCTGCGTTATAGAGAAATTGACCATCTAACTCCGTATTTAAAGGTTTGGAAATTTTGTTGTTTATAGCCAAAGTAACAACCTTGTTTTCTATAGGATTAGTGGATTTACTCGATAAAGCACTATCTATGACCGTTTTTTGCAATAACCCAGATAAAGGTTTATAAGTGCTATTGAAACCTGTTTGATTTACAACAATAATACTATCGGAATTAGGGTTGGCGGAGGGAATTTTATCTATTGCATCATCTATTCTCGAACCTGTATGTTGCGATATATAATCTTTCATCATACCTTAATCTCCTTATTTATAATGAGGCGCCCTTTATCGGCGGTGATTGCCAAGCCGCTCTATTCGCAATCTCGATGTCTGACTTATCTATCTTATTAGAAGCTTCTCTAACCGCAGTATCGACTTGCAATGATACCCATATGCTTTTATATTTCTGAGCCATAACTTCGCCTCACCTGATTTTTTTGTAAAATAACTGAATTTTATCTGTGTTTTGTTGAACCCATTTCCCTGTAGTATTATCCTTTTTCCAGACCGAAACTATACCAGATGTAACAATACGTATTACATATTCGTCAAGGGTCAAATCAGAAGCGGTATTTCCTCCATAACAAGTCGCAATTGCACTCCAAGAGTCATAAGTCCCCCCATCAAAATATACAATGCCTAAATCTACAACATGTCTAAACCCTTCATAAGGTACCCACATGAAAAAATAATAATAATTGTCCTTACCTTCATCAAAATCTATATAAATATCTTTATTGAGAAGATTACCCTTAAATTTTCCATTCGTTAAGTCTGTTTTCCCTGCGTTATCTGCCGTTGTCGCATTACCTGCGTTAGTGGCATAGTCAGCATTACGCACAAAACCATTTTTAAAATTAATTATTTGATTGGTGTCGTATTCCCCAATTTTACCCGTCGAAGTTAAATTTGTCGCTTGATCTGCCGTTGTCGCATTTCCTGCGTTATCGGCATAGTCAGCATTGGTTGCGGAAGCCGCATTTGTCGCATTTGCAACTGTTCCTGCATCGTTTATCGCCTTTATTATATTTTTTCCCTCCGTCTGCCAAACCGTATGCCCATTTACAGTGATGCTCTCTCCAGTTCCAACATATATCTTATTTATAGCATCAAGATTGTTTCTATCTTCTACACGTGCTCTCGCTTCGTCGCTTCTCGTGCCGTCTTGTATTGTACTCATTTTAATTCTCCTTTTCGGTCATTTTTTCAAAAAAGCTATCCAACTCTTCGCTATCGCTTCTGTCATCATATCTCGCCACCATATCTGCGCTTCCCCACGATTGGATTTTCTGAACGACGTCGGTCGGGAAGTTCTGCCGTTTCAAATACGTCGTAAACGCGTGTCTCAAACTGTGACAATATAGTGAATTTATGCCTATTAACTCGCCGATTTTCACCGCCCAATGTGAAAAGTTCTGTCCTTTCGCGGGGTGGTATTTCCCGTCGGTGCCTTTTATAACGAATAAATCGTCTATCTCGATTCCGAGCTTTTCGCGCTCTTTAAGCCATAGCTCGAAGTATTTGTCAAACGTTTCTTTGAACACGTATCTCGGCACCTGCTTACCACGTGCCCCGTGTCCTTTCGTCCTGATTTTCGGAGTCATATAAGCGAGCCCCCTAAACGCGATTACCTTATCGGTTGTGAAGTATGAGACTTTCATCTGCGCGGCTTCCGCTTTCCTCATTCCAGACGAAAAGAGAAGTGAGAGGAAACACGCGTATTGGTATTCGCCAAGCGCAACTAACCGCTCAATCCCTGCCATTATATCGCCTTTCTCGATTATTGTCTTTTCTCGGACGGCTTCGAGGTGAATCGGTTCAAGAACCTTCACAAGGTTTCTGAATGTCGGGTAATCCTCATCAAGTATTCGTTCTATGTAATTGCTGAACGAACTTAACGCCGCGCGAAGAGAAGCGAGCCTGCACGGGCTCCAACCGATACTCCGCCCCCAACCGAAAAAGTTCACAAGCTCGCGCTTCTTTATGTCAACAAAAAATTTATCGTCATTCTCCCTGTAATTCCAGCAAAAGAAGATTTTGAGTTGCGACTCATATTGGTTACAAGTTTGCGGGCTTTTATCGTTCGCCACGCAATAACGAATAAATTCTCTGAGTAATTTCTGATTCTTCGGGTTTGCGATCTGCCACTCCTTTGACAAATCTTCGTTATATACCGTTGTTCTTGCCATATGGCAAATCCCTCCTTGATTGTTTTTTGCGGCAGAAATCTCTTTTTTTTATTGAGAAATTCCCGCCGCATTAAATTGTAATAGTTTATCTCGGTACGCTTACAATTAAAACCGTACCATTTTCTTGTTCAAAATGCAATCTGCCAACTATAGCGTTCGAGACATTGGCTAAGGCTTCGTAATATATGTTTGTTATCATTCCAGGAGATTCTCCTGGTGGTCCTGGTGGACCTTGAATGGTACTATCCACTCCTGGTGGTCCTGGTGGACCTTGATCCCCTGGTATATTTATAGTAGCGTCTTTCCCATTCACCCCTGGCGGCCCTTGCTCGCCTTTATCGCCTCTTTCACCTTGAGCCCCATCTTTTCCGTCTATCCCTGGCGGCCCTTGCTCGCCTTTATCGCCTCTTTCACCTTGAGGACCCTTTTCCCCTTGAGGACCTTGAGGACCTTGAGGACCTATTACCCACTGCGAAAAAACTAACTCGCTTCCGTAATTACCGTTATCTATCCAAATATCGTATGCACTTTCACCCGTTTCTCCGATTGGCAAGTGGCTCCATACGGTCCCTCCCCCACTTTTAGATAAATATAACCCGCTAATATCGCCTGTGTTCGGCGCTGTCAATTTTTCGCTCAACGCTTTGGTAATTGCCATATTTTGCACAGCATTTCTTGATGTATTGGATAAGTCTTCATCGACCACAACATCGGGAATTATCTCTGAAATTGGCTTATATGTGCTATTCTCGCCACTTGAATTTACAACTATCAAACTCGGCGCCACGGGATTTTCGGTTTTAGGAATTTTTGCTATCGCTTCGTCTATTCGGTTTCCCGTGTGTCGAGAGTCATAATATTGAACTTCCATTTAAATCCTCCGAAAGTATATTATTTTATGTTTTCCTTACCAATTTCCATTCTGTAACTGCTCGACGGTAATCCCTAATTTACCAGCAATATTCGTCATGAAATCCTGTCTTGCTTGTTTGAAACTCTCGTCGTTATTCATTCTATCTTTAAACGTAGTGACTCCACCTTCCGTTGTTGCCGAAATGAATTCTTGATATGCGGCTTCGGTATAAGTCCCCGCGTCAGTTTGCTCCTGAATCCATGTGTTTATCCATTGGGTTATTTTAGTTCCCAATTCGTATTGTTCTACGATTTGATTAAAAGAACCGTCTTCACAAGCTTCAGTTAATACCGATTGAATTCCGTCAAGCTTGCTATAACCTTTCTGCATTATACAACAGAAGTAATTAAGTATCATTTGCGCAACATCAACTTCCTCTTCGCCGCCATCCGCAGTTGTTCGATTGAAATTGTATGTACTTGATAAATCGCCATGTGTTGCCGTGTTAAATTCAAGAACACTAAAATGTTCTAACAATTCATCGGTTATCGCTTCGTTAATTATCCCAAAGGCAAGAGTTCCTGCTGTCACAGCTTGTTTGGTTTCGCTATCACTGCCACCACCAGAGGGTTCCCAATATTTGTAAAAAACCGTGCGCTTTACGCCGTTTTTATCCACGCAATCAACTTTATAAAGCTCTTTCCCATTTACCACGACTTTTTGAAGCAACGTCGTTTCCACTTTAAGTTTACTATCTATTACCCAAGGCATACCGTTCCTCCTTATCTAAGAATAAGCGTTAAGGTTGTGTCGTTGTCGCTTAAAGTTGCCGAACTAATCGGAATATCACCTGTAAGAGCAAGAGTACCAGTTTTATTAGGAACTGTTAATGTTGTAGTTAAACCAGCACTCTCAAATGCCAAGGTAGTATTATGGTTTGTTATTGCTCCATCATTACTCATTTGTCTGTGTACTAATCCAGCGGCACTTAGTGTGCAAGTATTATGAACAACAGGATCTTCTAATGTTAGCCCGCTATAACCAAGTGTAGATTTGTCACCGCTGACTTCATCATAAACCGAAAAATTTGTAGAAGCATTATTTTTAACAAAAGAGCTTATATCGTCTGTTGTGGCGAGAGTACTTGTCTTTGTAGGGAGCGTGATTTTAAAACTTCCTACACTAAAATATGTGACAGTTGGTTTAAAAGTTAAACCGCCAAGAAGCATATTTTCTATTATTGCAGAACTTGAAACATTTAAACCAGTAGTATTGAGGGTATTACTTGCAGCATTTATTACCGCAAAAGTTCCTGGTGTATTAGTAGGAATTTTAATAGAAAATTCTGGGCTAGCCACAGGGGTTCCTTCTTTCTTTACTTTAATACCATCGCTTCCATATACGATATGAGCAGAAGTAGCCATACTATCTGCCGCCACAGTTATACCGTTAGTAAAAGTATTGTTCCCCGTGAAAGTATTAGTGCCAGCGGCGGTTACATCTCCTCCGCCACCCTCTAAATCACTCACGCTCTTTCCACTGTCAACCAGTGTCTGTCCAGCCGCGTCCCACTGAAGCAAGTGCTTGTCCACAATCGCGCCTGCCTCCGCCCTCGTCGCCAAAGGCTGTGTATTCCCGACATCTCCAACACGTGCGACGCCATCTTTTCCGAACACCAACTGCCCGTCATTCGTACCGTCATACTTGACTGCCTGAATTCCCGTATAAGCGTTATCTGCCAACGCGGCGGTCGCCCCATCGCGCGTGTAAATCATGTCATTCTTCGTATAAAGCTTTTCCGCGTGTGTCTCATAAGCGCTGCCGTTCTGAAAGATATTCCCTTCGATCGTGATATCCTTCTTAAACGTTTGTGCCGCTGTAAAGGTATTCGCTGTATTTATCTTCGCGTTGTTGTTAAGCTTCTGTAAAACGTCACTGTCTAAATCACTCTCGTGAATCTGATCGACGATATTGAATTCCATCCCTTCGGGAACTGCCGCCATTTCCAAGGCGTCAAAGTTAGTTCTTGATATATATTTTTCTGTCTTTTGGACATCTGTATAATTTACTGCCATTTCTCCTTTTCCTCCTTTTAAATGTAGTCATGCGGCACGTAATCTGTGGCGACTGAGCCTTTTTCGAGTTGAATATTGAAAAACACGTTGTTTAGATTGGTATAATTAGCAGATCCGCCGTCACCTTGCAGAGATAAATAAACTTCGGTTTCTTCCGCCAGGGTAAAAGTTAAAACTAAACGATGTACCTGGCGGTAAGGACCACTAGCTATCTCGTTTATTCTCGACCCGTCTGCTGCCTTCTTTCCAACGAACAAAGAAACACCGCCTCTGTTGTTAATAACATCATAATCACAATTACAACTAAATGTATAAGTCCCTGCTGACAAGATATATGGTTCTTTTAAAAACGTTGCCATTCCGTATCCACCATAACGAATTTTTAAAGAATTTTGAGTTAAATTTTTAGTAAGATAATAATTAAGATTGCCAAATAGACTACTAATCAACCCACTAACTTTCCTTATATCGAACAAATTCTTCGTCTGAATTGGGCTATACGGATAATAACTCTCTGGATAATCTTTCCTGAAATCAGCGAGAGTTTTTGGCTCGTTACCTGCTCCGTACATGGCAGTGAGATTATATATCTGCGGAAAAATAGTTATGTTATTTACCGTAGCCCCATTTTTAACTATAACAGTATAATTACTATTAATTGAAGCAGTATTAAAAGTTAAATTCTGTGGCAAATTAGTTCCCCATGCAACACCATAATCATTAGTATTTTGTTCAGAACCATATAAATATACATATCCATTTATAATTTTGTCTCTGTTTAATATTAATCTATATGCTGCATCACTAGTTGCTGTTCCGTTTATAGTTACACTTCCATCATTATTATTTGTAAAAGTAATACCATTAACAGTCTGTGTTGTAAAACCAAAATCTACTGGGTTGACTAACTGTACAACCTCTCCCTTTCTCACGCACGGTCTGACCACCTTATTATACACGTTCAAAACCGCCCTTTGATAAGGGTAATACGCCTCAGGGAACCTCGCCTTAAACTCGTCAACGGTGGCGGGCTCGTGTCCCGCGCCGAACATCTCGGTCAGGTCGAAGAGTTGGGGGATGTAGGTTCGATTTATTTCTGCGCCAGTTATTCTTTCATATATATATATGCCGCCAATATTAGAAGCATAATATATCCCATCAAATGTAAAAATTGGAGATGAAAAACTTGAATAACTTCCTAAATTTTTTTGATTATCATCATAAAAATTTATAGCCACATAATTGTTTGTATTATCATCTTGACCACTTGAAATTAAATATTTATGCCCGTTTTTTAATCGTTCTAATTTAGTATGTGATAATATCAATCTTGCAATGAGGGCTGTAGTGGTCCCAACAGCAGTAATTGAGCCATTGCCATTATTAGTAAAAGTCACACCACTTGTCACTACTGATGAAAATAAAAAATTATCTTTAGCAACTAACTGTGTAATCTCACCAACCTTAATTACCTTCTTGAATGAAATTATACTTTTATTGCCCGCTTTTATCGCTCTTTTAATTGCCATAATCAACCTCCTAAAAGCGAGGAATCAATGCCAACCGTAAGAGTTGTTAAAGTGCCTTCTATCCGATACTTCGTATCGCCTATTTGAAGAGCGGAAAGAGCCGCTTCACTTCCACTTAAAGTCGGGTTTGGAGTAACCTCGGTCCCACCACCTGCGATTGTAAGATCGCCGCTTCCGAGAAGTGAATTACCGTTGATGGTCTTAAAATCGCCTTTACGTGTTACATCATCATTATCTATTGGTGCACCTAATGCGGTTACACGTCCTTCGTCATGAATAACGAATATGTTCTTTCTATCGGTATTGCTTGTTCCAGCACCAAATTTTAATAAAGCAGTTGAATCGGCAGCAGAATATTTTCCAAATATAGCTTGATAATTTCTATCACTAATATTTCTATATCCAGAAATAAAAGTACTAGCATGAGAATCTACTGTATTATAATTTCCTAATATAGCATTTCCAATAATATTATTATTAGTTGCTTTTAATGTATTTCCTTGACCGCTTATAAAATTTGCTTGGGAGACAAAATCTCCATCCACTAAAAGATTATTGAAAAGTCCAGCAATAACATTTGCTCCATTAGTTTTATTATTACTTTTACAAATATTGTTGTTAGAATATCCTAAAATTATATTTGCTAAATCTTTTGAATTAGCAGAACCAGTAACATTATTAAATGCGCCAGCCAAAAAATTATATCTATTATTAGTATCACAAATATTTCCGCTGCCTAATATATTATTAGAATGGCCTCTTCTTATCCAGTTTCCATCGCCAGCAGCAAAAGCAGAATTAACAGTAGAATTTATTATATTTAATCCAATGTATGCACTATTATATCCGCCACTTTGTCTTAGATTATCATTATAATTATAAATATTTTCAGGATATGCTATTTTATATTCACCTGATAAAGAAACAATTTTTAATGTGTGTGAACTAGCAGTACTGCCATCAACAGCATAAACTAGCCATTCACCAGCATTTTCCCATTTATCTCGTGTAATAGCAAAAGGTAAATTTTTATCTTGCTTAAAAAAAGCATTTAATTCATTATTACCATTACCTATAAGTTGCCAATCATACCAAGCTTTTATTGAGCCATTATCATCTAATCTAACCCAAGTAAAATATCTGCCATAAGCAATATAATCAACACCATCCCAAGTTACTCTATATTTTTGTAATTCTTTAAAAGTAAAAGAAATAGCATTTTTCGCGCTTACATACATTCCTGTATCATGTTCTGCGTCAAGAGCAAAAGTAAGTGTTGTTTCAGGAACTAATACTGTTTCAGTTTCAGAGATAGGAACAGTTAAAGCGACTTTATTTGCGTAATCTTCTGCAGCTGTATTTTCGAGCCATTCGCTTCCATTCCATCTATATTCCTTTCCAACATCCGCCTGGTAAATCGTCGTTCCATTTACTTTTGTTGCGGCGGGGATTGCGTTTCTTTCTGCTTCGTCCGCGACTACCACATATCCGCCCTTGACTTGTGAAGCATCTAAAGAGTAGCCATTAGCCTCGTTCTTAATGTTTGTATTTATCGTTAAAGCCATAATTCACCCTCCTTAGACTCTATATTTAGCTGAACCCGTCTCAATGAAAGGTCCGATTCTGTAACACGTATATTCGTGCGTTGCGCCGTTATTCTGCGTAAGCGTAACTTTGCCCATGTCTGTCGTGTCAACATCCGCCCACTGACCTAAAACGTTCGTCTGAACCTTCTTGCCTGTGTTGTCGGTATAGAAGTATATATACCCGCCCTTGGTATAGTTGAACGTACTGCCGTTCGACGCGAAAGTGCTGACCGCCGCTTGTTGCGTTGCGCCGCTTGTCGGAGCGGTTGTCGCGTCTGTCGTCGCTGTGTATGCGTATCTGTAAAAGTTGACTTGATAATCCCTGCTCAAAGCCGCGCCCTTCGTGTTCGTGCCTTTGAGTGTGAATTTGGTACTGTTTGTTATGCTCTGCGCCGTTGTGAGAGTCACCTTTGTTGCAACGTCTTTCTTCGCGGCTGAAATTGTCGCAGCCGCCGCATTGTTAATGTGCAACTCGACGTTATCACCCTGGATGTTTTTGATGTTCGTTTCTTGGTGATTAAACGCCGCCGCGCTTAAAGTCGTGCCCAACTCGTTACTCGTGGGAAGCGCAGCACCCGCCGCATCAAGCATGGTGAAAACCGAAATAGCGGGTGGCTGATAAAGCTGGTTGTCGAGATAGTCAATATACTCCTGATTAAGCTGAATTTTTCCGTCGGTATCTTTGACGATTGATGTTCCGTCGACTGTTGCGCTACTTGTCGCTATCGCGTCATCTACATATTTCCTGTTTGTAAGAGTATTCGCTGTAGGATTAGCTCCCATATTCCCTCTAAGACTTCCTTCAGCATCAAAAAGTACAGCGGCATATGGAACTGGAAATTGAGAGGCTTGCCAAACCGATTCTCCCATTCTAGTTGTATAAAATTTCACCGCTTCAGTCTCTGCTACCTTCTGTACCAATCCCTTTCCGCTTATCTCTATCGTTGAATCGGTTTTGTTGATAGTTATCCCGTTACTGCCAGTCAAACTGTCTTTATCTATTTTTTTTGAGACGTTCCCGACTGCCTCGTCGACTTGCGGACCCGTCCATATACTTTTATATTTTTGCGCCATTATTTTCCTCCATATACCATCACCTCAAGGAAATACCTCTACAACAAAATTTCTGTATTATTGCAGCACTTCCTTAATCTCGGCGAGGGCGTCTTCAATTAAATTTTTTAAATTGTCTTTCCCGAGAAGAAACAAAATAATCCGATACGTCAGTGGGGCATTTTTATTAAAATATTCTTCAACCATCGCAAGGCGTTCCTCACCTCTTTTCGTACCAACAATTTCCTCTTCCGCCAGCATGATTACGCCTTTTAGATAAGTCTTTATAACCTTTTCTCTTTCTTCTTTGGGCATTTTGAAAAGCTTCACAATTTTCACAATTAAAGCTATGATCAAGCAAAGACAAATAATTCCTAAAGAAATATATAAAACGATTTTTTCGGTATCCATTGTTATCTCCTTTTATTATTTTGCGCGGCAATTGCCTTCAATTTATGAAAGAAATCGCCGCGCTTATATTATTCATTACGCCTCTGCAACCGTTACCGTTATGGAAACGCTCGTGCCATCGCTCAAAGAAGCCGTACCGCCAGTTATCGCGCCCGTCGAATCCTTCGTAAGTGTTATAGCTGTAACGTGCGCGCCCGTTGCGCCTTTCGCGCCAGCTGCACCTGCGGGACCAGTCTCACCCTGGTCTCCTTTCGGGCCTGTCGGACCAATAGGTCCCTGCGGACCAGCGTTTCCTTTCGGTCCAGCTGCACCCGCTGCTCCAGCAGGACCTGCAGGACCCTGTTCTCCCTTTTCACCTTTGAGATTTTTGAATGCAAAAGCAAACACCTTGGCAGTGTCTTCTCCACTCGCAGTTATAGTCACACTCGGTACACCAGTTGCGTTATCAACTGTCGCGGTGGGTGTCCCAAAACCAGCGGCGGCACCAGTCGCGCCTTTGGGTCCTTGAGGACCAATGTCACCCTTATCACCCTTCGCGCCTGCGGCACCAGTCGAACCTTTCGTTCCGTTCTTTACTGTAAATGTCGCGGTCTTTCCGTCAGCTTTCGTGAATGTGAATACGTTAGCTCCGCCATCGTCTTCAGAAGTGGCTGTCTGCTCGCCACCGACAAGATAATCAGTGGGTATATCTTTCTTTACCGCCAACGCCGCAAGGTCACTCTGCGAAACGTCTATATCACCTTTCGCGTTCAAAACAACGTCACCGACATAAGCAATTCCGTCGCCGTCAAATACCAGCGCACCAGAATTCGTCCCATCATATTTCGGGACAACGAGACCAGCGGGTGTTGCAAGCTTCGCCGCGTTTCCAGCCGCAACCTCGATAAGTTTATCTTTAACGGCGAGGTTCTCAGATTCAACCGTGGTCGTCTTTCCGTTTACAACAAGATTACCGCCAACGGTAAGATCGCCAGTTATCGAGCCGCCTGCCTTTTCCATGAATTTTTCATCGGCAGCTTCCTTCGTGTAAAATTGGTTCGGGTCTAATCCGCCCTCGTTCCATTCCCCGTTTTCATCGAGAACGAACGTCTTCTTCTCTTTGTCAGGAGCAGTTATTACCACCGTCGAACCTTTAAGGGGAACGCCGTAATTCGTACCGTTCTTTGTGATGAATTCTTTCCCGCCAGTTATGGATCCCATATCCTCAACTTTATCGGCGAAGAAATTAAGTATATAACCGCCATCAACGGGCTTTGCATAGTCTAAATACAACATAATAAACCCTCCTTGTGATATTTAGAATTTTTTTGTGTTATTATTCCTCTTTTTATATCTTTCATCTCATTTTTTTACTATTTTCGTTGAATAAAATTTTCCTTTTATTACACGATAGATAAAAAAGAACCCGCGAACGTATCGCATAACACATTCAACGGGTTCTAATTTATTTATTTTTTATTCAGTTGTTTAGAATTATCTGCTTCTTGATAATGTTTACATTTTATTGCGTCACCGATACATTTATAACATCTATCGGCAGTACACCAATACTGAAAAGGGCATCTCCCAACGTTATTTATTTCGCATCTAACAGGATTCATATCCTTCACAGTGGCAAATTTACAATTCATTATTTATTTATGATAGTTGTAATAGTAGCATACTGAGGTTCACCATCGCAGTTGCAGCCAGAAGCAAGAGCTTGACCATTAAGCGAAACAGTAGCCGCAGAACTCGGGTTCATCGTAAGATCGACCGTGCCGTCGAGCTGGAATCTCGGAATTTCGATAGTGATTTTACCAGCGTATTTGCTGCTAGATTTCTGACAACCATTACCCGCAAAAAGCTTACCATAAAGGAATAAACTAAACTCCTTCGGAGCATAAGCCGCCGAAACAATGAGTTGTTCACAATCAGTAACTTTGGTCGGGTACGTTACACAAACAGCCCCGTCTTTAGGTTTAACATCTCCAACAAGAGTATAGGTGTACGTGTTAGTATCTCCACCCTTAACAGCAGTATACGTAAACATTTTGTCGTCACAATCTTTAACCCAAACAATAAGAGTATTGTCGGCAGCGGCACAAAAACCTGCCGCCTTATCAAACATGGGAACTATTTCATCCCCGTCGGGTATAGTAACAGTAAGCGTGCCAGTTGCAACCGTGCCCCTAACAGCTTTAAGATCTTTACCTTCGCCTTTGCCGATTTCTTCGCCTATTTGAGCAGCAAGATAATCAAGAGACCACATAGCTTCAGTAAGATTTACACCAAAATTAGTGTCGTGGAATATTTTACCAAGCAGCTGATTTCCCCATCCGCCCCTAACTTCTTCAGCAGTAACAGATATATTTAAAGTGCTGTCAGTCATCGTATTGGCACTAAAATAATGCTTCAATTTTCCTTCAGCGTCTCTGACAAAAGCTTCGGCCTTCATGACATCGCCAAGAATATAATTAGCCATATTAATTTCTCCTTTTTAATTTATATAAATTTATATATATTAAAATCAAGCAATAAAAAAACGCAGCGGATTAACCACGTTTTTAAAGCCATAATTTTTGTAAATTATTCAGAACCGACTTTTTTTTGAACATCATCCAGGCTCGTTGCCTCTCCGCCGTACAAGTCATCAGATTCTTTCTTATAAATCCAGTGTTCAACTGGTTCTTTCATACTCACCATACCAGTCATTAAACCGATACGCGTGCATTCATAATTCATCGCATCGTCAATCGCAGATAACAAAATTAAGAATTTTCTCATCGTTAATTTGTAAATGTCTTCGATTTTATAACACGATTTCGCTGAAACGCAAACAATCTTTCTTTCGAGTGTCGCGGTTCCAGCGTTGTTTTTCTTTGCCAAAAGCCTTTGTTTCTCCGCTTGGTCAGCTCTCATATCAGGGTCAACCCAAGTGTCATCTTTAAAGTCAGGCAAATTTTGGTACATCACGATTTGTCTCAAACGATCGAAGTCTTCCGACGTTATCGTAATTCCGTTAATCAAAATTTCGTATTTTTTAGTTTCGGGGTTCATTCGATATTTTATGTTTATATCGAAGTCTTCTTCCTCATCTTTTTCGCCTTTATAACATTCGCAATGGAATGGGTGTTCTTTATCGAGTGCTTTTATTAAAAACTCTTGATAATCGTAAACTTTTCCGCATTTCGCACAACGAATACCATATTTCACGTGAAAAACCAATTCGCAAATGCGTATAAAATACTGCGAAATTCGAGCCTGTTCTTCCTTCGCCTTTTTCTCTTCGGCGGCTTTTTCTAACGCGCCTTTCGGCGGTCCATCTTCATCTTGTGAGTCTGCCTTCCCGCTCATCTTCAGTAAAAGATATTCAAGGTTAGTTTTCTCCTCATTCCCTTCCACATCGTCTTTATTAAGAGTCAAACACTCCGACGCAGCTAAAAATTCATCGTGATACCGAACGTTTATCGGGTATAACATTAAACCGTCTTTGAATGGAACAGGTTCATCGAATTGAAAATACGTCGCATTAAGCCGATTAAGCTCATCAACGAGGCTTTGCGGTAAATTCGGATTATAAATTTTCACTCAAATCACCGCCTCACCAGCCGCAATCAGGGTTAACCGTTTCTTGCGCCATAACTGTCGAGAATGTGACCGAATAACCAAAATACGAACGGTTATTCCAAACATAACTTTTTACCCCGCAATACGGGCTTGTCAATTGGTTGCACTGCAACGTGCCGACACCATCAACGTATAATCCGTTCAAAATAGCCAAAACGCACTTCAAAATAGTGGTCGCGCGACTCTTCGTCGGAATTAAGATATTCCCATCTTCGTCGGTTTCGGTCAGGTTCGTCAGCGGGTTTTCTTCGTCATCCGCGTCGCCGTAAACATTGTTGATTTTGTTGTGAACTATAATTTCGAGCGTTACATCGACTTTCGAGCGAATTTGATCAAACGGTTCAATTCGGCTCACGTAAACGTCAAGCCTCGAAGCCTGCTTTGTCCAACCGTCGTCGATAAACGGAAGTAAAAATACGTTATAATTGCCTGCGTCACCATTGTCACGATAAACCATTTTATACTTCTCTTTGTTGTTGAGTTCATCGTTCATAAGACAATCAGGTGTGTTATATTTCAGCAACTTCCACAAATACTTGCCGTATTTCGAGTCGCTGTTTACTAACGCGTGTATAATTCGCCACTCCAACCCGTCAAGGTCGTTATAACGATTATACCCGTTGTCGTCAAAATACATAGGAAGCCCCATGTGCGTTTCCTCCTTTTCTCACTTTTACTCAAGCCCACGGAGGCTCAGAACGAACGATTGTTTCATCTCTTTGCCTGTCGGGCTGTTTTCTGCCGATATATAAGCCATAACGACGAGTTCTTTGCGAGCGTAAACTTTCAACCTGCGAAGCGTAAACGTGCCTTTATCGTCGTCGTCAACGACTTCGACGTATTTCTCGTAATCAGCCATATCGACAACGTAGAAATCTTCGCCGTCTTTCGTAATAAGGAACGCGTAGCCCGCGTAAGTGTTCGGGTCGTAAACCGCGAACGGAACGAGCGTACCGAGCGTTATGCTTATATTCACGGGTGCTTCAACCAATGCGTCGCCTTGGAATAAGCCGACTTTGAACGTAATCGGCTCGCTGTATAATTCGGTCGGCATCGGAACAGGTTCATAGAATCTGAACGTGTAACCTTCGCTGACGTCAGGCGGCGTAACCGTGATTTGGTCTTCCGCTTTGTTATACGCGAGATAAATGTGCTCTTTCCCGTAAACCTCTTTGTCGAAGATGTCTTGCTCGCTCTTTTGATCAACGGTCGCGTATAACACGATTAACCCGTTGTCTTTCGCTTTGTAAGTGCTTCGGCTGTTGTAGTTCTCTATGTTCGTTACTTTGTATACCGTGTCGTAACCGACGATAAAACGTTGGTTTACGTAATAACCGCGCGTGTAATCGTTCGCCTGAACAATCATCACAATGCTGTCTTTTTGCGTCAAAATCGTCTCGTTGAAATGGAAACCAGTTCCCGACAAATCGGTGCCTGCGATAACCTCTTCGATATGAACATCGTTATAGCCGTCCGCGTTCTTGAAAACCGAGGCGATCGTACCGTTACAACGAGTTATTGCGACCGCGCTCATCGGGTCTGTCACGTTCATATTCGTCGCAAGCCAGCAGAACTTATCCACGTCGTCTTCTTCGAGGTCGAAGTTAAACGAAAAGCGATATTTCATTCCGAGAAGTTTGTTGTGTTGAATATCGCGGAACACGAGCTTTTTATAATCGTCCGCGAGTTTTTCGCCTTTGTCGTTTTTAAGCGTCTGAATAACAACCTCAATCGGGGTGTATTTATCCGTACCCCAATCTTCGATTTCCTGTTCTTCAACGTCAACCCTGTTAGGACGATATTTCCAATCGGCGTCGATTTTGTCCTGCAACGTGTGCAAATAGTAGTTATATTTTGAATAATTCTTCGGCGTTTGTGAGATTGTTTTGTAAGGCTCTCCGTTATTAGCGCCGACATTGTTTTCGAGATCGTAAACGTAAGAAGTCGGGGTGAACGCGCTGTTTATTACTTTGCTCATTTCGCCGCCCCCTTCTCGCGAGCGTCAATCGAATCGATAAGATAATTGATGTTACGCTTTATCTCGAAAATCTGTTTTTTTATTGCTTTAAATTCGACCTTGTTGAAATCGCGATAAACCACATTGAGTTTTACGATTATTTCAACCAATTCGTTGTCGAATAATTGGTTAGCCGAGTTTAACTCGACGAGTTGTCCGTATATGAAATCACGAGGGTCTATTCCCGTTTCTTCTCTCTCCTCAACAAGATGCAAAATCTTTATCATCTTGCCGATAAGTTTTTCAAGGAATTTCTTTTTCGCGGCGTCGGAAATTATTATGCGGTTTTCAAACGTATTAGTATCCATACCAACTCACGCTCCTGTTCCGCAAATCCCAATCGAGTTTGTTCTGCAACGAATAAATCTCGAACTGCAAATCCTTTACCCAATCGGTTTTCGTCTTCAATGAGTTTGCGGGCGAATGAAGTTTGAAGTCGGTGTCATTGAGCAAATTACGAATATCAAGCAAGAAATTTTGCTCTTTCTCTGCCCACGCGATTACCGTTGTTCTTGCGAGTATTTCCGTTACACGCTTTGTCATCGAATCGCCAATTGCTTTCCCTGCGGCGACAAAATCCGCCGTAAATGCACCTGCTTTATACCACTCGATTTCATATTGTTCGCCATCGTTCACGGGGTTCGCGAACTCGACGGTTTTAGCGGTCGCGTCATAAGTCGCTTCCGTTTGGTGTTTAATTAACACGCCTTTTTTATTCGGCGTGTCTATGTAAAATACAATCTCCGCGTCTTTGGGTATGTCCATCGTGACATTGTAAATCTGCTTTCCAGCTTCGCACTTTCCGATTTCTGTCTCGCCAGTCGGTTTGTCGTACTGTGCAAGCGCGTCGGATACTTTTATCGGGTTGGAAAAGTAACTTAAACCGTTGATGAGGAAATTGTACATTATTTTCTGAAATTCAATTGTGTTTGTTAAATATGCTCTGTTGATATCGGGGTCATCAATAAGATTAACCGTCCGCTCGTAAATATCTGAGAACTGAATCATTGGTGTTCCCCTCCGTTATTTTTTTTATTTTAAAAGCCCCAAATCGTGTAATGAAATGGGGCTTTTATTTGTTTAGTTGAATTAGTATCTTACAATGTTTGGTCTTACATTTCCGATTGGCTGCGAAGACGGTTTTCTATTAAGTTCAACAAGTAAGTTTTCAAGTTTCCCACCCGTTGCATCGTTAAACGTTTTTACTCTTCGAATATCTCTAAAGCGCATATCTCCGTCATAAGCACATCTAAGCCAATAACTCACCAAATTATCTTTACCGTATTCTGGAAGTTTAGTATAAACCTCTTCTATCTTATCCATCGGGACATCGCCAAGTGTTTTAATAAACGTTTTATCTATAGGGCAATCGTTAATTGTCGCAACGCCATATTTTTTAGCAACGTCTTCGTACCCCGCAGCTACACAAAGAAGCCCTTTAGTAAACCAACTTCTATGTTTCGCTAACAGTTCCTCAAATTGCTGAATTGTAAGGGATCTTTCTTCACCAAATTCAGTCATCCCAATTACAAGATTTGATAGATGTATTGTAGTTCCGAGCTGAGGATCCATTTGCGCGAGATGTACAATCCGAACTTCGCCATCAGATTTACCATTCTGATTACTCTGAGTGACCATCATCGTCTGCATGAATTGCGCCATTAAATCTGTAAGATTTGCCATTTTAGCATCTAAATCGCTCGATTTTGCAGGTTGTTTTTTTTCTGCAATCTTGATTTCGTCAGATATTTCTTCTTTTTTAACTGTTGTGTTAGCCATAATTAAACTCTCCTTTTACTACTTTTATTCATAACAAAAACGCCGCCAAGGCGACGTGATTATTTCTTTATTTTTTGGACCAATGCTTATATCCAGCATTATATATTTCATATGGTCCACTAATATAACTTTTAGGTGGTAATTCATCTATAATTTTATATCCATTTTCTATAAGAATATTCTCTGGGATTTTTCCATTTTCAATTATATAATCTCCACCATTAAACCAAAAATCTCCGTTAAATAATTTTTTAATACGTTCTTTAACTACACGTTTATTAGAAACCCACTCATACTCATATACATAAAATATAAATACACCTTTATCTTTGGCACGATTATATTTCAACAAATGATAATCCTTTTCTTTTTGCAATGTCGAGTGCCAATAATCGCCATTAAATTCAATTCCAATGTTATAATCAGGACAATAAGCGTCTATTTCATATGGAGATATTTTTGTTTTGGTCTTATAGTGTTTTACGTTTAATTTATCTAAGAATTTCGAAATTTCTTCTTCATAATGTGAACTAAATTTATCAATTAAATCCCATAATTCAAATTTATTCAATCGTCTACATAAAGTGCAATGTCCACAACCAATGGCTTTTGACGCAATTTCCGTTGTTTTATATCCACCTTTAACAATGAAGTTTCTTAACTTTTCTGCTGATGACAAAATGTCTCTCGTAAATTCCGACAATGCAAGTTCACCATAATTAGATACACCATATTTCTCCATTATAACCTTTTGAGAACGATTTTGTAACTCCACACTCGAACCAGCATAATCAGTTCCAAAATTTTCACGCATTGTGTGTTTAATTTTTTCTTTTATCTCATCGTTCCCAAATGGATTTTCACACCCAAATTTTTTAATATTTGTCTGTTTTCTACGTTCGATTACTTCTGGCTTTTGTGGTGGATAATAACCGTGTTCTTCTAAAAATTCCTTATTTCTTTTGTGAGCTGCGTTCATCTTCCCGATACCCTTTTCGTCGAAAGCACGTTGAATATTCGCCTGATTAGCCTCTTTCCCTTTTTTCAATCCATATTTACGTATAATCTTTACCATTGAGCCAAAAGGGATATTGTAATAATCTGATAACTCTCTAACCATTTTATTTTGAATTATATATAAGTCATATAATTCTTCTTTAGAGACATTATAATTTTTCTTCGCTGGCATTTTTAATATCCTCCTTACAAAAATATATAAAAAGCGGTAATCCTCTCGGTAAGGAGTCAAAAGGAAACAGTTTCGAACCTGCTGTCCCGCAATTTACACGTTTATTATAACAAATCACTTAACGTTTGTCAAGCGTTTTGTAATGGAAATTACGTTTTTGTGAGAAACGTAATTAAAAAACTCTCTTATTTTGTTAAAAGAATAAGAAAACTTATTAAATCTCGAATTAACCGAGGTTGATAACGCCATGCTTGGAGCCCAATACCGCAGCTACACCGATACGAAGTTTAACCGAGAAAACATAAGTTCTGTCGGAAGTGTATTCAGGAAGATCGGTAAGTGAAATATCAGTACCTTCTTGGACCACTTTTACGCACTTATACGAATTTGCGGCTATGAGATATATCTTATCATCAGGGATCATAAGTTTACCAGTCGAATTCAAAGTGGTGGCATCTATCGCTTGGTCGATTGCTATTAAATTTACTCCGAGATATTTATCAAGGAAACCTTTCTTAGCAACTTCAACACCAAGGCCATATTGCAAACCGACGACATTAGGTACGCACTGCGCAAGAGCGCTCAAAACGCCGACTCCATAAACCGCAGCGCCGTTATTCGCAGCAGAAACTCTTTCAGCAAGGTGAGCAAAGCTCTTCGTATCAACGCCATTAGTAACATAACCAATACCAAGACCATCAGTTGCAGCGGTAAGCGCAGCAATAGACTTAGCAAGAATATAGTTTTCAAACGAACGAGCAATTTTAGCAGCCCATACGCCGATATCAAATCTTCTCGAAGCAAGGTCATACCAATCCATCGAAACCGCTATTTCAATCGGTTCAGGATTAACAACCATTTCGTTGTTATAAATGGGCTGAAGAGCTCCGCGATGAATACCCTCTGCAAGTTCATTAACCTGATATAACTCATTCGAATCGATAATGAAACGAGCAGTATCGCCGAAACCGATCTGCCTATAATCCATAAACGTGTCAGCAAATCTCGAGCTCATCGTCATCGGAAGAGTCGCGTTGATAACCTGCGCGATAACCGCGTCGAAGTTTTCTCTGAAATCTCTGTTACTGTTAACAGCGGGGCTCTTGACGATTTCGATGCCTTCATTAACGAATCTGTCTTCGTAACGAGTGCCGCTTACACAATATTTAACGAGGTTTTCGCAAACATCGCTCTGCATTTCTTCATATTCTTTTCTGTTCTGTACACCTTCAATGTGCTGACGAGCGGAATCAACGATACCGTCTACAACATCATTAAAAAGGGCGTTTTCAGACTTTTTATAATTAAACATTTTTAACATAATATTCTATTCCTCCCTTAAAAATTAAAGTACACGGCAGTAATACATCTTGCCAGCAACCGTCTGACCAAGAACGAAATCTTTAGCCATTTCGATCTTAACATTAAGTTTACCTTCAACCTGAGTTGCAGACGGAGTAAATTTCGTATCATTAGCAGTCGGAATAGCAAATTTGCCAACTTCGGGAGCGAAAACAAATCCAGCGTCCGAAAGCCAGAACCTGTCATAAGGTTTAAGAATTCTAACTCTAACAGGCTGACCAGCATCAGCAACGAGACCATCAAGTCTCATGCCAACTCTCCATTTGTCACCTCTTACGTCGCCCTTACCAACATCGGAAAGGTCAACTATAGCAACTTCATCCGTGTCATTAGCGGGTGCTTTGATTTCAAATACGTTCATGTCTTTGTTGTCATAAACCGTGCTTCTTCTAAGGTCGCCAACAACTACAAGAGCGCCGTCTTCTACTTCGGCAAGCTGATCGTTGGAAACAAACTTACCAGTGATATCGTAAGCGGTTACGTTTTCCGATACCATTTTAATTTTAGCAAAAGTAGCCATATTAATTTCTCCTTAATTATTTCTTATTTTTTAATATTATCTTTAAGTCGCTCACGTAAAGTCATTTCTTTGCGACCAGATTTTTGTTTTGGTTCTTCCACAATATTTACACTAAACATTTCCGTTTTTTCACTGAAAAGCGTCGCTTTGGTTTTTTGGAAAGATAAGTACGCAATATCTCTATCTATAGCGTCGATATCTTCATATTCTCTTCTTTCGCATTTTTCACCAATCGGCTTAATCTCTTCTTCAGTAAATTTCATTTTAGCGCACACATTGGAAATATAATCTTTTTGCTCGTTGACTCTCATAACGGCGAATTTTTCAACCATTTCGTCACGAGCTTTCTTAATCTCTTCGTAGTCCTGCATCTTCGCGACACATTCATCCATTTCGAGTTTAAGTTTTCCTGCGGTTGCTTCGTAGTTCGCGCACTTCTCTTCAAGTTCTGCACATTTCTTCTCATACTCCGCGCATCTCTTTTCGTAATCCGCGCACTTACCTTCGTATTCGCCACATTTGTTTTCGTATTCACAACATTTAGCTTCGAGTTCCGAGTATTTGCCTTCCACTTCAGCAAATTTGCTTTCCGCTTCATTACATTTCATCTTCAATTCGTCGCAAGCCGCATTGAATGCCTCTTCGGTATAAACCTTTTCAACAACCACAGCAGGTTTTTCTACAGGTTCTCCCTTTGCTTCCTCGACAACCACTCCTTCCGCGTGTTTTTCGAGCGAATAATCGTCGCAATCATCATGATCATCACAATCGTCGCCGCAATCGCCATTGCACGGAACGTCGTCTTCGTAAAGGTCACAGAATTCGTCGCATTCGCAATCGAACTTCGCTTCGAAGTCGAGATCTAAATGCCCGTAAATAGCCTTTAACTTCTTTAAGACTTCTTCTTCGCCGTTCTTCTCGGCGTAAGCCTTCGCTGAGCCTAATGCCCCTCTGTTATATACCAGTTCGTCGCCTTTGATCTCCATTACTGGATATTTGAGCTTCGTAACTTCCCCTTCTTCCCAGCCTTCTCTCAAGTCGAGGAACACGTCATCTGCGATTTCCTTAAAGTTGCTCGCTTCGACAATGCGTTTTCTGAGCTCCGCTTTATCAACGTCGCCCCAACTGGTATCGGACATGGCTTCTTTGGATTTGTTGACTTTAAGAGCTTTTCCAAAATCTTTCATAGCCAAATTTCCGTCCTCCTTATTTTTCTCGTCGTCCTCTAACTGAGAGTACGCTTGAATAATTGTTTGTTTTTGTCCACTGAATCTCGCCGCGTCAAAAACTTCGAGAATTGATAATCCTGCGCCTTCAATACCTTCTTTGACTTGTATGCCGTTACGGCTTCCGAGAATTGTTATTCCCTTTAAGTCAAATTCTTTGATATATTCAATTCCGTCAACCATCTCGCTGTCTAAAACCGCTATTTCGACCGAAACTTTTTTCTTACGGTCTTTGAGCAATTTTTTGACTTGTTTATAGTTATATTGAGTATATATCATTGCGGTACAGCAAATCCAGTGTAAACCGTCTCTCTCTACGATTTCTTTCCTATCCGTCTGGCGAATAAAACCTAAAATTTGTTCTCCGTTAGAGTTGTCCCAATAGTCCACTTGTTCTTCTGGATCGTAAGCAACTCTTCCGTTATGAGACTCAAAATCACCTTGTTTATTGAAAAAACCGAGTATCGGCTTATCGTTAAAAGACTCGAGACCTTTTTGCATCGACTCGAGCGTAAAATGACTTTTGTTACGGTTAGGATTTGCATCAGAAATCGCAAAGATTTCTATTTCGAGGAAGTTTTTGTCGTTTAAGATGTCTCTAATTCTGATTTGGTTAGAATCAAGTTCAAAACACTTAAGCATTATTTCTTCCCTCCTTGATTAAGCGGAGCTTCTGGATTTACCTCCAATGCTGCGCTTATTTTGCTGACCTTATATTTGATAAGGTCTTTTGTCTTTTTCTCATCATTACATTTGTCGGCAGTATATTCAACAACGATAAAACCAAGTATATTTTTCCTGCTATCCTTGATTACGCCGCAATATGCCGCCTTTGCCCCTCTTGCATAAAAGGTTTGATACGTTATCGCATCGGCATCTTTTATGTCCTCGATATTGCTGATATCGTAACAACCCCGTTCTGATAGTTTTTGAGTAAGTGTGAAAAACATTGTTCGAGGAACATTTTGAAAAGAATTCATCACCGAAACTGTTTTCCCGTCAACTACTTCATAAAGCATCGACATTTTCTGAAAACTTCTTCCAGTTACGCTATACCCCCCATTATGGTATATAAAACAACTTACACGATTTGCGCCAGATTCTTCGCGCAAACAATTTAATAAACTCATTACCAAATCATTGCAGCGTCTGTTTTCTTCCTCTTCTGGTCCAGGATGAGTGTGTTTAGTATTATCCCCGACCTCTTTCATCATTTTAAAAAGTTCGGTAATCCGTTCCTCGGACTTCTGGCTTATTATTTGCTGTTTTTCGCTTACATCTTTAAAACATCTGGCAAACCAAATAATAATAAACACAAGCGCAGCTATCAGTACAGGGGTACTTCCATATTTAATAATTGAATCGACAATTTCTTTCATATGTTAAAAGTCCCCTTTTTATAAGTTAATTAATTTTATAATGTGTGTGGGATAAGCGTAGTTAATTCTGCAAAATGCACATCAAATTGCGACGGATCGTCCTTATATTGCTCACTCTTCGTGCGCCAGATATCCGACTGTTTTACATAAGGCAAAAGTTTAAGTAAAAAATCTTCCATCGCGATTCTAACTTCATAATCGTCGTTAAGATCTGCGATATCGATAGTTTTACGCACCTCTTGTCTATACTCCTCCATCATTCGGTCATTATCGACAAATAAGTCATAAAGGCTGAGGTATTCCGATTTATACTCGTTTACTGCCTTTCTAACTGGTCTTGCGTTTAACTGTATCATAAGGTCACTTATGACGTCCGCAAGCTGAGGAAATTTGTGGGCAAACGCATGATGATAAAGATTTGCGATGTTCGGATAGCGCGTGTAATCGATGTTATACGCGAAGTTATCCGCTTGAGCATTGCAATCGAAACTCTTTTTGATAAGATTGTTCAATTGCTCGTAACAAGCTTCTGAAATCTTCATTTTTCTGCCTCCTCACAGTTCTTCTTAAAGGGTTTAAGTTCGCCATTTTCATCTTCGACAAACTTGAACTCTTTTCCACAAATCATACAAACGGCGTGACGGACATTCGGGTGCGTCATAAATAACCGACCAAGTAAGTGCAAGGTCGTGTTTTTCGATTTAATTCGATGATTACATTTTTCTCCCATTGAATTATTCCTCCCCGTCTAATTCCATCTTTTCTTCACATTCCGAGCATAAGAAATGACCGTCTTCAACATCTTCGCTCCCGCACAACGGGCAAATATGTTGAGCGACATAATCTTCCTTCAATTCGGTGATGTTAGCGCCCGTCTCTCTGCTTTGTGCCGTGGAATCGTTTTCTATATCGGTATCGTCCAATGCTGTACGTCCAACGCCATTAGAATCCTGTGTCGAGCTGCTACGAGCCTGTGCGTTTTGTATGCTCTGCGCCCAACCTAATGTCTTGAATTTATCATACAACTTGTTCTCATCAATATAGCTCGATACTCCGCGTACCTGCCTGAGAGACATGTCATAAGCAGAAGCTAATTTTGGAAGGACGAACGTTGCGCCCGAAGACACAAGCTCTTTCATGTTCTTGACTTGACTGTCAAAAGTATAAATTCCGCCCCAAAGTTTAAGCTTCCATTTATATTTACAACCGCACCATTTTTCAAGTACAGTGTTTGTGGCTGTTTCGATTTGTCTTGTGACATAATCGTATTGAGACTCGGCAAGCATTTGTGCGCCTTTAATCATCGCTACCGACGGTTTATCGGTTGCAACAATCAAACCACCCTCTCCTGCCGAGGAAATAAAGTTTTGAACCGCCTTCGTTTTAATGTCGCTGCTATTCGGTATATTCGGCAACGACTGTAATTTCATATCTTTGAACGGTCCAAAGAAAGCATTTACGTTTCCAGAAACTATTGAATTAAAAAAGTTCTGGAACGCATTGAGCGTCGTCGGTCTGATCTTAGTCTGATCTTGACCTGGCTGCGCTCCGTCTATAAATTCTGCCTGACCTGTAAGAACAGCCGTCAACGGGCTGCTCGCTATCAAGCCTGCAAGTGTTGAATAATCGCTTAATTCTTGAAGGTCCGAGAAAAGGCTTATCGTGTCGGGAACCGACCATGCGTTAGAACCGTCGCTCATAAAAGTAAAGCAAAGGTCTTGCGGCAACTGCACCCAATACAAATAAACCGTCGAAGCCGCCTGTTTAGCGATTTCTATCGTCCCTTTACGTTCCTGTCCTTCGTCGTCGTATGTAAATTGCGCAAGTTTGTTGGCATCTACCGCATAATTACCTTTATTGTCGCGATACACGATTCTGCCAGTAATAATGCTATCCCAAATCTTACGTATGAATTCGGGGTATTGCAACGGCGAAAATGCGGGGTTCATAAATACCATAAGGTTAAAACTCGCAATGTAACCATGCTCGCCAATTCCTGTGAGTTTGGTATAAGCGGCAGGGAGTTTTTGGAACGTTACGTATTTAACGCGCTTTTTCCCCTCGTCTTCATATATACATTGTCTGAATATATAAGACGGTTTTCCCTCTCTCTTGACTTCCATCCCGATTCTTTTGAACAAAGCCTGCGGGTCGAGTTTATCTTTCCACTCTTCCACAAAAGCTTCTTCCTCGCGGAATTTTTTACTTGTGTATTCGCTCGCGTCTTCGAGCGTTTCGGGTAAAAAGTAACTCTTGTACATCGGGACATCGCACGCTTCACGCAATATCTTGTAATAAAGGTATTGCCGAGCAGAAAGCCCTGCCGAGACCGATTTAAGCTCTTCTTCGTGAGACCCTGGGTCTTTCAACGCTTGCGCGATTTCTTCGGGCGTCTCCGTTACTGGGGACGCGTTTATCATCTTCAATCGCGAGTTCTGCAAAAACGGGTTGTAAAGGTTTATGTTGTTTTCCCCCCATTTCCCGTTATAAGTGCCAAGAACACTCCCGTACAACGAGAATAAACTCTCCGCCACTTGATTAATGGTTACTTTCCCGTTCGTTCCCGCCGCGCTCTTCTGTTCCATCATAAGCGTTTCACTCGCGTTATCGGTTAAAATCTTCTCATCTTCATCTACTGCAATTTTGCGCGGTCTTCCGCGTTTTTTAGTTGTTTGATCCGCCATCGGACTGCGCCTCCTTGTTTTGTTGATTTACGTATTTTGTGTATAACTGTTTATACTCTTCCATCGCCTTCTGGATATTCTCCTGTGCCTTTTTTAATTCGGCTTGATGTTGTTCCTCGAAGCGAAGACGTTCTTGTTCGTTGAATTTCTCTAAAAGCCAAGTTTGCACATAATTTGTCGGAGTGCGAGTCGGCGGTGAGGTTAATTCTTTGAAGAAATAATTTTGTATTTTCTTCTTATTCACTATTATAGAGTTTTCCCGAACCCCTTTGTAATTTTCTAAATATGTATAAATATTATCCCCATCAACACAACACTCTATACCTTTATCAATTAAAAACTCCAACAAATCTCCCAAACTTACTTCTTCGTAATCTACTACTAATTTTCCAATCATCTTTTATTTCCTTTTACCACTTTTTACCCGCGAACGGGTTCGTTTTACCCGCGAACGGGTTTTGAGTCTTTTTGCCGTCGCCTTCTCTAATACGGCTCATTATATAATCGGCAAATTCACTCGTGTTGTTATTTTCAGACGCACGGTTTTCGGCTTGGCGCATATTTGCCAAATAAGAGGCGAAAAGAGCAAGGCAATAAACTCTATCGTCGTGATCTTTGCCGCTTGGCATTGCGTATTTTACTTCGCCCGTCGTCAATTTCGTTTGTTGCATCCTTACCGCTTCGTCTTTCAAAAGGTCAAATTCGAGTAACGCGCGGGTTTCCTCTAACGACAACTTGTATACCGAGCCGTCTTCGTTTTCAATTTCTCCACGCGAGGGAAGTGATGGCGGGAACTCGATGTAATCTTGCGCAATCATCGAAGTTAACGCGCCGAACATCTCGGTTCTGTATTTACGCGGCTCTACCGCCTGTAAACAATCTACTGCTTCGGGGAATTTGTCTCTGTGCATATCTTGATAAGAAGTCCCCGTACCATCGTTATCTGGATTGAATTTACTATCATAAACACCGACATGTCTAACGCCGTTTTCATCTGTATAAGACGGCATTAAGTAATCTGGTATACTTTTACCGCCTGCACCTGAACCTGAATCCATTCGAAGCGTTACGTTTGTGTATTCGTGGTTCTCTGCGTTATTGTAATCGCGCAAAAACTTACGAACCCAAGTGATTTGGTCTGGCATACGTAACGGTTGGCGATCACCGCCGTTTTGTTTCGCTGGCTCAATAAGATTGAAGCAATTTACCAACCTGCCCTTTAAGCCGACCTTTTCATCTCTGAATATTTCCCCGACTAAAACAATGCTGTTATCGTGTTGAACGGCGGGATCCCAACAAACAACGTATTTTTTCGTTTTGTCGGTACTCGCGGTTTCGGGTAAATATTTTTTCTCGTTACGAATTATTACGGAACGTTGAAGAAGTGAATCGGGCGATTCCATATCTGTCCACAAATTCATAAATTCCGTGTTATATTTTCGGATATCGGTATCTCTTATCATTTCCATTTCAGCCTTATTCGCTATCGCTGGAACGGGTTTGCCGTTTATGTAAGGGTGAAGCGTCATCTCGCAGTTTATATCTGCGGCGTAATATCCTGGATAACCAATAATCGAATTTATTATACATTGTCTATAAGCTCTATAACACTCGGTATTAACACTTCCTGCCGAAGAACACATTATAATCTGGTTGTTGAAGGTCTTCGGATGAACCTTCGAATTGAAACCTTTTCCTGTTTTGAAGTTCGGGTCTTGGTTGATGAAAGGCAAACACGCTTGATACATAACATCAGAAACGTATGCCGCCTCATCGAATATAACTACATTCGCACGGCGACCACGAGCAGTATCAGGGTTCGCTGCGAGTGTTTGAATTGTGCTACCGTTAAAAAGCGTGAGTGAATAGTTACCTTGTTTCTTTATAAAACCATCGGTGTTGGCGTTGCTTTTGACTAACTCGTTATAAAACATACAAGGGTCCGTCTGAACCGACTGTTCTTCACCACGGCATAATTTACAAATTTTGTTAAAGGTCGCTTGCGCTTGGTCAGCCGAGTTTGAAACGATATAAATCGTGCAATTCGGCAAAAGGAGCGCTCGAAGCATTGCATATATCGCTACCAAGAATGATTTACCGCTGTTACGAGCGGCACACCAAACCGCACGATTTGAAGTCCATGTTCCGAGAATAAGGTTTTTTTGAAAGTCGATAAGTTGTATCCCGAAAATTTCTTCGATAAATTTCGTCGGGTTTTCTCTTCCCCATTGAATCAAATCGACATATTTATCCATCGACTCTTTTTTACGTATCGTAAGGTCGGTTTCTGTTTTTCGGCTATATAAACTTATCATTTATTTTTACCTCGCTTCTTCATCTCTTTTATTTCATTATCATCGTAATGAATTTCTGCGAGAACCATATCTTGTATTTCTCTACGCCCCAAACCCTTCCCTTCGAGCTTCTTTGCAAGTTCTTTCAAAAGTTCTTCTTTGGTTATCTGTTCGTAAATAAGCCGATTTTCTTCTTTAAGTTTTTTGTTTTCGTCCGTCAATTCTTTGATTAACTTTTTCTGTTTCGTTACGATATCCTTATAATCACCCGCATTTAACGCGATTTGTTTAAAAAACGATTCGGCGCTTATATCGCTTGCCAACTGCATACTTTTGCTTGTTTCAACGTCGTAAATGTTTATTTTCTCGTCATCGCGGTCGACTTCCTCGCTTTCACGCATTATATAAGAAAGTGTTCCGACACCCTTACTTTTCGCTAACGAATAACGCTCACTAAATCCAAAATCTTTTAAGTTTTTTTGGATTATGTCGCTCGTTGTCTTTTGAAAATCCTGCAAGGTTTTTAATTTTTTATCATTATTTATCATCGTATCCGCATCTTTCGTGAGCTCTTGAATTGCTACCGAAATTTTATCGGCTCTCAAATAACTTCGAACCAAATCAATACATCCTCTTTGTTTTGGTAAATCAGTTGAGAGATCTGGTGTGACCATTATGGTAACATCTCTATACATTTTTTTACGATCTGATAAACATTCTCTTTCAAATGGGTCATAATGAAATATCGACAAAACTTCTCGCCTATTTGCTAAATCTTCTTCCGACAACCCTTCGGTAGGATCTATGGTTTCATTCGTTTCAGACGATAACACGCTGTCTATTATATTTTCTTCTTCAACTTCCTTTTTTACTTGTTTTATCATCTTTTACTCCTTATAAAAAAATGGCAAAAGCTACACTCTGCCATCATACAAATCTTTAACGTTATAATACATAACGTAATTAAGATTATTCAATTTTGCTGTTTTAATTTTGTTCGGGTCGCGTTCAGTCCAAACATTTAAAGCAATCTTATAAAAATCAGAATAAACCGATCTTTCCTCTAATATCTTAGCTTTTTGTATATGATTTAGATTTGTAAAATCAAATGGTTCTCTGCCATGCGTCCAATTAAGATTTAACTCTACAAAAATATCTTTCGATTTTATATAAAAATCACAATTAAACGGATATCTTTCTTCCTTGTATTGTCTGATTATATCATCTTTTCCATATTTGCCTACTAAATATTCATAAAATAAATCTTCTTGTTTGGAACTATTAAAAGTTTTGTTTTCACGCATTTTCTTCTGCGTTAACTCATTTGCTTTATAGACATCTTTCTTTATTCCATAAACTTTATTTGCCCAATAAAACACCTTTGAAACGGTGGTATTAAAAAATTCAGCCGTTTCATAGGCTGTATGATTTTCTTCTATGTAATAATTATATAGTTCATCTTTTGGTATTGGAATAGTATTAACCTTGTGTATATTGTTCTTTCGCAATGTTATTTCTATTTTAGATTTTGGACATTTAAAAAATTCCGCACATTCATCAACCGTATGATTTTTAGCTATATATAAATCATATAAACAATCAACATCAACATGGTATTTTTCATGCCACGTATTCTCATTGATTTTATCTTTTGGTTTTAATATTCCATATTTTTGAAGATACGGGTCGACATAACAATTAAAAAATTGATTACATTGTTTCTTGGTATGATTCTCTACAATATAATACTGATATAATTCATCTTTATCAACTATATTTCCCAGTTTTCTTATGCCATATTCTTTACATCTTAGTAATATTGTCGCGCCAGAACACCCAAATTTGCTGGCGGTTTCTTTTAACGAATGGTTTTCTCTTATAAAAAATTTATAAAGCTTATCTTTTGGTATTATATGTCTTCTCGTATAAGAATGCCCCTTTAATTTAATATTATATTGTGCTATCCTTCTTCTTATAACAGATTTGCTACAATTAAAATATTCCGCACATTCTTCAATAGTTTTATCTTGTATTATATACAAATCATATAAGTTCTCTTTGGTAATATTATTTTTTTACTACTCATTTTTAGCTCCTTCTAAAAAAAAACAAAATATTATAAAAGATTGGTAATTCCACAAAAAGGAGTTGTGGAAAAGGTCATGACTCCCTGTCCCAATCGTTTTATCAACTTTTTTAATTCAAAATTATTCTATATATACATTCGCAAGGTGAATTGTCGGTCGCGATAATAAGATTTTGCGACGCCTTGCTGCTTAATCTCAAATTCTTTGCATATGTGTCTGTTCCCATCAGCGAACCATTGCTCACAACTACCGTTTCGTTTTTCTCATCCGCCGAGAAATGATGGAGATGAGCCGTCACAACCAAATCGTAGTGTTTGTGTGTCATCAAACTCATATTGTCAACAACTGTGCTTGGTTTATCATGATCTCCGTGAACGCCGACTACTTCGTAACCGTGACATCTGAATGTTATAATTCCCTCATCATATTCGTTTTCGTGAATTATAATTCTGTTATTCAAACGTTCTTTAAGATACCACGGGATTACTCTTGCAAGACTTTCCAAATCCATGGCGTCTTTCTTATTTGGTTCAAGACGGCTATGATTATCAAGGCAGTCATAATAATGAATTTCGAAATCTGTCGCCCAATCGTTTAACAACTCGGCAAGAATTTCAGAAACCTGCATTACCTGCGTTATCACGTCGAACCTGCTTTCAAGTCTCAACCCGAGGTGGATACGTCCGCAAATTAAATCGCTGAGGTTTACAACATGTAAATCTTTTACGCCGTTTGCAAGACAATAAACTCTAACTTCGTCGCGTAATTTTGCAACACGCTCTTTCGCTATGTCTGGGTTGTAAACGTTCCAATAATTCTTTATATCAATACCGTAATGCCAATCGCTCAGGCAAACAATCGCGGAATTTCCTTCGCCAAAAAAATCTCTATCAATTTTACGAGCCTCCAGGAGCTTTTTAGAGTTCATCTCCTGAGCGCATTTCGAGGCTATCTCTTTAATTGTCTCTTCCCTCGCAAGTTGACGGATATAAGCATTCGTTTGAACTCTTTCGTCGGAGATTTTTATACGCTCTTTTTGGAGTTCGATTTTCTGCTGCATATATTCGGAGATTTCTGGGATTTCCTCTTCCTTAACTGCATCTGCTTTTCCTTTTGTGTAAGCGGAATACATTTTTCTATATCTGCTTTCGGTATAATTTTGGTCGAGCGTTCTATTTATTATTTGGGCAATTTCATCCCAATAAAGATGTTTTATTTCTTTTAACGCGCATATACGGAGGGTATAATCATCTTCAGTTTCTTCGTCAAGGCGTTTGTAATCTATATCTTCGAAATCTATCATCTCGTTCTCTCCTTTAATCAGTTATTTGTCTGTTTTCACTATTATAGAGTTTTCCCGAACCCCTTTGTAATCTGCTTAAATACTCTCTATGATATTTTATTTTTTTTCTACATATTGGACAATTATCTAAATTTATAGAATTTTCCTTATAAAAAAACACTTTGCCACATTTTAAACATTTTTTTTCATTTTTAAGAAATAAAAAACACTCATGAACTTCTCTTGGACTTCTTATGTTTTTAATTATAGTATCATTTTTATAACAAAATAAAATTTTAAAAGACAGAAAATTATTTCTTGAGTTAATTATAAACGGTCTATATTCATTAACACATAAACTTAACAATTCGGTGTTTCGGTCTCTTTCTTTTTTTGTACTCGTGCAACTATAACAAAACCTCTTAATCTTATCGTTATAAACGCACCATTCCTTCCCATACCACTTATAAATACACAACATCGCAAGAACGTACTGTTTTATCCACATACTCACTTCCATATTGTTGATAAAATCAATCTCGCTCTGATAAATATCTATCCGATTCCCCTTCTCAATTTTATACTTCGTCGAATCCGCGAACAACTTCCCGAAATATTTATCTCTCTGGTTTTTGTCGTCCCCGATTTTTTGGAGAAGCAATGAGTCGGTTTTAGTCCACAAACTGAATATTTCGTCTTTGCTGTATCCTTTTTCTCTTAAATACGCGAAAAGCATTATCTGCTCGAAGGTTTGGTGGACTTTGGTTGTATAACCTCCGCCCGCCAAAATTTTCTCGCTGTTTTCCGCCCAATCAAATATATAGTCGTTCATTCGCTTTCTCCGTATAAATAGCTATCGTAAAACTCAATCAATGATACGTCATTAAAACTCAATTTTGCCACCGCGTTGGCAAAATCATAACTCCTGAAATTCACCTTAAAACACACAATCGGATTCTTACTTCCGATAACACGTAAATCAATCGCGCCAATCTCGCAACACCGCTTTATAACCTCTGATCTTTGGGGATTTGTGAGTTTCAGCCCCCAAAAATTGAAAAGTAAGTCGCGGTTGTATTTTATCCACCCCGTCGGGTGATTATCGTATTTTGATATCGCCAAAAGCAAAAAGAGAATTTTTCTGTCGTCTTTGTTTTTGACTCTTTGCAAATAACAAACTTCCGACTCGTAAATCTCGAATTCTTCTTGCCTCTCTTTTTTCGAAGGCGGGTTTATTGCCGCCAAAAGCCGAACGATTTCTTCAATTTTTACGCCTTTGATTTCGAACTTGATTTCGTACTTTTCGAGCGTTTCGAGTATTTGAGAAACGTCGACACCTTTTTGCGTAAAATAAACCGTTAACTGTTTCAGCTCATCGAGAGAGGTTATTTCTTTTGTCTCTAATAATCGATTTATCGTCGTATCATTCAACATTCGTATAAACCTCCCCTTCGGCTCTCTTTATAACTTCTTTGAGCATGAACTTCTCGCCGAGATATTCTTCTCCGTCTTCCGAACGAACTGGTGCGTAACTTTTCCCTTGTTCAACGCCTTCGGGAACGATTGAATCCATTATGTCCCAAACAAAACTCCAATTGAAATTTGTATATTCCTTCGCAAGCTGACCGACGTAAAAAAGCATTTCCTTGGGCTTTAACCCGAACCCGAAAATTTCTTCCTGGATTTCCTGCTTTGCCGTATCGAGAACGAGATTGTAAATATTCTTTATATCGTCCTCGTCTTTGTTTTCAAAAACATCATCGAGCGCAATTATTGTCTTTTTATTGTTATATTTACGATAAGCGTTGCGAAACTTCGTAAGAATTGATGAATTGACTTTAAAACCTTCATTTTGATAAAGATTAAGCATATTCACATTAGATTTACCAAATTTTATGTCAAAATCAACATTCTCAAATTCTTTACATAAGATATTCATTGTACAATTTGAAACAATCAGAGGGCAATTCTTTTGATATTGTCTAACGAGCGTCATTTCTTTTCCCGTTTTGTTTGGTTTCGCAAAAAGCTTTTTTAATTTCAGCCCAAACATATCTTTTGATATAATGTTATAGCCATTTTCAAATTGTTTAAACTCTTTATTACATTCAGGATAAAGATAACGAAAGAAATAAGGTTTCTTTTTAATTACCATGGAATTGTGTTTATATTTTTCCGCCTTTATTTCATCGGTATCATCTTTATTTACATGAATATATTTTCTCCACTCGACTGGAAGTTTTTGCTGCTTTATTCCGAGTTTCGCTCTGTCAATTTCCTGCCCGACGTATTCGCGAAGAAGCTTTATTCGCGTGTATAACTCTTGGCGTTGCGGCTCCTGTTCTGGTTTATTGAAAATCCCGATCATCGCGTAAATAATCGTCGCGGTATTTGAAAGACTGCCGACCGCCGTACCAAAGCCCATAAGGTCTTTTTTTACGAAGTTTTTCTGGGAAATTTCTTCCTTACGGGCAATGCCTTTTTCATAAGTTATTATGTTTTCATTTCTGTGAGCACCTTTCAAGAAATATTCGTTATCTGTTGAAAGGGCAATGTCTCCATCGACTATTCCTACCCTCGGTCGCCCGATATTTATTAGGGGTATAGACTATTTTATATTCTTATATTCTTTCACCAAATATAAGAACCTCGGCACTTCCCGTTGAGAATTTCACTCATTGGTACTCTACTTGCTTACTTTAAATAGTATTTCTCTATTTATACGCTTTCGATAGTCGTTGTACCTTCATTTCCATTTTTAGAAACGCTTGGCACGTCATTGTCTTCTCTCGATTTTCTATAAATTTTTATATGATACTTATTTAGTATAATATCTATGGTTCCGTTTTGATATCTCCAAAAATACGTTACCATACTCTTATATGTTCTGTTCTCTATTTCACCAATATAATTCATTGCATCGGTTATACAATCGAAATGTTTTATAAATTCAAACTTATCGTCATAAACATCGCAATACTTTGCGTTTGAATTTGTTTTGCCAATCTTTCCAAGATTAACATCTCTTAGGATTTTACGAACTTCTGGAGTATGGGTCTTTCCATACATACCATTTTTTTCTCCAGAATTAGCTCCACCAGGGTGCCCTCCTTCGTCACAATTCGTTAATTGATAGCCGAGTTTATTATATTTTATTATAATTTCTTTTTCTTTAAGATATGCTTCTTCTTCCGTCAAGCCACAAAATAAAATCCTGCTATCACATTTATATTTGTTGTAATATCTTAAAAAATATATATTTCGAGAACTATTTGTCACTCTTTTGTATCTACCACCGCTACCTTTACCAACATAAAAGACAGCGCCAGTTTCAACATTATACCACTCATAAACATAATATTTACGAGTTTTATCATATTTCTTTACAGAAAAATCTATCTTATCAAAATCCAACAATATCACCTTCTCGTATTTATATTGCGAAAATCGAAAGAAGATTTTTGTCGTTAGCAGAGATTAATCTCCACACCCCACATTTATGGGTTCACCGAGTTTGCATACGATTGTCACCAATCGCAGGACCTATATCGTTAAGTCACTATCCGAGTGTTTAAATGTCGCGACATCGTATATGCTGTACACCAAACCACTCTTTATATATTGATACCACTTTTCTGTGGTTTCGCTTTTATATAACTTCGACGGGTTATGCTCACTTGTATCGATCATTGGCGAACGACAGCAGTCAACATAACCCTCAATTCGTCGTTCATTCCAAAAATTCGACCAAACGTGTTCGGCTGGAATTTCCCCTTTAACTGGTAATCCCAACGCCGACTGGCACTGCGCGATCGGGTCAGAAATCATAAACTGGTAATTTCCTCTCACCCAAATCTTGCCAATCTTCGCACGGTTTATACACTCAACGATGTTTTTGTAAATCTTCCGCTGAACGTGCGCGTCTTTCAGCATCTCGTTGTTTTTTACGATCGCTTTCATAAACGTTGATTGCGCCGAAGAGTACATTCTCTCATAAGTCACGTCTTCGCTTTTGCCTCCGAACATAAAAAGAAGGCTGTATAAATCATCGCCCGAACAAATGTTTTTAATCCAATCGATTGTCGGTTGAATTAACCCGTGAATATCTTCCTTCGAAAGGGTAAGCGCTTGAATGTATTGGTAATTCGCGAGAACATATTCATCATCGTGTTTCTTATTGTAACGGGCGACACCCCAACGGAGCTTGTATTTGTTAAAATAATACAAATACTCCTGCCAGCTCGAATATTCCTTATATTCTTTGAACTGCGACTCGCTTAATAAAACATCAATTTCATTCAACGGGTATTCAACACCCCATCTATCCTTAATTTTGTCTATTCCATGTTCCGCTGCGTAAGCCTTAAAATCAAACGGAACGAGGTTCCCTTTCACGAACGAACTTCTGACAACAAACGATGAAGGCACGTAATCGAGCTGCATATCTTCCGCCCACAACTTACTAAATTCGGGATCTACCAAACCTTGCCCGTCCGCACTATTGAGCGTTAAATCCATCACGCGTTTTTCGATGTAATGTTTCGTTCGAGGTTTTCCTTCGTCGTCCAATTCTTCCTTTCGACAAATGAAATCGACGTTCTGATTGGGGAGCGTCGTTTCGAAGTCTTTTATCACGCAAACTCGCGGCGTTCTAACCCACAAAACCGACGAAAAGGAAAGCGCAAAATACGCGCTGAGTTTTGGAAGAACCGCTTCTTTAAGTTTGTCTGCGAGCCCGCACATAAACACTTCGTAAAGATAAGGGTAAAGCTTCTCGTTTACATAAATCGCATTGTTACGGCGCAAATTTCCAGCTCCCGCGCAAAGTCTCGTATATCTGACTCCGTTTATTTCAAATCCTTTTGTACCAATTTTTAGATATTCAGATTTCTTCTCGCAAACTACAACAATTATGTCTTTCACAAAAAGAATATCCTGAATTTGTTGATTTACGATGTGCCCTTCGAGTATTTTACCTTCTCTTTTACAAATGCGAAGAGTCGTTCGAAGGTTTTGCACCGCGTCGAAAATCTCTTTGTGACTTCTTGTGTCCCCATAATAATCCCGAATTTTATAAAATACCATATTGTCGCCGACACTTACAAGATTTCCGTCTTGAATCGCTCGTTTTCGAGTATAATTATCGATTTTTAAATTGTTTTCCACGATAAAACTCGATGGTAATTTATAAACCTGATACAGGTTTTGCAAAACTGGCATTATTCTCTCCTTTTAGCCAATATTTTTAAGAAATGTCCGTGTCGTCTCTAACAACTTTTCCAAATCGCCGTCGTTAATTAACTCATATTCCATTGGATAGTCTTTAAGAGCGATTTCGCTTGGGTGATTTTTCTGTTCATCGGTTAAACCATTGTCAAAATTCGGACGAATTACGCGAGCCGTAATACAATCAAAATTATCGCACATTTTGTCTATTTCATTTGGGAACCGAACATCTGGAATAATTACATAATCATACAATGTTTTTATACCTTTTAACAATGCAACAATCATATCGACCCAAGTATCTTCATAATTCTTTCTAACCACGTCGGTACCGAGCCATTGCAACAACTCGCGACCCTTCTGGTCCTTCTGCCCCGACCATCCAAAATAATTTTTTGCAAAAAGCTTCAAATTGTCGGCGTAATGAATTATTAGAACTTTCTTTTTTTGCTTTTCCAACAATTCCTTCATAATAAAAGCAACACTGTCTTTTCCAAAACGGGCAGAACCCGAAATCAAAATTACCCGCATTTTAGTACCCCTTGCAAATAAATTCTGGATTTTTCTTGAAAAACTCTAAAATCTGGCGAATTTCTTCCCATGTCTGGGCAATGTATAAATTATCGATATTCGGCTTTGGTCTATTCCATGTAAAATTGTTGTTATTTTGAAAAAGTATTTTTACTGCTGCGTTAGTATTCTCAATACTACTCATATTATCATCAATTTGAATACCGAGGTGCATATCTATACATTTTTTACATAAATTTAAGTCGTCTTTAATCAAAATACCAACAAAATTATATCCACTGCCATATCCAAGCGAATTTAATTTATTTGCTTTCTTTTTCAGATTTAATTCTGTGCCACAAGTAACAACCGTTACATCAAAATTGGAATCAATAAAATCCTTTATGTTCAAAAATTCATTATTGTAATTAACGGAATTCCAAAAATCGTCCGATTCAAAAAGTTTGACAACATCTTCGTTGGTTAACGTTTTATCAATTGAACGATAATGGAAATCCTTCAAATCCTTAATCGTCTTATTTGTGCCATTCTTCTTATTTAATAAATCGATAATACATTCAGAAGAGTTTATAATCGTATCATCGCAATCCAAAAATATTCTCACGTCATTTTTATCCTCCTTATTGGAATCATATTTTAATTCTAATCTCATTATAACATGCTTTACGTAAGTCGTCAAGTATTTATCATTTTTATTTTTATTAAATTTTAATTATACAATCGAATATCTTCTTACCCCACCCAAACCACCCTATAATTATACCCAAAAACTTTATTAAATGTGAAAATTACATAAAAAAACAAAAAGAAATGATAAACACAAACCTTCCTTTGCGAGAAAAATGGTTCTGTGTTTTGGGTATAATGCTCCCATGCAATAACGGGACGGCATTATACCCTTTTCACAAACTTCCCCTGCTTGAGTTTCCGTTCTGCTATAACACACATATAAACAATGATTTCACATCGTCATACCTCTCGTTACACGCGAATCCATAACGTCTTTATCGAGGTAAGCGCTCTCTTCTTCGCCTTCCTATACCCACCGTCTTTTTTATTGAGGTTTTGTTTGGTGTCCACGATCCTCTGACGCAAAATATGTCGGTGTGTGGCGGCAACATTTGCGGCTATCCTATTGTTAAAGCGGTGGTGCGTCCGCTGATAACTATTCAGTTTCGGTGGGATTATAACATAGAAAATTTAATCCGTCAAGCGTTTGTACACAAAAAAAATAAAAAAAATTTTTTTAATATTTTTTACAGATATACTTGACGATGTATCAAATATGTGTTATAATGGTTTCAGACAATGAGAATTGTCGAAGGAGAAAATATGGCAGATAAAAAAATAATTGAAGATTTGGATTTTGTATCTCAATTCCAAAAATTGCAGCAAAACGTTGATGCGCTCATGAGTGATTTAATTGAACGCAAACAAAACGATCCTGTATTACCCAACCCCGCGCTTTACTCATATTATAAAAACCTTGATAATCGAGTAATTTGGCTTAATGATGAAATTTATCGTGAAAGTATTGTTCCATTAGTTAAAAACATAATTTTCTGGAATAAAGAAGATGAAGATAATAAAATTCCTATATCCGATAGAAAGCCGATCAAAATTATGATAAATTCTTATGGCGGAGAAATAGATGCGACTTTCCAGATGATTGATATTATTAAACTTTCCAAAACGCCGATTTATACTTATAACATGGGAGTTGCAATGTCTGGTGGATTCTTTATATTGATTTCTGGGCATAAGAGATTTGCGCTTTTGAGTTCGCAAGCGTTGTGTCATCAAGGTTCTGGTGCATTCGAAGGCGAAGCAGAAACGATTAAATCACATACGGCGCAGTATAATAAAACTCTTGCAAAATTGTTTGAGCATGTGGCCAGCCGCACAAAGATTTCAAAAGATTTGCTCAACAAGAAGAAAAAGACCGAATGGTTTATTAATGGCGACGAACAGTTACAACTCGGCGTAGTAGACGCAATGGTAACAGATTTTTCAGAATTGATATAAGGTGATTTATGGCGACAAGAAAAGGTAATGCAAATACTGAACGAAAACAAATAGAAATTTTAAAAAACCCATTGGATTATACTTATTGGAAAAGATTCCCTTATGAATTAGACGATGAACAAAAAGATTATATTAAAGCAATTTTCAACGAGAAAAATATTGGTATTTTTGTAAACGCGAAGGCTGGGACATCAAAAACTAGTATAGCGGTCGGATGTGGACTACTTATGACAAATGAACTTAAAATGTTTGACAAAATGTACTATATAATTAACCCAACGGTAGAGGTATCTTCGATTGGGATGTTACCTGGAGATTTTAACACAAAATGTTTGCCGATGAGGACGGCTCTTGATCAGGCAATATTACAATGGGGATATGATCCCGCCCAAACAATTATTAGTGATGACGATATGGAAGCGCAAAAATTTGGTTCGGCGAAAGTTATTTTTACAGGCGAAACGTTTATGCGGGGACAAACCATAGATAATGCTTTTATAATCGTAGATGAATTCGAGAATTATGACATGAGAAAAGCAAAGAAGGTGCTGACAAGAGTTGGGAAAAATTGTAAAGTTGTTGTTTTGGGATGTTCTTCTCAATGTGATTTGAAGTATCCTTCCGATTCAGCGTTACCAAAATATATGAACGCAGTCACTGATTGTGATTTTGTTACAGAAGTCAAACTAACGAAAGTTTACAGGTCGAAATTTTGCTCTTGGGCAGATGGAGTTAATTAAAATGGCATTAAAAGATTTGACTGGACGAAAATTCGGGAGGCTTACCGTAATAGAAAGAGCACCAACTTATGTTTCACCAAAAGGTGGTCATGTCACAAAATGGAAGTGTTTATGTGAATGTGGTAAAGAGGTTATTAAATCCTCATATGATTTAAGACACGAGGATAACATAAGTTGCGGATGTTATAAAAAAGAAAATCGTTATTTTAAGGATATTACGGGTTGGAAAATGTGGGAACACGGAATTCCTAGAAGCCGTATCAAAGTAATTTATCGCACAAAACAAAATAAGCAAAATAATTGGATGTGGATGTGTGAATGCCGATGTGGAAACAAAAAACAATTTGAATTATCTGGCGGAAGTATTTTATATGGAAGTAGATTATCTTGTGGTTGTTTAGCAAAAGAAGAACGAGAACAGCGTAGAAAAAGAAATAAATATGAAATACATGAAAATTATGTTGTTGGATATACACAAAAAGGAACACCGTTTTATATTGATTTAGAAGATTATGAAAAAGTAAAAGATATTTATTGGATTGAAAATACAGAATGGACCAATATGAAAAGGTTAAGCGGGGTTGTAAACGGGAAAAAGATAAGGCAACATGTATATCTTGGTTTTTCAAATTACGATCACATAGATAGAAATGAATTAAATAACCGTCGGAACAATTTGCGCAAGTGCTCGCAAAGAGAAAATAATTTCAATAAAGGAATAAAATGCACAAACACTTCTGGAGTTATCGGCGTTCATTGGTGTAAAGAACGTTCATTGTGGATGGCGACGTTAAAAATAGATGATGATTATAAACTTCATAAACGATTTAAAGAAAAGGATGAAGCTATAAAAGCTCGTTTAGAGGCAGAAGCAAAATACTTTGGAGAATATGCTCCGCAAATAGATTTATTCGAACAATATGGTATAGAGAAACCAAAAATAAAATCTCTTGCAGACGAGGTGTACTGATGGACTTTAAAGTCGAAATATTAAAACACCCGACCGACGAAGATTGGATGTGGTGTAAAACTTGCACATTAAATACCGTCGGTAAAACATCAGCGAAACTTCCAACGGCAGAATGGAAACATAAAATTCTCGAAGCGGGACATAGCCCAATCAGAGAATTATGGTTTGGGATAAAGATGCAAATACCATATTACGTCTCGGTGCATTTTGTTCGCCATCATATCGGGGTAAATCATTACGTCCAAACGCAGCGTAATGATCGCCAAGATAATTATGATAGAAGAAAGGCAACGCAAGACACGATAGTTTCTCACGTAATGAGCATAAACGCACAAGAGTTGATTTTTATGTCTCATAAGAGATTGTGTTCGCAAGCTTCCGTCGAAACTAGAGCGGTTATGAAAGAAATATGTAAACAGGTAGAAGAATTATGCCCAGAGTTTATCGGGCTTCTCGTTCCTGAATGCGTTTATCGAAACGGGAAATGCACGGAATTTTATCCGTGTGGAGCAGCCGAAAATTTGCTCAAAATAAATAACGAAAAATTAAAAAAGGAAATAGACAAGAATGATTAAACTCGGATATGTTGCCCCGAAGAGGGGCGGAAAAACTCAATTCCTCATCGCAATGATTCAGGAGGAATTTTCACAGGGGCACAGATGTTATTACCTTGGTGGGCAGAAACATTACGAAGAAGTAACTGAAAAGCTTGCAAAACAAGGTTGTAAAGCAAAGCTCGAACTCATCACCAAAGACCTGATGCCGACAGAAGACGATTGCGCGGTATTTACCGACAACCTTACGTGGGAAATGACGAGCATTTTCCCGTATGCACTTCGCGCGATGGTAAAATTGCACGGCAATTGGTATTACACAATTCCCAAAGAAGAAATAGTTATGCTCGGTGGGGAACCTGACGAGCAGGAGGGTTAAAATGAAACTTCAAGAAATATTAGACGTTTGTGACGCGTTCATCAAAAATCCCGAAGACGAAGCGACCGTTAAAGCTTATAACGACATGCTTCAAGGTCTTGTAATCCGTGCTTATTTGCCGATGCAGGATAAGGTCGTCGCGCTCGTTCGTATGATCATAGACAGCGATAAAGATATCGACGTTCCCGAAACATTTTTCACGGCGGGACTCGAAATCGCGTGTTGCTTCGACGGGCTTCTCTCGTATGTAAACATCGAACCCGAGGTGAATATCGAGATAAAGAATTACGAGAATTACGACCTGATTTATCAGTCTGGGCTTGCCGATTATATTCTCGAATTTTGCGGGAAAGATTACGACCGTCTCGTCCGTATGATGGAACGCACGCTTTCGTACCAAAACCTTATGGAACTGGTTCAGAGCATAAGAGAAGTTGACGTTGGCGGTTTGAGAGAAGTCACGGAAAAAATCCGTGGAATGAAAGACGAGATTGATCCCGAAGTGATTAAAAACATTGCCGATATTGCTCGTATGAATGACCCCGCGTTGAACAACCTCAAAGACATGATTGATAATGAAGCGGTTGATAAGGCGTTCGGGAAAAAGACGGAAGAAAAGCCCAACTAATGTAACCCCGAATAACCCCTCGAAAGTGAGGGGTTATCACCGCTTAATCTTAATTATGGCGAATTCGCCGTATTTGTGAGCGGCGTAATTTGTGCAACAACCACTTGCACAATTGTGACAACGCGGTGACACAAAAAAGTTTAATAAAACGCTTGACAAACGTGTTACGGCATGGTATAATAGAAGCGAAGATGGAGGTAAATATGATAGACATCAACAAAGCAGAGAAGTATTTTAAAAATAACGGATATGCCGATATAATCGAAGAATCAAAACCTTTTTGCGCCTACTATACAAGTATAAATGTTTGGGGCAAATATGTTATTTGGCTTAACACCTCTGATTTCGAAAAAATCACTCAAAAAAGGTATGAGTTAAAAACCTATAAAATTGACGTCGAAATCGGCAAAAACGAAACCGATATAAACGCGATTAAAGAAAAAATTGTTGATAGCCTTTATGCAAAAAATCTCGAAATGTTTGGCGGAATTACCGATAGGAAAAAATTGCTAGATCTTACGTGCAACCAACTTTGCGAATGGTGTTGGATCGAAGATGACAATGGAAATATATTCCGCGAAACGCATAAAAACGGTGACATTGTTTACACGGCCTATCTCGTTAAATACGCAGTTGTTTTAGACACAAACGGAAACCCGATAGACCCCGAAATTAAGGAGATCAAATAATGGTTGAAGAAATATGGAAAAGCGTATTGGGATTTGAAAACCTGTATCAAGTAAGTAATCTCGGGAATGTTAGGAGCATCCGTTTTAATAAAATTAGAAATATGAAAAAACAATTGTCTAATCGCGGATATTTTGCGATCGAGTTTTGTGTTAATAATAAGAGACATACTGTTATGATACATAATTTGGTAGCACAAGCGTTTATTTGTAACCCTGATAACAAACCTGTTGTCAACCATATAAATGGGATAAAAACCGATAATAGAGTGTGTAATTTAGAATGGGTCACGGTAAGTGAAAACGTTACGCATGCTTATCAAACGGGGTTAACATTCAAACATAACACTTTTCAAAACCAACCAAATCAAAAAACAATCAAAGATATAATCAGTGACTGTGTTTATTTTTCAATACGCGAAGCTGCAAGACAAACAAATATCAAAAGAGACACAATAAAGAGAAGTCTTGACTTAAATATTCCCGTTTGTAATAATTCATACCATTTTATTTATGTATAATGGAGGTAATAAATGACGTATTTTGTTTTTGCAGACCCGCACGGTAATTATGAAGCGCTTATAACCGCGATTACCGAAATGGGTTATGACGCGGCGAACCCACAACACCAACTCATCGGGTGCGGGGATTATTTCGGCAGGGCGGCGCGGAGTAATTCGGATTGCGTAAATATTTGGAAGTATCTTACTTCGCCCCATCACACAAATAAGCCGATTTGTATTCGAGGAAATCACGAGAGTATTCTTATCGACGCAATTGAGCGCAGGCAGCTAACCGAAACCGATATATACAACGGCGAGCACAACACGTTCGCTTCGTTTTTGGGGCGTTACCCAAATCAGGTAAAACGCGATTATTATCTGCAATTCGACGCGGCAAAAGTGATGATTAATGTTGGATTTTACGACTGGCTAAAATCGCTTCCGTGGTATTTCGAGACAAAGCATTGCATTTTTACACACGGGTTCGTTCCAATGGATTATTTTACTCGCGGTTTGGGACTGGAAGAATTCGGCGGAGGTGACTGGGCAATCGCTTCGTGGGCAAACACTCCAGATTATATAAGAGCCTTTGATGAGATTAAAGTAAAACCCAACCAAATCATCGTATTCGGACACTGGCGAGCGAAAGAGCTGAATGAGAAGTTTGCTGGGAAGTGGGAAGCAGTAGATGGTGATATTTACGTTGATAAAGAGCGTAGGTTGATCGGGCTAGACACAACGACAGTATTAAGCCATAAAGTAGGGTGTATAATTTTGGAGGATTAAAAATGATAATAGGTTTTTTTATAGGGATTGTTGCAGCCGCATTGGTTTTAATAATTATAGCGGCCATTAATGATGAGATGGACTTTGATAACGAGTTTACTGATTGGGATACCAAAACAGATAAAACATATTTAACGACGTATGGTAAAATCAATATCGTGGTAGCCGTCGCGGTTCTTGGTTTAAGTATGTTTTTCGGAGCGCGAATTCATATTCGAATGTTTGAAAACGACATAAAGCAATTCGAGAGCGCAAAAATGACTTATTCAGAAGCGCTTAAAAGCGAGAATATTTCTGGACTGGAAAGAATCGAAATTGTGAATCAAATTACGGAAGAGAATAAGACTTTGGCGAGATTAAAATACGACGCGACTAAGTGGTATTACTTTTATCTTCCCAATAATCTCGTAGATAATCTCGAACCGATTAAATTAAGCTAAATCGGCATCTAAAAAAAACAAAGCTCCGTTTCGGCGGGGCTTTTTGCTTACTTAAAATCACAGGATAAAAACGGGCGAGACGGTTTTGTATCAGTAGAGTGATATAGTAACATTCGTTTTAGGCATTTAACATCCGAATGTTAGATTGATAAAATCGATGTTAGCTTGAAATCACGAATAAGATTGCCTGAACCGAGCCGAAACCGACTTTTCGCGTGGATTAGAACAAAAGACGTGTTTGAATTTATGTTTGTTATTTTAAACGTAAATCCGTATTGGGTCAAAAGTATTAAACATTGGGTCTTTATTGGGTCACTTTAAACCCGTCGATTTCGAGCAGTTTAAAAAACCGATTCTGCATAGAAACTGTTGAAAAATACGCAGTTTTAATGCAAAGTCGGTTTTTTTGATTTTTTTAAATTTTCGAAAACGCTAAAAAGTTAAAATCGATTTTAGCCGCCCAAATGTAATTTTGCATTTTTTAGAGTGCGTGGTAGGACGCAATTATAATAACCGTAATCTTCTACCATACAAACGTCCACAGTGTGAGTTTCTGGATTTAGATGAATTATTCGCAGAAGTATTTCTTTATCAAATAATACTCCAGTTCCAAAGCTTGTTTCTATGGAATGCGTTTTGACGGTCTGTCCTACGTAACAGAGATCGTATCTCATAAGAGTTCTTCCACCGTTTCGACCACCGTGTGTTCGTCTTTGAGTTTCAGACACGCGCGGCGGAGCAAAAGGTGAAGTCCGAACTCCTCGTCGTAAGTGTCGTCTGGGTGGCAGCGCACGGTCGCGAGTTTAACGCCGTGGTAATAAGCCGAAAGCTCATTTTTCTCGCGGCGTACCTCGAAGTCGAGTTTGTAATCGGGCGTTTGCGGGCGGGTGATTGGCTTGCTGTGAAGCGCGTCGGACATTGAGAATTTGTGGAAGTTGGCGGGGTTAAGACATGATGGATCGACAAACTCATATCCGCTTTCGATTGTGGGACTTCTCGGGGTTATATAAACAGTCTTCGTACCGTAATTAAGTCCAGTTATTATAAATTCCTTTGTAAATGTTGTATAAGAGATTGCGCTGGCACAAAGGTTGCGGGTTTTTATTTCATTTGTTTTCGGTGTGACGATATCGCCAACTTTGCATTCTTCGAATTTCATATTTTGTCTCCTTTTCCGTAAGCCTTTTTGATTTTCTCGCTTAATTCCGAGACCACCCTGTCGTGCATTTCATTTGCCCGAAATTCGCTGTCTTCGGCGCAATCGTGTATCGCCCACGCACTGTCGAAGTCAATGGGGTTAGACGTATCCGCATCCCAATAAATTCCGTCTTGCTTGGCTTTGAACGCCATCGTTTCGTAATAGCGGTTAGGACCGATTTTCACCCACCAGTCTGAATTGTCGATGGGACGCTGACGACCGACTGTTGAGACGACCCATTTTAAGTCGGCGTATTCGATGAGGGTATTGCGACGGAATGTGCATGATTCGGCGCAGATATAATGAGCGGGCCAGCCGCGTTCGGTTATTTTGAGTTCCATAGGTGCCTCCTTGTTTGAGTATAGTATAGCATAAGAGAAGGGTTTTGTCAAGCGATTTGAGGGGGATTTTTGATTTTTTTATTTTTTGGGGAAAGGGGTGAGGGGGAGTGGGAAATGGGAGAGGCGAATGTAAATTGGGGATTTGAAGGGGGTCTGCAAGTTGCCAGCAAGTTACCAGCAAGTTAGAGGGGGTGACTCGATGGGGGGGGGATAAAAGTGGAATTTAGAGGTTTTATAGGCGGGTTTGGAAAAATTTTTTTTACGAAAGGCGGGATAAAGAGAGAAAAAGAGGGTTTTTGGGAGATGGGAAGAGGAATTATTCAATTCCGTACTGAGAGAATAATTGCTTTTGTGGTGCAAATTCTCCAAAATACTCTTTTTCTGCTTTAAGACGAGCGACAATTGCTTCTTCTTTTGTATCGAATATCCCTAAATGAATATTTTTATACTGATAGCCTATTTTTGCAATCCATTTATTAGTTTTTTGCATATATCCTATTCCGATAATTCCATATTTGTTGTCTTTTTGAATTTTTTTATTAAACATATTTTGATGATGAGTGCATGGGCGCAAGTTTACTTTTCTATTATCTAACTCATTATTGTTTATATGATCATGATATTTATATCCAAGAAATACGTGCATTACGACTGAATGTGTCTTCCCGTCAATTTTTATATTTGTAGCAATCGTTTTTACTCCGTTTGTATTTCTGTCATACCAAGTAAAAGGTTTAACTTTTTCATAATCTTCTACGTCTATATAAAAAGGCGTATTATTGTTATGGGTGTAACCAATTACATAATTTGCGTGGAACTCATATTTATTTCCGTGGGCTAATTCTCGTTTACGCCATTTTTCCGTTTCTTTCTGTTCTTTTTTGATACGACGGGCACCGCGCTTTTCTTCTGCGATTCTTTTCATTTCGGCTTCTCTTTTTAAACGTCTTTCGTGCCGTTCAACTTTCCTATTATTAACCGCTTCTCTTTTATCTGCCCCGCGTTTATTTCGTTCTGTTACAAGACATCCACAAGATTTATTTATTCCACGAGTTAAATAGATAAAAGGAATGATAAAACCTTTTGTTCCGCAATCACAATTACAAATACATTGTCTCATCTTTTTGCCGTTAGATTGGGGTCTTGGTTCGGTTTCAGAAATTATAGTTAGTCTACCAAATTTTTGGCCTATTAAATCATCATAATTTGTAAAAGTCATTATAATTCTCCATTTTTGTTTTTTTTATATTATAACATATTTTAGTTCGGATGTCAAGCAAAATTTGTATTTTTTTTAAAATTTTTCGAAGGGTATAAAATGAATTTGGAATTTTGTAGGTAAATGTATTTTTGGGTTATGTATAAGGAGCAACGATAACTACTATATATAGTAATCTTATTGAATTAAAAATATGTAAATTAGCTTATTTTATAAGTGAATTACTGTCATTAGGAGGTATAAAACAATGACACTCGAATCCTTACAGCAAGCAATTGCAAATCTTCTCGTCGCAAGACGTGAGGCGCACGGCAACGAAGCTGAACAAACTCGCATAACTGCCAAACTTGAAAAGCTTTATGCTCTCAAGTACACGTTGCTTGAGCAAGAATCGCAAAGGAGGTGATCAGATGGACGTTTTTGATTACATTCGTCAAACGGCTGACAAGTCGAAACTTACGACCTGGCTCGAAAGAGCTCGCAAAGCTCACGACTGGGAAGTCGCGAAAGCGGTCGAACGCCGCTTAATCGAACTTGAAAAATAGTTCGACGCAGCCTTACATCCGCACTGCGAAACAACGCGGATGCTCCATTAATACCTTTCGCGAACGTAGATAGGACGTTCAGGGGTTTAGGGCAAAGGAAACTATCATGTTAACAAAGAAAATTACAGCAAATTTTGAAGCTCACGACTTAATGAACGATGAGTGGAGAAAAGTCAAAACGCTTACTTTTGAAGTAAGTGCCGAAAGCGAAGATAAACTTTGGGAGGAAGCTCACATGCGTTGCGAAGCAGTTGCTTGTGAAATTGAGCGCGATAACGGTTTCCCAACTATTTATCAATACACGGCGTAACCCGCAAGGCCTGCTCGTAAGAGCAATCGGTGCAAGTCCGATGCGCAGCAATGCGCGGCGCTCATGGGTTTTTGCAGAAAGCAAAGCCAAGCCGACACAATCAGGTCGTTCGAAGCGGTCGTCGGCAAAGGAGCTACCTTATGATTAACAAATTTTACAAGATCAATTTCGATGTCATCATCGATGACAAGACGATTTCGAAGGAGGAGTTCGAAACTTCTCTTCACGAAACTAAGCAACAGTGCTTGGACGAAGCACATCAATACTGCATGAACCTGTGCAGCAAAGTCACGAAGCGTACAGGTAAAGCAGCGACTTATAACTGGACGGATGTAAAGGAGGTGAAATAACATGAGGTACTTTAACAAGAACAGAGCAATTGAGTTACAAGACGAAGCCAAAACAATTGAAGAAGCAAAGACGCGGTTTGAGCGTTCTTGCTCAATATGCCCGAAGGCGGGCTTCTGCATCGAAGAAAAATGCTATCTCACGCAGTTGCACGCGGCAAAGATGGCGTTGCTCGAAGCGGAAGAACTTCGTAAAACGACAAAAGTTGTAGTCGAGGTTCGCAAGACACGCAAATACAACCGTAAAGGCATTGCGCAGCGGTTGCTTACGAACGCGGCAAAACGCGTGGTAGCATATTCACAAGAACTCGCGATAGACGATGCAAGCGTATTCGTTGAACTCGGTGATTACGAGAGTGCTTATCGGATTCTTAAAAGGAACGGTTTAGTCGATGAAGCAGAAGCGTTGAAGAAAACGATAAAAGGAGGTGATTAAATGACAGGTAAGCACAGAAACACAAGAGAGTATTGCTTAAATACTCTCCAAATTCTCAAAGATTTCGATATACATCTGACGAAAGATGAGAAGAAGGAATTCTTCCATCTTAAATATCAAGAAGACGTCGATATCAAAAGAACTAAATTACAAAACAAACGTTTAAAGGAGGAGTTATGACACTCAAAGAGATGAAAGAGCTTGCTCGAAAGGCTTGGCTCGAAAAAAACAAAGAACCCGTCGAAGATTTGACGGGCGTGGCAAACAAAGGGTCCGAGCACGATCCTCACAAATTACAGAAGGAGGTCGAAGAAGATGAAGCGTGAAAAGAACAAAATCAGTTATCCTTGGTGGATATCGATAGTCGCAGCAGCAGTCGCGGTTTTGATGGTCTACATCAGACTTTAACAAACGGCGTTTCGCGATGTTCGCCAGAATAATCGCAATAAAATTTTAGGAGGTTCTATCATGAACAAAGTACAAGCACACATTCACTCACTCGACGGCAAATTTGCCGAAGTAACCATTCTCCAATACAATGGAGATAACAACATTATCGTTGAATATAACGGTAAGAAATGCACTGCGATTTACAATATTTTCGCGGGTTATTACGTCGATGATATTTACGGCGCAATTAAGGATTGAGTCTAAAGGAGATTAAAATGAACAAGGAACTTTTACGAGAATTTGCTTACGATTTGCTCGACTTGCTTGAAGAGAACGAAAGACTTCAAGAAGAAAACAAAGAGTTGAGAAAATACAAAAAGCAAAGAACAAAAGAAGACGCAGATTATCTGCAAATGCAACAAGACACTTTAACCAACGTTTTAACGATGTTGGTCGAAAAGAAATGAAAGTCATCAGGAGGATAAAAAAATGGCTAAAATGATTAACAAATTCAGCAAAAAGGTAGACCTTAGAAACCGCGAAGAAATGGTAAAATTCCTTACTTCACATTTCCGTTATCACACGATGAACTCGTGGAACAACGCGACGAGTTACGCTCACAACGTAAAACTCTATAATCTCGGTTTAACAGAAGAACAGCTCGACAAAGCATACGAAATGCTCGAAACCGACGAATTATACGACCTCGCTTTCTCGGCCGATATCACAATGTGGAACAGACGGCACAACTACGAATGGCAGGTCGGCTTCAACGGAAGCAGTGGAGGTTATCTCGTCTTATACACGGGAGGGCAAAAAGACAGCGGATTCAAATCGCGATGCACGGAATGCGGGCAGTTGAATTACCGCACCGTTGAAGAAACGGGCTGTATTTGCGGCAAATGCGGGAAAAATACGAGAAAGAACCTCGAACATCCGATTATGCAGTCTTATAGCTATCCAGGAAGAGGCGTCGATATGGACGAAGATTTCGAGGATTGGGATATTTCGAGAATCCGTGAACGCGTGAAAATCGTTCGGGAATTCGACGCATTGTGCGACGAGTTGCTCGCGAATCTGATTTATTATTGCGATAACGCGAGCGTGGAAGAAGAGGAATATTGCGTTCCGCAAAAATGCAAGACAATCGTAATCAGCGACTAAAAACTTGGTTGTGCTATCGACCATAACATAAACGGGCAAAAAAATATTTTAGGAGGTACGTAAAATGACGTACAGAGAACAATTAAACAAACTTGAAGAACTTGGCATTACGCCGACCAGCATCGAAATCGGAAATTCTTGCGATTGTATTTTTGATTTCAATTATTCAGATGAAGAATTTGAAAAATTGTGCAATTTCGCAGAAGAGATGTACTTAAAGGCGGATGTTATGACAACAGACGCAGTTGCGAAGTGCATAAACGATATGGTCAAAACACAACGAGCTCTCAGTTTCAGAACGACCAATCAAATAGTCGAAGAAATTCTCAAAATGGATAAATGGGATTTCATCGACAAAGCAAGCAATTATTTGGATTAAGGAGGCAAAACAACCATGAAAGATTTAAGAACAAACAAAACTCAACTTTACATCATTATTGAAAACAGCTGTTCGGAAGGTTACGAAGAAATCGAAACATTCATTTTCGACAATGAAAAAGCAGCACACGAAAAATTTGAGCAACTTGTCGCAGATGACATAGAGTTCCTTAAAGAAGAGGAAAGAGACGACGTAATCGAAAGAGATGGGTATTGGTATCAATCCTATCCCGAAGGCGATTATGCCGAAAGTCACCACACGCTCGATTTATTAACAACTAAAAACGCATAAGGAGATAAAATATGCTTACTATTAAAAATTGCACAAAATCACAAAAAGAAACTTACGTCTTACTAGCAACTTGCATCAACGACTTGGAAATTTACGAAACGGTTTATATCTTTGACACAGAAGAAGATATGATGAAGAAATTCGAAGATCTCAAACGTCGAGACATCGCGTTTCTAACCTGTGAAGGTAGAGAAGCCGAAATTCTCAAAAATACGGACGAATATTATTATTCAAGCAACAGCAACGACACAATCAGTTTTGAATTGTGCACTCGTGTACAAACTTCAAAATAAACGCATAAGGAGGTAATAAAAATGCGTAAATTTACAAATCAGGAAATTGCGGAAATCCGCAGAAACATCAACGACGGGAAAATCTACGTTCCCGTGCAAAAGAACGGCAAGGCGTTTGGAGGGGCAATCTTCCACTCGCCTTATCCGTCAAAATTCATCACTTGGCGGCATTACGGGCAATCGGCAATTAAAGATACCAACGAACAGCTTCGTTGGCTTCTCGAAACAATCTTCGACGATTGCGAAGACATAACCGAAGCGGTTTGGAACGAGTATCTTATCGATTATACTCCGCTGAAAGACGAGTTGGTTTTAGACCGCGAAAGACTGCCGCATATGAAACTCGAAAATATCAGAATCGAGGGACGAATTGGCACTTGGTATGAAATCGACCACTTAACGCACAACGGCGTAACTTACGTGCTTTTCGAAAGTGAAATTTGGGGAGATGAGGCTCCTGCCCTTGTAATCAAATACACCGACAACAGAACTCGCGACAGAGAAATTCCCAAAAATTGCGAAATCGGAGAAACCTTCGATTCGATAGATATCGCTCTCGAAGACGAAGGAATCCTCTAATCAAAAAAAAACAAAACGGTCGGGGTCGCAAAGTCGGCTCAAAAACCAAACCCGACCGTCCCGAAAGGGAAGGAGTAAATATGAAAACTTTTTACATCAGCGTAACAGAAACACTTAACCGCATCGTCGAAGTTCACGCAGAGGACTCAAGCGAGGCATTACAAAAAGCCGAAGACGCTTATTACAATGGCGAAATCGAACTCGATTACAACGATATGGTTGACACGGATTTCAACGACGAAACCGAAGAAACGATTAACAACTACGAACTCGGTGGGATGCCGAAATACTACGAAGTGAAATAATGGCAAAGGAGGTAAAATAGCCATGATGTTAAATAACAACCAATACGAAATAGCAATGCAAGTTCCAGACTGCTGGACGGACTTCGACGAACACCGCGAAGATTACAGAGAAATGCTCTCTTCGCGGTTCAACGAAAATCTCGCAGACAAAATTCTCAAAATCATCGACTGGAACTGGTCGGACTTCGCGGAAGAAACCGCAATCGTTATCGAGGTCGAAGGCACGAAGTGCCTGACTTGGATAACCGATGAATTTACGCCAATAGAATGCGCAGAAAAGGTTTTCCCGTTCGACGAAAAGCAGATTTATCCGCAGCAGAGAGCAGAAATGCAAATCTGCTTCAAAAGATATTATTAAGGAGGCAAGTATGAAATACTATTTAGCAGAAGATTCTGGATACAAAGAGGTTGATAAGGCGCGTTTAGAAGCCGCTTTAGAAGAAACTTACGAAAAAAGTTGGAACGAAGCCTGGAGAGTTATCCTCACCAAAGTAGAAGATAACGCTCTTTATTTTAGCATAGAAATGTTTGAAAATTGTTAATTAAAGGAGGACTAAAAATGTCTAAATCACAGTGGGAGATGGCTCGCCCTAATGAAGCCAAATTACAGGAAATTCTCGAAAACGGTTGCGACTGGGAACAGCTCGCACAATCTCTTCTCTCGTGGTTGAGCGACGACGAAGTGGGCGAATTTGCCCGCTCGTATGGTTACTTCGACGAAAATGAAGACGATGAAGACGAAGAAGAGGAAGACGAAGATTAATCGCTCGTCAAATCACGATTAGACAAATCTGAATTAGGTATTCCTCGCGAAAGCGTTGAATGGGCTTAGACGTCCCTGCCGAAGTGGTAAAGCGTCTGGTGGGCAAGCGAGCCTGCGGTCTCATACAGCAATCCGCAAATCGCAAATAAATTTTTGGAGGTTCCTTATGGAATACGATTACAGAGAAGCAGTAAGAAACGACGTTATTGAGCAGATTAAAGACGGGTATAAAGAAAATTCTCTTCGCCTTTACAAAGAAGAAGGAAGAGATGCGCTCGAAGAATACCTCAACGACGAATTGTGGATCGACGATCAAGTGACAGGGAATGGGAGCGGATCGTACACGTTTAATACGTGGGAAGCAGAAGAAAATCTCTGCCACAATATGGATTTACTCGCAGAGGCTTGTGACGAATTCGGGCAAGATATAGGCGAAGCGGTAAAACACGGCGCCGAATACTGCGATGTAACGATTCGTTGTTATTTGCTCGGGAGCGCAATTGCGGAAGCAATCGACGAACTCGAAAAGGAAGGTTATTTCGAAGAGGAGCTCATTTGAGCTTCTCTTTTCTAAATAAAAATCGGAGGTTTATTATGAAAACAACTTATGAACATTATGGCTCTTATTGCATTATCCGCGAAACGATTATTTGCGAAGAAAACGTGGTTATCGTTATAACAAGGTGTGTCGGCGGCGACACACCAGAACAAGCAACAAATGTTGAAATGGAACAATTCCCCTCGACGCCAGATGCACGAAGAGAATATTACAAACTTTGCAAAGAAAAAAATCCAAAAAGGAGATAAAAATATGACAGCAGAAATTATGGAGTTTATCGGCAAAACAGACAAAAACGGCAATACGGCGCGACTTCGCGTCGATGTTGCAAACCGCAAGTTTTATCGCGACTTCGTAAGCTTTTACGGAGAACCGATAAAGGTCGAAAAGTCGGCAATTAGCAAAATGGTCGAAGCGTATAAATGGTTCGGCTGGCAAGAAGAAAAAATTTAAGGAGGCTATTATGATTAGCAAAAAAGATGAATTACAGCAATTTGTAAGCAAAATCGAAATCGAAGGCAGGCTCGTAACAGAAGACGGGAATTACACCGTCTTCTTCAACGAGTTCGAAGACGCGGAATACGAATTCCTCGTTCAAAACAAAGAAGCAATTCTCGAGCTCTTAAAGAGTTTGGAATGCGTAGACAGCGGGCACACATACATGCAGGATTTGATGTATTGCGGAGATGATGGTAAAATGCACCAAGATGAATTCTCTTGCTTCGACATTAGATTCCATCTCAATTATTGCCCGAACGTTCCAGAAGAAAAATTTTAATTAAAGGAGATAAAAATATGAACAAAATCACATTATCACAACTCAAAGAACAACAGCAAATCTCGTCGCTCGACGAATACGAAAACATGGATTTGCACCACGCAGAAGATGTCGAGAGATTTAAAGACATCTTCCCGAAATCGGTCGAAGCGATTGAAAAATTACCGACCGACAAAATCTACGTGAACACGGAAGATCGCCAAGGTGATATTTTCGGATTTGAGCGTTACGGCTCAATACGCGCTTGGGCTTATCAGGCTCTCGAATGGGCGTATATGGACGATTATGACGAAGAGGCCGAACCCGACGATTGGAACACCGTAAACGTTTATCGGTTATTCGGCGGGTTTAAGGCGGAAACAATCATCGACACGATTAACGAATATTGGCAAATCGAACTTGCCGAATTGGAGGTATAAAATGCAAATCACAAATCTTGAAGAATTATTACAGGCGCTCGGCGCGAAGAAAGTCTTCAAAGCCGATGGCACGCTCACAAAGCAAGCAGACAAGGCTTACGACAAACTCGTAAACATTCTGGCTTTTGGCACGACACAAGGCTTCGTCGAAAAGAAGTCGGTCGATTTACTCGACGGCTGGGTGGACGACGTGATAAGAAATGAAATTTAGGAGATTAAAGTTATGAAAGAATATAAAAACAGCAACCATCAATACAATGTCTTATACGCCTTGCCGCGTATTAACCAGCACTCCATTTATTGTAAATATTACCAATGGTGCGCTGCAACATACGAAAACGGCGAATGGGAAGATTTACTAAAAATAGATGGTAAATATTACAAAATTACAGACAAAACAATTAAAAACGCATAAAGGAGGTGAAATTTATGATAAAATGTTGTAATTGCGAAGAAATCTTCGAAACCGAAGAAGATTTAAGTACAATCGTCGAAGTACAAGAATTAGTCGAGGGTGATTGGCTCACTACCGATAGGTTTATCGCGCAAGGTGCTATACCCGAAGACACCGAAACCGTGAGGTATGCGGTTTTCAAAGGTTGCCCGAATTGCATGGGCGACGAATATTTAATGGAAATCTAACGCATAAAGGAGGTAAAAAAATGCGTAAAATCAATAACAACTATTTAGGCGATTTCTACATCGAGGAACTCGAAAACCGCGAAGAGAAAGACAGAGTAAAACTCTATGACTCAAACTACAATTATCTCGACTATCTTCCACTCGAAAGATACGACAACACCGACCCGACGTTCGGAGAACAGTACGACGGCTACGTCGAAATGCTCGAAAGCTTCAAAACCGTTCCTGATTTGATTAATTGGCTCGTTTGCGATTGCGATTGCAGCAGTTCCGAGGTTTTAACAACTCTCGAAGGAAGATACGGCATTTATAATCACTGCGGCGATATGCTTTTGGTAAAATGGTAAAAGGAGGTAAAACATATGGAATTTTTAACTAAATCTGGAACTTACACACCCTATGAACCCGATTGCGAATCTCTCGCTTATCTCGAAGTTTACCGCTTGTCGGAAGATGAGATGGATAACATCGAAGAGCAAGCAATGTCGCCTGCAATGATTATGGAACGTTTCGGCTTCGAGAATCCGCATTATTTTGTCGAACCTGGTGCTTGGTACACGGAGTATAGTTTTATTTCGTATAACGATATAACGGGCTTGCTCATAATCGAAGTCAGAAAATCTTTGAATATTTAAAAGGAGAAAAATTATGAAAGAACTTAAAGCAAAACTCAAAATCTTAAAAGTTGAAAAACGCAACAACAGCATTTACGGCAACCCTTGCCGTCGCCTCATAACGGCAACGGAAGATGGTAAAATCCTCATCGGTAAAACCGCAACAAACGCAGCTCTCGGTTGGGAGGTTTCGTGGACTTGGGAGGGCGAGTGGAAGGTTTTCGCTTATCATTTCACAAAGAACGGAAACTGCATTTTCGACAGATCAACAACCTTGGAGGCAAAATAATATGGCAAAATTAACAAAACTCGAAAAAGAAAAGGCGATTGCTTGCGTGTGCTATCAAGTAAAGAAGTTTGAATGTGACCGTTACAAACTCGAACTCGCGTATGACAAACTCGGGCGCTACGACGAAGAATACGACAAGGCGCTCGAACACGCAAAAGAGATGAACGAGTTTTACTCGAATTTGATGAAAAAATTAAAGGAGGTTCTTTGATATGAACTACGAAAAAATAACAAAAACACAGGCTCGAAAAATGCACGCAGAAGGCAAAGCGGTTTATGTGACCGCAAGCAAAGTTAACCCTTACTCGAAGTGGATTTCTCCGTATGAAATTCCGAAAGGAATAGATTTCGAGAAATTCTGCAACGAATATTACTTTTACAATTGCAACGCAGAAACGGGTAAAAAGATTGCGTTCTATAAGAAAGAAAGTCGGTTCGAGCCGAGGCAAAGAACTGCGCTGGACGGAAAAGTTTGGTGGGTGGTTTACGACCGCTTAAATCAGGAATACAGCTCGATAGTTTGCTTCGGGAGGTATAAAACGAAAAAGGATTGTCAATCGGCAATTGATAGCTATGAGGAGGTGATGTGAATGGTACTTGCGTGTTTTATATGGTTTGTTGTAATCTATGTAACAATAAAAGCAATCCAAGACAATAACAGGAGGTTTTGACATGGCTGGTTTCGGTTGGCTGTTTATAGCCTCGATTATTTTCGTGGCATTTTGCTACTACATGCACGGCGGCGGGGATAACCGTCGCTAACTCGTAACAACACGGCGGTCTTTCATCCGCACCGCCTTAAAAACGCGGATGTTCCAGCAGCTGCAACGGGTTTCTCGAAGTAACCGTTGAATAATCGAAAGTGGATTGCCCTCTGCCACTATAAATAAAGACCCAGCAGCCCTTACTATGCGGGCTATTTAACCCCCCAGGGCGCATTTTCTTTTCTCCGCCACCCCTTTTTTCTTCCCAATGCGCCGCCCCATTTTTTCGCTCACGCTCAAATCGCATGAACGCGCCCATTTTTCTCGACCACCAAGGACGCCCCATTTTTTCCAGACGACTGCCCCCGCGTCTATAAAAAAAAGAACGGCAGCCCGAACTATACGGACCGCCGCCCTCTTAAGAGTATTATGTATGCAAAAGAACTTTGCGAGTGAGCCAATTGATTAGTCTATAAATTTCCGAAAAAGACTTCGAGACAGGCGAGTGTTCAACCCGACCTCGAATTATCTTTTACTTCCCAGAAATATTGGGAGATTTTTACCTTAAATTTGATTTCAGGACATTCTCTCCGTTCTGCTTGCTGCGAAACGTTGAGCGAGCGCCTCTTTTTCCTCTTCCGTGAACTCTCTGCCCGCCGCCTTTTTGGCTTTAAGAGACAAGCAGTTCTTAACCGAGCAAGTGAAGAAGTAACCCGAGGGAATCCCGTCGGAGTAACGCTCGACCTTTTCGAGCTTCCAAGCCGTGTCTGGCGCGTCGAGGAGTTTACCGATTTTCGTGAGCATCGAGTTGCTGGTCGTGTAGACGCGAAAGCCATCAGCGCCGTTGCCCGTCATTGTGATCGTCGTTTCGATTTCGTCGCCTGTAAGATTGCGACAAGATTCAAGTTTCATAAACCCTCCTGTAAATGGTCTGTCCGCCGCCGAGGAGATGCTGTGTTTTAAGGCGGCGGATAAACCGTGATAAGCGGGGCGGAGCTGTGCCGCTCTCAACTTACGAGAACATTATACCACAACGCGGAAAAATTGTCAAGCGTTTGACGGCAGTTTTTAAAAAAAATTTCGGGGGATTTTTTTGTTTGGGCGGCGGACATTTTTTGCGCTGAATTTCGCGTTGGCTATCAGCGTTCTCTTTTTCTCTAATCACTAGTACGGAGTATATAAAGAGTATTACTAACTACTATTTATTTATACTCTCTTTATATATTTCTCTTATATTATTATATTTATATATTATTTATATATACTCATATTAAGTTTACTAGTAATATATACTCTTTACTTGTAATAAGCTAAGTAATAAAAATAAAATATTAAATATTAAATATAATTACGAACGTAGTGAGTAATTAAGACTACTAAATTTATTTAGTAGTCTATTTATATAATTAAATAAATCCTTGTAATAAGAGTATATATACTAGAAGAGTATAATAAAAGTACGGAACTATGATTACTAAGAGTATATACTCGTATAAAGTAAGAATAAAGTACGGAGTATATACTCGTACAATAATAAGGGGTCATTTTCTCTCCAACCCACCATCTGCTCGCTATCGGTTCTCTCTGCTCTCTGCTCCAAGCCAACGGGAAGCGGAGACAATAACTCAAAATCAATTCTAATCCTTTTATCCCGCAAGCTGATAAGGAAATAATCGGCAATTCAACCTTCGGTCGAGCAAACTATCGTCCCGCCACCAATTCCTGCCAGATCAATTGAGTCTTATTGGAAATTCGGGTAAAAGAAAACCCCGAGAATTAACTCGAGGTTTCTTGCCCTATCGGCTATGGTAAACGGTCAATCTTTATGGAGGTCTTTAATTTGTCAAGAAAAACTTATAATACATCGGAGGTGTAGACCGTTATAGTCTGAATATGTCATTCACGTAATCGAAAACCGAATCGTAATCCTCGAACCGACATAACACGCTGAAAGGCTGCTTCGGGTTTAAACTGCAAAGCTTTTTATAAAGTTCTTCCTGCTCTTGCTCTTTTGCGCGAAGGCTCTTCCTTATAGCGACTATCTCTGTCCCAAGCCTTTGAAGCTCCTTTATCGCTTCTTGCTTTTCGGTGAGCAACTTCGTCTGCTTCGCGAGCTCTTGCTTTTCAACCTCGTCCGCCGCCTTCTCGGCTTTGAAAAGAGCTTCTTCGGTATCGAATAACTTATCCAATTTTTCGGAATAATACTTCATCTTATCTCCTTTCCCCATCTTCTTTGTTCAATCCCATTGAGCGGCGGCGGGCATTTAAGGGATTGGATGGGGGATTCAATAGACTTCTTAGATTTCAGCCCGCTGCCGTATGACCTATCTTCAATGGTCGAGTATATTATAACATATCCGCCGCCTTTTGTCAAGCGTTTGAACATGGTTTTTTAAAAATTTTTTACAGGTCGATTTCCTCTCCCCTTTCTTCGGTATGGTATCTGACATAATACGGCACCTTCCTGCCTGTAATCTGCTCGTAACGGTCGAAGAGCTTCTGCTTACTGGTTCCTGTGCGTAGATAATTATCCCCGACGTCAAGAACCCGAGCGATTTCAGCCATCTCTTCCTTGTAAGAAGCAAATTCACGATCTTTGATGAACAACGGGCAATCAACTATATCGTAGCTCATTCCGAGGCTGTATTTTTTGTTGGTGGTCCCGTTTGTGTAAAAATATTCCTTTTCACCCGTAACCGTCCAACCCTCAATCGGGGTACCGTCCGCCGCCCATGGGCATTCGTAACCTGACGCGTTGGTGCAACGTTTGCAATTCCAACATAACTGTTCGGAACGCGGGTTATATACCGTATTGGTCGGTTTACTTCTTTTCGCTTTTTTTGTCTTCTTTTCGGTGATTTCCTCTTCGATCATGTCTGCTCCTTGTCCGCCGCCTCAATACCAAGTTTCACCGTTCTGCCACAAAGTCATAACGTCCTTCTCTTCGGTTCGGTCTTGGATGAATAACGGGCACTCCGTTATGCTGTATGTTTGTATGATTCTGACGTCGTTTGCCACTCTGTCTCTGAACTCTGACTTCTCTGCTTTCCACCCGTCAATCGGCTTACCAAAAGCTGCCCACGGGCATGTAAGCGGTTCGCAATTAACGGCGCGTTTACAGTTCCAACAAAGTTGTTCTGGTTTCTTCTTTGCCATCTATTCTTCCTTTCAGGCGGCGGATAAGCCGCGTTTGCGCTTTATTTACTGACAAGCTCATTGAGCCAAGCAGGCGCCTTCCAACGGTACATTTCCTCTTTGCTTTTGAACTCGATTTCGATACGCGCTCTGTCGCCTTCTTCGTCTGGGTAAGTGTCGAGCGTGTAAATCGTAAAAGGGTCAAGCGGTGTTCTGAAGTACGTCCGAATTTTCATAACTTCCTCTTTGCCTGCCGCCTCATAAATCTTCTTCAACTTCAGGTATTCCTCGAGCGTGATTTCGGCATTGAGTTCCATATTGTCTTGCTCCGCCGCTGTTTCGTCGCTCTTCGAGTATTTGGTCGTGAACTCATATTTGCCTGCCCACGAGCCGCTCAAGCTAACCCAACTGCCACGTAAGTCGGAACGCATATTCTCTGTTTTGCGTATTCGTGTACGGAACTTGTAATCGCCGACTTTGCCTTCTTCGAGCCATGTCTGGTATATGATGTTTTGGTGGGTGATTAAACAGTGTTCATGAGTTATGATTTTCATCGCCTTGGCGGCGGATACTTCGAAGCCGAGTTCGAGTTCTCGATCGTATGTTTTCATTTGGTCTCCTTACCGCGTCGAAATCGAGACGGTTACTTTCTATGGTTCTATTATATCACTTTTAAACGGGTTTGTCAAGCGTCTGAAGAGGTATCGTTTAAATTGTATTTATTTATCAGCGCTTTTGCTTTTTCGAGTTTATTCTCGATTGGAATTTGTTCTTGATTTTCTGGGTCTATTTTATCGTCGTACATCCCGACCATCCATCTTTTTAACAGATTACGCATTCTTAATGATGGAATATATAGTCTAATATCTTCGCCTTTTCTTATACCGCTTCTGAAAAGGAATTGGAGTAATTCTGATAGCGCCCACTTATCTTCTTCAATTCTTACACCCTTACTTTCGAAGAAGTTTTTAAGAATAGGATTGAAAAAGATGTTACACATATACGCCACTGCTGTTCTGTCAGAATAAGCGTTGGTTGCTCTTGCATTGCAAGACAAGAAAGATTTAGCGTAACCTTTCCCCTGAAGTTGCTTTTTGTAATCCTTAAATACCGTCCAAAGGTTTTTGCTCGAAGGAGTTTTAGATTTATTCATAAAGAAATTATACAACCCATTCTTGATCCCCGTAGCATAGGTTTTTATATTTTTATCATACCAAGAAACTGATAAAGAATATTTATCTTCTCCAATAGCATTCAAAGTTACGCTGTCTTCAATCGTGATTAGTTCAACAAACTTATTATTATCTGGTTTTACCACGCTGTCAGTGAAATGATAATTATCAATCCTATCGCCATCTACTCCTATATATCTGAATTTTGCTCCATAAAAATCATAGTAATACCTTTGCACTTGAGCATCAAACATATAAGTGAGGACATAGACTTTCCTAAACGCTTTAAAGCAGTCTACTGGAAACAAATATAATAACGCGGTGTTATTGTGATAAAATACAGCATTTAATTCGCACAATCTACGATAATTCCACAATTCACCTGTATATTCCTTATCAGTCCATTTTAATAACCCATTATCTTGAAGTTCGGTTTTACCAAGAACTATTTGGAGATCGCTTTTACTAATATCAAGTGTTTCTACAACCTCTGCAACTTCATCCATTATGAGAATATAATTCATTGCTCTTACAAGATTTATTATTTCTGTGTCAAAATTTTTAAACAAGGCATGAGTTGAAACTACATTGAATCCATTTTCAAGAAGATATTTAATTCCTTTCGTTTTAGTTCCATAAATTTCTGGCT